ACAGTTTGACAAGATCACAGCACAGAGGAAAGTAAGCGAGCCTGTAGTACCTATCCGCACAAGAGCCCTCAAGGAGTTCGGACTTGGTAAAGTATTCTTTGCGTTTAAGGATACCAGCTCGGATACTAAAATACATGCCTGCCTATTTGGAGACTATGGGTCACTGTATGATTACAATAGGAACAAGTATATAGACAAGGTTACTGCAGATAAGGTATGGAAGTACATCGAGAAAAACTTTGACGAAATAGTCGAGAACTTTAAAAGCGGGAAGGTTAAGTGATGGTAAGCATGAACACAATAAACGCAGAGAAGAGTATATGCTCCTCTCTTATGTTTAAGAACGCAGATGCAGAAGCATTGCTAGGCGTGCTTCTACCGGACCATTTCTTCGATGAAACGTGCCGGTCCATATACGAGCTTGCCTTAGAGGCATATTTGACTAGAGGCCCATTCTCAGACGCTTTTGTGTTGTCAAAGATAAAAAACAAAGAGCAAGAGATATTAGACATATCTTTTATGAGTCCTGTCGGAAGGGACACACTTGTACTGCTGGCTGATAATATAATATCAGCGTACAACAATAGGAGCATGCTTGTAAAGCTTGAGGAAGTTAAGAAAGCTGTAATGGAGGGTAGAGATTATTCTCTTGAAGATCTAAAGAAAAATACCGTACATGCTGAAGTCAACATAAGAGGCAATAAAGATATTATCAAAGTCATGCAGTCTAGGATTGACAATCCTGTAAATGATCACGGTACAGGACTTGAGGAAGTAGATAGGTATCTTAATCTTGAGCCAGGAAACCTAATTGTGATAGCTGCGAGGCCAAGTATGGGTAAAACAGGTCTTGTTGCAACTATCATATGGCACCTGCTAAACAATACAGAGGGTAGCCTATTCTTCTCCCTAGAGATGCCGTCAGAAGCTATCATGATGAGAATGCTTGCAAACGAATCAGGAGAGAATCTTGGCGACATAAGACACAACAAAATAGTTGATTATTCAGAATACTCAAAGACAATAGATAGATTATCCAAATCATCGGATTTTGTGCTCATAGATGATGCTATGGATCATGTAGGTATATACAACACTGCTATGTCCCTCATACGAAAAAGACCTAATATTAAAAATATATTTATAGATCACCTGACATACATAAAGGATCCAGGCGGATATGCAAATAACCACCTGAGAATAGGTGATATAACCAAGACTCTTAAGAGACTCGCAAAAGAGCTAGGTGTAAAAGTATGGCTGTTGTCTCAGCTAAGCAGAGGAATAGAGTCAAGACCGAACAAAAGACCTCAGTTGTCTGACATGAGGGAGTCAGGATCGATAGAGGAAGATGCTGACGTTATTCTTGGAATATATAGAGAGTCATACTATACATCAAGAGAGACAGCAGAAAGGGAATTGCCAATTAACGAAGTAGAGATACTTGTCCTTAAAAATAGGGACGGAGAAGTTGGTGGCGCAAAGACAATGTTTGTTGGCCCACAAGTCAAGTTTACAGACAGTGGTAATGGGCACCACGGAGCTGCAGAGGTTGTTGAGTATGAATATGTGGAGAGCGACATAGATACAGGTTCTATATCTATGCCTGCGATTGACTAGGTATGAATTTATCATATTATGTCCCAAGCCACAGAGTCGCTGAGTTCAAAGAATACTTGGCATCAAAGGGTTACTCTGGTGAGAGCATATCTGAAGATAACATAAGAGAGTGTGCTTCGTGTTTTATATATGGTGATGAGAAGAAAGAAGTCTCAGAAGTAAGCGAAGTCAAAAAAGAGAAAAGTGAACAGGAGGTTTTCGGTGAAGTAATTAAGTCAAAATTTAGTAATATAGTGTGGGATGATGTAGATGAAGTTGTCTGGATGCCAGCAGTAACGAAAGATACATCTGACAGCGTTTTCTCTATAGAGCTTTGGTCATTAGGAAGCGTGGTAAAGAGATTAGTTCTTAGGAACAAAGACAAATCATTGAGGTTTCTGGCATACCTTAGTGGAATTTTTATAAAGGAGATAGATGAAAACGGTCAACGGAATATCCATAGTAGGTAAAACTTTTGGAGATATAGGTGCAGAGATGTCTGCTGTAACAGGAACAACTGGTGAAAAGCCAAAATATATAGTTGTAGATATTGATCAGCATGAAGAAATGTTAGGTATGGATAATGTTAAAATTAAACAGGGTAGAGTTCTAAAATACAAAGGAATGAGCGTCGTAGTGACGCTCTAGTCCTTAGTTTACTGCTTTGGAGAAACCTGCTCCAGCTTTGAATCGAATAATGTTTTTATCGATCTTGTATTCTTTCCCGTGTAGCTTACTTGTTCTTTTGAACGGCTTCACTGTGAATGATCCGAAGTTGATGATAGACAGGCTACCATTCTCTGAAGTAACTTTCTCTATTGAACCAGTTACAGATTTTACAATCTTTGATGCTTCTGTCTTGGTAACTCCAAGATCAGCAGCAACTACATCTACTAAACGTGTACTCATGTTATGTCCTTGCTTTGATTTTTTATAGCAAGGTAATTATACCACAAAACCCCTAAAGGAGGGAATTATGAGTTATTTATATAAGCTCGCAACACAAAATACAAAAATATCAAAGGTTAATCCAGATGCAATCGTAAAAGATACATCCGGTTTTATGAAGGCAATAATCGATTCAATAAGTGAAGGTGATATGATCACCTCTGCTATCAACTTCTATGGTCTAGCACACTACGCAAGAAGAGTGTATATTGGAAAAAACACATATCCAAATACCATAGAAGATGCAAGAGATTTTGCAGACGCCACAGAGTATTACACAGAGACACTAAAAGAAGCGTCAACAATGATACATGCTATGCTCATGGAAAAATACGGCAGCCTTATTCCGGCAGACATAATGCAGGCAGTCGCTACATATGCGTCGGAGGAGAAGAAATTGTCAGAGAAGAAGATTGTGAAACACATAGAATCACTTATTCCTTCTCCCAGAGTCAAAACAAATGACAAGAGAGGAAGAAAATGAAGATAAAAGTAAAAAAGAAAAACGGATCCACTCAACCGTACAATAGAGAAAAGGTTATCGAGACTCTCGGATTCTCATCGGACAATACTCTCACAGATAATGAGATAGAGAGTTTTATTGAAGCAGTAGAGAGCAGAGTGTACGACGGTGTAACCACTGCTGACATACAAGTAATGCTTATAGATCATGCAAAAAAAGTGGGTTCAGAGAAGAACAACAAAGAGATACTTGAAGTGTCAAATCAGTTGATCATGAACGACTTGCACCATATAGCAAAGAGACCTTTTGAGAAGGTAGCTAGGATTACTCAAGTAACTAAGCGAAGTGGATATAAAGCACCAATGGATCTATCAAAGCTTGTCGACAAAGCAAAGGATGCAGTAAAAGGTCTTAGCGGAGTTAGCGCATCAGAACTTGTTATCGATAGTCATATATCATGGAAGGAAGGTATTACCACTGAAGAATTGCAGGAGGCAATGGTCAGAACAGCAGTAGATAAAATATCTGAACCTGCAGCAAACTGGACGTATGTTGCAGCAAGACTTGCGCTAGATGGAATCTACCATAGGGTAGGAAAAATATTCGGGAGCAAAAAAGGAGAACCGTATGTTCATATGAAAAAGTACATAGAGTTCGCATTGACAACCGGAAAGTATCATAGGGAATTTTACAAGAAGTACGATCTTGACGATCTTGACAGCTATATAAAGCCAGAAAGAGATATGCAATTTACATATCTTGGTATCAAGACACTCATGGACAGATATGCCTTGAAGACAAGCGATGAGAAGGTTATTGAACTGCCACAACATATGTTTATGGCAATCGCAATGTTTCTTGCGCAGAATGAAACAAATAGACAATACTGGGCCAAAAAGTTCTATGACATCCTAAGCCTGTTTGAGGTTATGGCTGCAACACCAACACTATCCAATGCTAGACTTGCCCATCATCAATTATCTAGCTGCTTTGTTGGATCAAATGATGACTCGCTACTTGGTATCTTTGATGGATACAAAGAGAAAGCATCCTTGTCTAAGCTTGGTGGTGGAGTTGGATGGGACTGGAGTCAGGTGCGTGCATATGATAGCTCTATTGCATCATATGAAGGAGTTGCCAAGGGGCTTAGACCGTTCCTTAAGATTGATAATGATATTGCTCTAGCAGTAGATCAGCTTGGTACACGAAATGGTGCGTTCGCAGAGTATGTCCCTGACTGGCACATGGATGTACTTAACCTTATTAAGATGAGAGATAATGGTGGAGAAGAGAGACATAGAGCACAAGATATATTCCCTGCCGTGTGGTATAGTGACGAGTTTATGCGTCGTGAAGCTGCGGATGAAATGTGGACTCTGTTTGACCCGTATGATGTGCCACATCTAAATGAGGTATACGGTGATGAGTTTACTCGTCTATATCTTGAAGCAGAGAAGAATCCGAATATACGCAAGGAAAAAATAAGAGCAAGAGAGCTGCAGATGGAAATCATGCAGTCAGCGTATAAGCACGGTGTACCGTTTGCTGGGTTCAAGGATACTGCGAACAGGGATAATAAAAATAAGCATGTCGGAATGATACGATCATCAAACCTCTGTACGGAGATCTTCCAGGTAACAGAGCCAGAAAGAGATATGTATGATATTCTAATGAGAGATCCGGATGGTGGAGAAGACCCTGTAATAATCACGATGTCAGCGTTCGAGACTATTGTTACAGAAAATGGCACAAAGAGAATCAAATACGTAGAAGAAGGTGATGTCATCGATGGCATGGTTGTGTATGCTATTGTGCAGAGTAGATCAGAAGGGAAGACGGCTATATGTAACCTTGCATCTGCGAACCTATCTAGACTTACTCATCTAAGTAAAGAAGACTTCTTTGAAAAGGTTTATGTTGCTACAAGGATGCTAGACAACGTTATAGACGTTAACCTGTACCCGTCAGACAAGATACGCAACACAGCAATCGCATCAAGAGCTATTGGACTTGGAGCAATGGGTGAAGCAGAAGATATTGCGAACAGAAGAATCCATTATGGATCAGAAGAGCACATTGAGTATATTGAGAAATATTACGGATGGCTACAAGAGGCAGCAATAATCGCATCAGAAAAGCTGGCAGAAGAGAAAGGTGCATATCCTGAGTGGGAAGGATCAGAGTGGGAAAATCCTATGCGTAATGGATATCTTATGGCCATTGCTCCAACAAGCTCAATCTCTATACTTACAGGTACAACATCATGCTTTGAGGCTGTGTTTAAAAGATCATGGTTTGAGGAGAATCTGTCAGGCATGACTCCGGTAACAGCTCCTAACCTAAACACAGAGAACTATGCGTTCTATGTATCTGCATATGACATTCCACAGGATGTATCAATAGAGACTCATGCCGTAAGAACTAAGTTCTTTGATCAAGGAGGATCATTTAACTTTTTCGTAAAACCGTCAGACGATGTAGATATCAAATATCTTGCAGAACTGTATAGGCTAGCATGGATGTCTGGTCTTAAGTCAGTATACTATGTGCGATCAAATGCACCAGAAGAAGAGGCACAAGCTATTGACCGTAGCTTTGAATGTGCCGGATGTCAATAGGAGGAAAATTGATGAACAAAAAATATAACACTTGCGATGAAAAAAAGGTGACTCTAGACACTGTTGTCTATGAGGCTCCACTGTTTAATCCGAACCCACTGCAGCACTCATCTGAAGCTGCACCAATGGGTTCAAACGTTGATGGGATAATTGACCCAACAAACAGCAGACACCAATGGGCTCAGAATTTATACTCTGTGATGAGAGGTAATGACTGGGGGCCAGAAGAGGTAGATATGTCAAGTGATGGCATTGAGTACCTGAAACTAGACCTGGTAGAAAGAACTGCATACGACAAGGCGATAGCCGCACTAATCTTTAACGATAGTGCACAGACAAGAAACCTTGCAGGAAGCATGCTTCCATTTGTTACAGATGGTAATATTGTAACGTGTATGTCTAGGCAGATTGCAGATGAGGCATTACACTCAGTATCATATGATGTGATGCTGAAAGATGTATCTCCAAACCGAGAAGAGATATATAAAATGTATCTAACAGATCCTGTTCTCCAGAAGAGAGACTTGTATCTTGAGGATATGTATGCTGATCTTGCATACTCCAATCATGAAGGAGTAACGATAAGACAGCTCATTAGGGCAATCATTGCGAACAACATACTTGAAGGCATAATGTTCTATGCAGGGTTTATTTACTTTTGGTTCCTTGGTGAAAGGATGAAGGGGTCAGCACAGATGATATCATTTATCGCTCGTGATGAACGTACTCATGTATTGCTGTTCCGTCAGATAATGACAAGCATGATGAAGTCGTACCCTGCAGTATCAAAGTTTGAAGTAGAGAAGATTGCTAGGGAAATGGTGATGGATAGCATTGAGCTTGAAATTGAGTGGCTACATTATATTACAGAAGGAAAAATTGCAGAGTTCAATGATGCAACCATCTCTAGATATATTCATGGAAAGGGTGATGAACTTATGGCAGGAATGGGGTTCAGTACAATATACAATGACCCTGCGAGTCCGCTAATAGCATACGAGAAAAAGTATGACAACCCAAATAAGATCAAGTCGAACTTTTTCGAGTCTCGACCTAAAACATATACAGCTACAAGACTATCGTCTGATGGCTACCTATAAGGAGAATAAAATGAGTGATTTTACAACAGTACCGGACAACAAAACAGAGGGTATCATTAGATACAAAGGCAGAAAATGTGGTGTATATACACTTGGAAAAGATGAAGTTGAGGTAGACATTTCAACTGCAACAGGACAGAATGCGTGGGAGAATGAATTTGGTGAAGATAAAGAAAAGATCAATGCCTTCTTTAATGTACAGGATACCACTGAAGATGTTCAGACTGCACCACCGGTTGACGAACCAACTGCTGAAGTAGATGATGTTGATGAAGAAAAACTGTGGAGGGATGATCTGCTGAGACGTGCCGGAGATGACAATATAGCAACTGTATTGAAAAATGGTAACGGAAGGATCTACGAGGGACCACCAACAGAAGAGAATATTAAGGAGGTTCTTGCCCTAGAAGATGTTGCAGAGGTGCTCAATGCCAACAGTCAAGGTAATTAGTAGTAATGGTCTTGTAGGAATAGAGTACAATGGGGAGAAGCTGTTTAACCTGTGTCCGCATGTGGTAAAAGTTATGCTGTCAGAGAAAGACAATGAGATAGCAATTATACCGCAAAGTGGAATGGTGGCAAGAATAAATAAGCTACCCCCTGACATGGAAAAACATGCAGGACTAAGTATATCCAGAGAGGTATATGGAGAAGTGTATGGAATCCCGGATCCGATAGACAATGCTCTTTTTATCGTGTCTGGTCCGGTAATAAACATGTTAAACGACTCACGCAATGATGTTGTTGCCATAGGAAGGCAACTAAGAAATGATAACGGAGACTCGGTCTCAGCAATGGGACTTAGGAGACAATTTTAAATAGGAGGGAATATGATATATGTATCAAGCGCAATGTTTATATGGTACCTTACTGTAACTATCGCTACGATATATGGGATGGCAGTAGAACAGAAGGCAAATAAATTTGATGTTGATGTAGGTTTTATTATCGGACCCTTACTTACCTTTTGTGCAGCTTTTATTATGGTTAAGAGTTTCTAATGAAATACAGAGTAATGACAGCAAGAAACTCCATATCATTGACTATTGAGGAGGCTATTGTCGAGGCATCATCGGAAGAAGATGCAAGGCAAAAAGTATTAAGCGGAGACTGCCTTGAAGTGGATATTATCGAGTGCTCTGATCTTTCAGAGTTATCTAATGAGATAGTATCTGTCTTAAAAATAGAAGAGTAAGCATAAAAGGAGGCTGTGATGATAAAGAGTTTAACACTTGAAACTCTAAAACAAACTGTAGATATAGTTGAAGTCGCAGAACTCTATGTGGAGCTTAAGAAGGCCGGAGGATTGTTTGTGGGGTTTTCTCCATTTCAGTCTGAAAAGACACCAAGCTTTAAGGTTACGCCATCGAAAGATATGTGGCATGATTTTAGCTCAGGGCAAGGTGGAGATGCAATAAAACTTGTACAGAGCGTAGAGGGACTAACATTCCCTGAGGCCGTAGAGAAACTGTGCGACATGTACAACATTGTCGTTGAGTATGATAGTAAAAACAAGCAAGAGAGAATAAGTTCAACACCACTTGAGATATATAAAGACTGGTGCGTAGATAGACTTATGGACAATGATGTAGCTATGAAATATCTCATAGATAGAGGAGTTACACCAGAGTCAATAAAAGATTTTGAGATAGGATATTCTCCAGGATCAAGAGATGTTATAAATTTTGTAAGAAGTAGTGTTATAAATGAAAGCGATGCAGTAAGTCTAGGGATAATAGATATTGGAGACAATGGGCTGTACGCAAGATTTATTGATCGGATAATGTTCCCAATCAGGGATCATACCGGTAAACTATGTGGGTATAGCGGAAGAACGATAGGCAATCACCCTGCCAAGTACGTTAATACAAAGGACACTCCATTATTCCATAAGTCATCTCTTATGTATGGATTCGACAAAGCAAAAGAAACTATAAGTAAAAAGAATTTCTTTGTTCTTAGTGAGGGCCAGATGGATGTAGTGATGCAACATCAGGTTGGAATAAAATATTCATTCGCATCAATGGGAACCGCACTAACTGCAAATCACGTAAAGATATTATCCCGGTATGCAAAGAAGGGAATTATAGCTTATGACGGAGACAGCGCAGGAATAAAGGCTGCGTTCAAGGCAGCTGAGCTATTCATAAGGTCTATGATAGATGTCAAGGTCGTTATTTTTGATGATGGGGAGGATCCGGCAGACCTTATAGCGGAAAGTAGGACAGAAGAGATACTTGAGCGAATGAAGAATGGTGTGCCTGCTATACGATTTTGTATAGATAGGCTCTTAATAGGGTACGATCTAAAAAACCCATTCGATAAGACAAATGCGTATAACGATATAGAAAAATTCTCAAGCTCAATGACTCCAATAGTCAAGAAGGCAATAATCGAAGAAGCGTCTAAGTTCATAGGAATAATGACCTCTGAGAAGAAGCACGACATTGTAAGAGAGAATAGAAATATCGGCATGATAGAGATGAGAGAGCGAGAGCTTATAAAGGCGGCGATACTCTCAGGAAAGAAAGAGGACATAGATGTAATACTTGAGGTAAAGAAGTGCTTCTCCCTTAAGGACGAGTTGGAAATGTTAAAGAATATGGAGTTTGATAACTCAGCTCTTACTGAGATATTTCTAGACGAAGATACTGTTCCGTCAGGAAACATAGATGCAGATATTGTCCTGTTTAAAATATGGTGCATGAAGAGATTCGTGTCTAGAATGCAATCAAGTTTGTCTATGCCCATAGAGGCTAAGATAACAAAAATTAGAGAGGCTCAGGCAAAGATACTTGAGCTGGAAGAAAAGGCAAGGAGGTAGTCATATGGCTACAGGAAACGAGAAGATCAATGCAATAAACAGTTTAGTTGCAGGGGGTTATGACGTAAATATTAGAGGATCAGATGACAACACAATAACTGTCATATCTGTGAGCAAAAATGAGTCTGAGGTAGGATATTTTATCGATAAGACAATACACGTAGGTAAAAGTCACCAGAAGAAAATAGTGTCTGCGTGGGATATCTTTACGGAAGAAGTACAACACGGGTGGCCAGAAAATGATTAGTCCATGGTACATGCTTATGTCAGCGTACATGGGTGGAAGTTTTGTTGTTATGTTCTTCTGGATGTCGAACGACACAGGTTCAAAAGAAGAGGTGTCATTATATAGAAAAATGATATTCCTATGGCCGGTAATAGCGATTGCTGTTATGGTTTATAGATTATATAATCAAATAATTGGAGAAACAGATGGGTAAAGTAAGTTTATTGGCAGAGAGTAAGGGAATATTCGGGAGTGCCGGAGATGTGTCCATATGGGACTTTTCTCGTGCAAACACTGATAAGGAAGCCAGGGTTGATGCAGTGCAGAAAGTAGCATCAATATGTTTTAACTCAAGTGTAAAGGTTGGATCGTCAGCACTGTACGATAAGCTTATGGCAGAGTCGCTAGGATTACCATCGTCTTCGTTTGAGTTTGTCCCTGTTCTGCTTAATGTAGATGATATAGAGATGATAAATTCTGAATATATGAGGCATGTTCTTCATGTATCAGGTGATTTTGTGCAGATTCCGAATGTGGAGAAGTATGGACACACTATCATCAAGGGAAATGATGTATATAAGCTTACAAACCTTAGGGCGCTTCTGTACGATATTGCATCAATAAACACCACGAGAACAGACGAGGATAAGATTGATGCATCATCAAGATTCTTCAACACAAAAGCAGAAGAGATTGAAATTATCAAAGATAACTTCTTTGTATTTAACTCTAAAATCGATATCGTAACTGCCAGACAATTTATACGGCATCGTGTAAGCTGGCAAGAATTATCGAGACGCTATGTTTCTGGAAAGAAAGTTCCTTTCGAGGTTTATCTTACAGAGGATATGGCATCAGATGATATCAATATAGAGATTAGTGACGCCCTTGGATGGGAAAAGCCACTGGTAGATACCGGAGATGATGATATAAACATTACGGCTGTGCAGTTAGTCATGTTGTGTCTTAAGATGTATGATGCAGCTATAGAGAATGGGGTAAAACCTCAAGAGGCAAGACGCATAATCCCGCAAGGGGCAATGACGCAAATGTGGTCGGCATGGATGCCTGGAGCATTCAAGAGCATGATAGAGCTAAGAACAGAGGCAAAAGCGCAGTGGGAAATAAGAACGCTTGCCAAAGAAATGGAACGTCTTGTCGAGCGTACTCGATAGGATAGGAGACATTAATATGCTACAAGTATGCCTAATCCTGCTGGGCAGAATTGTTCTAACATATTTTGAGAATAAATACAGCTAGAGCTTAGGCTCTGGCACAATAATTAAACAGTAATGGTACACGTATGGAAAACCCATATAGCAGGAGTGAAACATAAAAAAGGAGAATGAAATGTATGACGTAATAGTTGAAGTTGGTACTCTTGGACAGACTCTTGAGGTTACGGTTAGCGTAGACAACGTTGACTCTGAAGAGGATGCAAAGAATGAGGCTGAAGAGTGGGCTAGGGACAATCTTCATGTAGTGGCAACTGACGCAGAAAAAATGGAAGAGTAGATATGATTATTTCTGTTGATAAGAACAGGAAGTATAACGGAATGCTAAACGATATACGTGAGAGCATATCCCCAGGAGATACATCAAAAGAGTTTAGACAAACAATAAAGATGCTTGACCCTGACTTCCCTGTCGGAGATAATGGTGAGAAAATAAGTATGAGGGATATAACAGATGATGATTTTGAAGATCACCTATCCTTTGTAAAAACAATGTGCCTAAGAAGAGGTGTTAGGCTTGACTACTTTAATGACGGTGATGTGATGGTAGCAAGAGAAGCAGAGATAGGAATAAGAATAGGTCAAGATATCGAAGAATCTGATGGAATGATCATTGTTGGAATCGTATGCTCAAACTGCGGTGCCGAAACAATACGTGGTCTATCAGATGCAAGATATGAAGAGGTAGCAGATATAGTGTCTGGCAAAAGAGAAGAGTCATTTGACCCGGTTACTGATTCATTTATATGTGCAGGATGTATAGTCCTTGACAAATTTAACGGAGGTGTTGATGCAGAAGATTACAGTAGAGAGTGTGTATAAAGACCTACACAGTACAAGAAAGAAGCTATTAATCAAGAGAGGTGCCACAGAAGATCAGGCCAACAGAAAGTCAACTATATATGCCGTGCGGACAGCATGGGAAATGTTTAGTGCAATAACAAAAAAAGGATGTAGAGATGGAAGATAATATCAAAAACAAAGAGAAGCTGTACGGGAGATATGAGGATCAGAATGAGGCAGTAGCAGAGATTGTAAAAGTTCTCGATAAGTTAAGAGGAGTGATGGCTACAGGGCACACCGGCTTATCTCCTGAAGAGACAGTTGACTATACGATTATTGCACTTAAGCTAACAAGATCTGTTACAGCCCAGGGTGAATCAGCCAAAGATTCATGGCTAGACCTAGCTAACTACTCAAGACTTGTATGTAGAAGAAGAACCGGTGTAGATATTGCAAGCGACTTTAAGGCTATTTCAGATTCAGTACTTGGAACAACAGACATGAGCAATATTGTGCTTGAAGAAGGCAGACGATGAGCCGGTATGAATGTACAGCATGCGGAAATAAGGAGGTTTTTACCTCGCTTGGAAGAGTGGATGCAGTTGCTAAAATAGATGGGGATGGAAGGTTTGTTGAGTGGATAGAGATGGATGTGAATCCTGTCATGGGTGAGTTTGAAGAGCCCTATGCCTGTGAGGTGTGCGGATGTGAAGATATAAAGGATTCAGAATATGATTGATGATTACTATATTATGAAGGTAAACGAACTTGTGGATGGGCTTAACTTTGTCACAATCGTTCCATACAGCATATGCAATATATGTACGGAGCCAACCATCCAGTGCGGGGCAAAAGAATATCTACTAAATTTCTATGGAGAAGGGAATGGTTCGGAGACACAAGATAGGGGAGAATACACTGTTGAGTTCACGAACGGAAGCATAGGTTATATCACCTATGAACAAGTAACAAAGGAGGAATTTGATGTCGTATCAAGATTTGTTTAAAAAGGTAGGAAAGAGATCGTCTGACTATCGTCATGCGCCAGGGGCATATGACTATGATGGTCTTGCCCATTGGTGGGCATACAACTATGGGTACAAGACCACTGGGAAAGGTAGAATGTCAGCTGACGGAAATACTATACTTAGCTATAATACTGTGATCGCAGTAATGATGGATCCTCCAAAAGGTAAGACTGAACCGCTTGTACTTATTTCAAAATATAACTACAGCTCAACAACAGCAACTCATATTGGGTCAGTGCTTAACGCTGTAAGGCATATGAATGTTATATATGTTGATGAGGTTGAACCTACAGTGCATAGAGATCACATACGTAATCTTGAGGGTTTCAGGAGTGGTATGGAGGCAATGGCAGAAGCATATCGCAAAGCAAGAGTTGATCATACGAGAGCAGCATACGCAGAGTCTTTCATAAAAAAGAAAGATAATGCAGAAGTGTATGCGAAGTACTTCAAGCTAAGAAGAGAATCTGTGTATAAATCAATCATGAGAATGCCTGATCCGTATGACAAAGATTTTGAGAAAATACTTGGTGCCGAGATCGATAAAAGGATCAAGAAGGAGAAGGCTGATAGAGCAAGAGAAAAAAGAGAACTTTTCGAGAAGGAAAAAGAAGAGAAAAAACTTGCAGATATCAAGCTTGAAAGATGGAAGAATGGTGAGGATGTATACGTAAACAAGAGATTTATGGACAAGACATACATAAGGCTCAAAGATGGATTTATTGAGACTACAGAGAATGCATCGATCCCTGCTAGAGAAGCGTGTGTTGCATTCAAAAGATACTCAAATGGTAAGCTTAAGAAGGGTGCCCACATTGGAGTGTACACATTTGGCGGAGTAGATAGCTCAGGAGATGCTCATATTGGTTGTCACTCTATCCCATATGATGACATTAAGTCACTAATGGAAACAGTGAAGCCGGGCGACCTGGAGATGGGGAAGGGTGACAAGATAGAATCATTTGATGATATCGAGGCAGACATAAGAGCATCTTCCGTAGTTCCTGAAAGAATGCTTGGTAATCAAGATGTATCCGGCTAACTGCCTAAGTAGGGATGTACTTGAGAGAATAAGGCATGGTAAGAACTTTACCGTATATCATGGAACTCCCATAACTCCAAACAGGGTTTTTGAGGAGCATATGAGGTTTAGGAATGTCCTTGTTAGCTTTGCAAGACCAGATCAATTTGAGTTAGCAAAGATACATGCAAAAGAGATAATGATAGACAATGGTGCCTTCTCTATATGGACTCAGAATAAAAGGCGGGGTAAAAAAAAGACAATCTCGTGGGACCCCTACTATGCGTGGATAGATGAGATATATGCAGACATAACAGAGTTTATATTGCCGGATGTTATAGATGGAAGTGAGGAGGATAATGATGCCTTACTTACAGAATGCAATCTTATGAATGGCATACCAGTATGGCATGTTAATGAAAGTTTTGCAAGGCTTGAGAGGTTGGCATCAGACTATCCGTATATTGCATTTGGTAGTGCAGGAGAGTTCTCGACACTAGGTACAACAGCATGGAACAGAAGAGTGTCTACAGCAATGAGAATATTGAGTGATGATGATGGGGTGCCACTAACAAAAGTGCACATGCTCAGGTGTTTAAATCACAAGATATTTAGCAAGTATGCATTTTATAGCGGAGACAGTACGAACCTTGCCAGGAACCATTCACGGGACACACCTGAGAAGATACTGGAAAGACTATCAGGTAAAGATGGACTAAAAAGGAGAAAATTATGCTAGAGAATGAAATAGCAAACATAAAAAAAGCGATTCAATATGTGATGGATGACAACATGGGTGGTCTTGCATATGACCAAGACTGTTGGGATCATGGCATCCATGAGCATATGGATGCGTCTACAATGCCTTTTGAATTATCTTTTGATGAAGAGATGGCAGAGAGAACGGAAGCAGAGATACAGGAGCTTAGACCATTCATGCTTACTTGGTTAGAAGAGACATTGAGTGCAGCAGTTAATTCAAGAGTATATGAATGTTTGTGGCATACATATGGTATAACAGGAGAAACAATCGTAGACTACAATACATGGCATGATTGCGAAGAGCAAGAGGAGAAGAATTGGTTTAGGCTAATGTCTACAAAAAGACTAAGAAAATAGCGAGGGTAAAAATATGAAATTAGAAGAGATAAAAGAAGCCGTAAACAGCGGCAAAAAAGTTTGCTGGAAACAGCCAAATTATGTTGTGGAGAAGACCACTGGAGAGTCGTTGGACCCAGAAACTCTACAGCACATACCATATGAAGACTACGATATCGTATGCAGAAGCAATGATCACAGGATTGGTTTGACATGGACTGACGGGTTGACCCTTAACGGAAAAGAAGAAGACTTCTATATTCTTGAGGAGTGCGAAGATGCAGTATGATGATCTTGAAGTGTTCTACAAATTCTGTGTAAACAGAATTAACTACGATATATTCGAGGATATCATGATGGACATATATCCGGGTAGCGAAAGATATATTGAAGATAAATGGCCTACATTCAGGAACTCCCCTGTGATGTTTATTGTGTCAAGAGGAGAAAAAAGGTTGTTCGATACCATCATGAAGATGATAGAAGACGCCGACTATAAAGGATAGATATGTATAACGGGAAGATGATAATCGACCTATTCGCAGGAGGTGGAGGCGCAAGCACAGGAATAGAGCTCGCACTTGGTGTGAGTCCTGACGTGGCAGTAAACCACGATCCACAGGCTATTGAACTTCATAAGGCAAACCATCCTGATACGAAACACTATATTGAAGACGTATATGATGTTGACCCATCTATGGTTTGTGGAGACAATGAAGTTGCTCTACTATGGATGAGCCCAGACTGTAAGCACTTCAGCAAAGCAAAAGGTGGAAAGCCTGTAAGTTGCGATGTTAGAAGCCTTGCATGGGTTGGAATAAGGTGGGCGAAAGCTGTGTCTCCAGATATTATCATACTTGAGAACGTAGAGGAGTTCCAAGACTGGGGACCTCTAGATGAAAACAATAAACCTATCAAGAAAGATAAGGGTTTAATATTCAAGATTTTCATAAATACACTTGAGGAGATGGGATATACGGTTGAGTGGAGAGAACTTAGGGCATCAGACTATGGTGCTCCCACCATAAGGAAGAGACTATTCGTTGTGGCGAGCAAGAGTGGACCTATAGTATGGCCAGAGCCTACGCATGGTGATCCGGAAAAGTATCCGGATAGAGAGCCTTGGAAAACAGCAGGAGATTGTATTGACTGGTCTTTGCCAGTATATTCAATATTCCTTACAAAAGAGGAAGGAAAGAAATATGGAGTCAGAAGACCGCTCGTCAAGAACACACTTGACAGAATCGGTAAGGGTGTCAAAAAGTTCATCATTGACAATAAGAAACCTTACATCGTCAAAAACGAAACCAGCTTTGTCTCAACCTATTATGGACCAACAAAAAATGGAGGTGCCCGTGGTTCCAAGATCGATAGTCCAGTTGGAACAATTACGGCAGGCGGCAGCAGGCACGCATTGTGTACCGCCTTCCTCGCCCAACATAATGCAGGAAATGTCGGAAGAAAAGCAGAAGAACCATTTTCCACTATCACAACAACGGGGTCCCAGCAACAGCTCGTTAAAGCAGATCTTGAAGAGGTTCGTGGATACATAATGAAAATGAGGAATGGGAACATTGGATTTAAGACAGACTCTCCAATGCATACCATAACAGCAGGTGGAGGTCACTTTGCTGATGTTAGAGCGTATATTATGAAGTATTACGGTAATGGAGAAGGATCGGTACTGGATGAACCGGCGCACACCATAACAACAAAAGAGAGATTCGCTCTTATTGAGGTTGAAGGTGCTGAGTATGAGATCGTTGACATTGCAATGAGGATGTTTACACCTCGTGAGCTATACAGAGCACAGGGATTCCCTGAGAGCTATAAAATAAATATTATGTATGAAGGTAAGCCCCTTCCAAAAACTGCGCAAGTAAGAATGTGTGGGAACAGTGTAGTTCCTATGCTTGCAAAGATTTTGGTTGAGAGTAATGTAAAAATTTGTGAAGGAGAAAAAGTTGCCTAAATATGAGAAAATAGAAGCATATAAATATGATGGAAAGATCTACGAATCAAAAGAAGAAGTAGATAAGGCAGACGAGCGTAATGTTGCAAGGAGTATCGTTTTGATAGTTGGAGACATGATGCAATACAACGAGTACGACAAGGCTATGGCAGTTATAAATAAACTGTTAGGATCAGGGGTGACAAGCAGAAAAGCTCTTGAGAAAATGCTTGTAACACTAGAAAGACTTGAGCTGGAGGAAGGGTGATGAAAAAAGAGGATATGGTAGACCTACTGAGGTCTTTGTCGATTATCGAAGGTGCAATTTGTACATGTGAAAGCTCTGTGCAAGAGAGAGTAAATGACGAATTGGAATGGTGTGTAGAGATGCTACTTAATAAAATCAAGGAGAGCAAATGACAAAAGAAGAAGCGATCATGGTTGAAAACTACTACGAGTCCGGGTATATGATAAAGATAGATGCTAACGGATATGTTGACTCTGAGGTGCATTGCATTATGCCAAACGAAAGTGGGGAGCTGTGCTATGACAGTGAAGTGTTTAGTGAGATGCCGCTGTCTCAAGTTCACATATCTTCAGTGTCTATATTGAAGCCCATATTTGAGGTATCCACAAGTGATAGACCTACAACAGAGGGTGAGCCTGGGTACTATGAGATCAGAAAAGTTGATGGAGAGGATGTATAATATGAGAGGATACGATATAGAAGAGGGTACAGAAAAGATAAGAGAAATTCTTGGCGAGGGGTTTTATCCGGAAGACTATCTTAACTTTACACGGAAGATTGAGAATATCTTATCTGAGATAGAGGAAAGAAGTACAGAGCTTGAGCGCAAGGAGAGACAACTTGAGAGCGAGCATAAAAATGGATTTACTCTAAATTTATACAACGAGGATTTCAACTCGGACAATATCTGGGAAGACATCTGTGATGTAGTTAAAGAGGATCACGAGTGCTCGGCAATGGAACTGAAAGTAATTTCAGTATCGTGTAATTACGACGATGAATGATCTTGAATACTACGCAGACAAGTTGTCTGGCATGCCGGTGTACTCGGAAGAAATGCATAAGTTTGGTCATATTGTAAGTGTGTATGAGAACGAAAGCTGTGCTTTGATTGCCCTATTTAATGAGGGGGCAGGATGCGAGGATATAGAGGTTCCCGCTGGAAGTGTGACACTTCTTGAGGATCTTCCATGTGAAGGAGAAATAGATGAGTAGATGTAAATGGACGGCGCAAGGCGCAAACGATTACTACGATGATAATACAGATAGATTCTACGATGAAAGGCTTGAGTATTTTATTGACTATGTAATAGATCAAGTAGAAGGTCAAGGATTTCTCAATAAGGATGACAGAAAGGAGTGGGAAACCTTTGCAGAGAACTATATTGGAAATCTAGATTTAGAGACAAGTCTAGACCTGTTTGCCTTTCAGGAGAGTGTTCCGGTTGACAGGATGGCGAAGATTATTGACAACTTTCAAGAGGAGCCAGAATTCAGCGAGGTTGGAGAATGGCTTGTCTCTGAGTATGAAGGAGTGCTTGGCGACTGTGCAGACCAGGCGTATGAAGAATACAGAGATAGACAGATGGAGGAAGCAGAATGAATGTTATGATGAACGAAGAGAAGGTGCGCATGCATCAGGATGAAATGGATGGATTTTGCATTGACTGTGGGGAGATAACACATGGTGGAGTTGAGCCTGATGCTATAGGGCGTAAGTGTGAGTTTTGCGGAGAAGAAAAAGTTGTCGGTATGGAGACTGCAATTCTGTATGATTGGATAATTGTATCAGAAAGCAAGACACCAATGCTGGATCAATACAAGGATTCGAAGTGAAAGTTACAATAATTCAAGAGGTTAGATACGCAGTAGAATGTACGCCTGAGGCACTTGACTATGTTAAAAAAACGTTGTTAAGAGAATGCCCACTTGGTCTTCATGGAGCAGGTCCAGATGGAGGATATAGAATAGATAGAGAGGGAATTGAAAATATAAAGGTACTAAATGGAAAGCAAAAAACTTCCAAGTGAGGGCAGATGGATATCTGTCGGAGTAGGAGAGGTGTATATTGATTCTAAAAAGTGGGGGAAAATACCACTAGAGGAATTTAAAAAACGAGGCGGAGTGTTAAGATTCGCAGATAACAATGAAGGAAAAAAATGATACTTACTGGAATGAAGATAGAGGGTTACAAAAATATTAGCTTTGTCGAGCTTGTACCTGATGCACATATGAATTTAGTGTCTGGTAAAAATGGCGCAGGAAAGTCGTCTCTTATCGAGGCAATGATTGATGCTATAAAGGGCAAGACTGAAATGGGCAAGCGACCACAGCGCAAAATACAAAGAGGCAAAGAGAAGGCCGTAATTGAGGTTACGCTAGGTGAAGGGGATGAGGCACTAAAGATCAAGAGAACTATAACCCAAAAGGACGTCTACTTGAAAGCTGAGCGTGCAGACGGGAAACCTGTGTCTCAGACAGACCTAGACAATCTACTTGATAGCTCTACGATAAACATAACAAAGCTATTGTTTATGAGCCCTAAAGATCAGGTTGATTTCATCAAGAGGATAGCCGGGATAGACACGTCTGAAGTAGAGAGCATATATAAGGAGCTATATGCAGAACGAACGGTTCTTAATAGAGCGCTCAAAGAGGCAGAAGGTGCACTGTCTTCTATTGGCGAGGTAGAAGAGGTTGCCCGTGTATCGGTATCATCAATTATGGATGAGATAAAGAAGGCAGAGGAATCAAATAGAATAGGAGTTGATAGAGATAATGAACTTGCGCATATTGAGATGGAGGCATCTGCTCTTGATGATAAGATGGGCACGGCTAGAGAGAGAATAGAGTATTATAACCAGGCGATACTTCAGCTAGAAGAAGAGATCAAGAGCAATGAAAAAGAGTATGAGAAGATGTCAGCAGAAGTAGCGAAACTCGCAGCAAAGAAGGTTCCGAAGAAAATAGATATAGAGCCGTTCAAAAAGAAGATTGATGACGCAGAGAGGATCAACGCAGATGCCCAGAAATATGATTCATATCTTTCCGCTAAGGACGCAGTTGCTAAGGCAAAGAAAAACACAGACAGCGTAAACAAAAAGATGTCGGATGCACTAGCAGAGAGGGAAAAGATAATCAAGGACAGCAGGCTTCCTTTTAAGAATGTTGAATTCGACAAGGATCTCGGTCTGATTATCGGTGGTATTGCATTCAATGATATGTCAACTGCGCAACAGATAAGGGTAATGTCACGCATCTATATAGAGTCTAAGCCTGAGCTACAAGTAATCTATATCAAAGATGGAAGCCTACTAGATCCTGAGACACTATCGCAGATATCAGAGATGAGCGAGCTCAAGGATTATCAGTTCCTTGTAGAGGTTGTTGATGAGGTTGACGGGTCAATTATAATGAGAGAAGGATCAATTTATAATGAAGAAGAAAGTGGTGCTGAAAAGCAGGAAGAAAAACAAGAAAAACTGTAAGGAGTACAGATGAAATGCACAACAGTACCAAAACCAGAAGTGTTAAATGCATTGTATGGTATCGATGAGAGCAGGGAGATCCAGGTTAGCAGAGGAAAGGTGTGGTATTACATGTACGAGAATGACACTCTCAGGAGCTTTGTAGAGGCATGTACGCTGCTCGAAGACTTAAAGAATCACTACCTAGAGGCATTGTCCATCCCGTACCAGATTGGGGCAGAGCTACCCTTTGGAGGACAGAACATTAGAGCCACAGCGAATGGACAAGAGGGTGCCTTTGGAGGCAGTGAGTTTGATGCATTTATCAATATGGCAAATAAAGCAGCTGATAAAGGAGTTTTTAAATGAGCCAAAAAATCATACGTGAAGAAGTAAGAAAAGCAGAGGACTCGTTTGCAAAGCTTGAGGGGCACATGCAGGCAGCCATAGACGAGATGTTTCCATCTCATTCTGCATATGGACCAATAGAAGGAATGCTTGTGTATCAGCCACCAGAAGGCAACGATGCTCACAGGGAAACGAGGCTAATCAGAAGCCTTTTGGATGACACAAGAGACCAGTTAAGAGAGATAATGTATTCTCTAAGAGATGCAAGATCAGACTTTGTAGGTATATATCAGGAGGGAAATGATGTCAAAGATACTGACTGATCATGAGTTGCTAGATATTGTAAAGGCTGCTATAGTTGGGGAAGAGATTGACGATAGAGATACATATATTCAATTCCTTGAGGATATTGCTGACGTGGTTACGGACTACTTTGGCGGAGAGGCTGGATCTGCAGATTATGAAGATGAAGAATATTATGTAGCAATAAGAGTAAATGAGAGCGTCCCAGATGACGGTGGGATATATAGAGACTATGACACAGATGTGACATGGATGAATGGAAAGGAAGTTGAATGCTAAAAGAAAATAGCTATTACATTGTTGAAGAAGACGGAATCACCGTAGGGTTTGAATATACTCCGCTGTATACGAACTACGAAGCATCAAGCCCACGGAAAGTTCCGAAGGGGATACTTGTAAAAACATCAGAAGTGTCAGAAACTACAGATTTCTACGACGGTATGCCTGTAACAACAACAGACTTCAAGTGTCTCCTGTCTGGATTCCCAAGAGAATCAAGCTATGGCAATAGCACACTTGGATGGGTTAGTTGCTCACAGATGGATGAATCCAAACTTAGAGAGCTAACAGAAGAAGAATATGACAAGCTGTATAGGGCATAGATATGACAAAAGAAGATCTAATTTCCTGGGCGCAGAGTATCCCAGACGGAAAGGATATCGATTTCATCATATGCGATCACAGTGATAACTTTGATGCAGACCATGTGACAACCCTTGAGTATAATGGAAGTTATGAACTTATTCTTGGACTAGACGAAGAATTTACAATAATTAGAGAGGAGGTAGATGATGTCTGCCAGTGACATAGTTTTACTATTTAAGGCACTTGGCATTCTTGACCATATAATATCTGTAGCAAGTCACGACTTTGGCTTCTGGGATGAAGAGGAATTAGCGGACACACTCACCTATATGCCACAAGAGGACATATTGGTTAGACTGCTTGGTAAAAACGACAGGTACACTAAGATGTACAATAAAACTATAAATGAAAAGGTTAGAAAATGAATTATATTGAGAAGATGAGCCAGAAGCAAGACTCCCTAAACGAGCACACAGTAAAAGGTTGGTTGAGTGTAGGAAACCCATTTAGGAGAGCTCTATGGTTAGAAGCCGCAGAGGCAATGGAGAGTACACCATGGAAGTGGTGGAAAGATGGAAAGCTAGATATTGGTAATCTTAAGGTGGAGTCTATCGACATGATGCATTTTGCACTCAGTGTAGTACTTCAGAGCGGATATTCAGGTTGGCAGTGGTTGGACAATGAAGTAACAGCTGCGTTTGACAGAGATTTGAAGATACCAGATGATAGGATCCCTGAAAATATCATGAATCTTATTGAGACAATCGTGATGCAAACATTTGCAGACTCAATGGCAAGCCATGGGCCCCATGAAATAATTATAACGCTTGCAGAGCTTATGAATATGATTGGTATGGATCGTGACGAGATGTACAAATTGTATATGGGAAAAAATATCCTAAATGAGTTCAGGCAGAATCATGGTTACAAAGAAGGTACATATGACAAAGAATGGTTCGGGGAAGAAGATAATGTGTTCATGACAAATGCACTTTCAGAAATAGGAATATCTGATCACTTCGAAGATGACCTATACAAAGCCCTTGAAGGTGGATATAAAGAGGTTCAAGATGCTAAAGAAAGTAAGCATTAAAAGTACACAAGAGCTATATGACGAGGGTCCAGAGGCATTTATGTTTATGCCGTACAGATCAGCTATAGCATACAAGAAAGCAAAGGCACGCAAGATACTTGGAGAGGAACTTTCGGTCCACTATCTCGACCAAGACTCAGCAAGAGTTACGACTGAATACAAAGCAGGGGAGTTTAACTCTTCTCTGCTTGACGAAATGGAGTCAGCTCTGCGCATAATGGGAATAGAAAACCACAACGAAATGTTCAAAGAGATGGAAAATGCGTGTGAGGATATACTTAAAAAATACATAAGCAAAAAGGAAGATGCATGAAACTATTTGCATATTGTAGTGGGCACATGTGCGGAATAAAAGATGAATGTCTCAGGAACCATAAGCATCGAAAGCTATTAGAAAAAAAGATAGATACACGAGGTCTAAGGTATGTTGAGTCAACACTATGTGTAAAGCATAAGCACAACAACTTCATACCGGCAGACACTTATGCAGAGAAGGAGTAGAAATGTATCCTATTCTAACAGAGTCTATAGTTATGGGTGAAATAGAGCAATACAGAGAAGAGTGGGAGCGTGACGGTGATTGGTGGTGGGGTATCACCAACAAGTACAGTAATGCTCCATATGGGTATGATGTAAATGTGTACCAAGAAGAAGAAGGTGGACCGCTAAAAGCTGTTGCGTATAAACTTGGCCCAGCTGGCGCAGACGGAATTCCATCAGCAACATGGACATACGGAGATATAGTATTGATGTATATGGTCCCAACAAAAGAAGAATATAAGGAAAGATCAATGCTGGATATAAACAATTTTAAAATAGATAAAAAAACAATGGGTGAAATAAAGGCTAGCGCTATAGAAGAGGCACTGGATATTGATTATTCAACAGCACTGTCATGTCATGCAAGAAAAGCCACAAGAGCCAGCAAGGATTGCTCATATACGCTATCGTTTGCACGTGGAAGCATAAAAAATGAGTATGCAATTCAGGTATATGAAGGCACAAATACAAGATGTGAATATCTAATTTTGAACATGTTCATAAGAGATGGAAGCGTGACAAGAAGTGATGGGTTAAAAGTGTACAGTCTTGTCGAAGCCATGGCGAATATAGAGAAAAATCATCATGTTAAAATGATTGATTTGTCAAACAATCGTAGATCAATGAGTTATGACTACGATGAAGACAGAATAGTATTTGGAGATGGCGCAACAATGCGTAATGCAAAGGTATCGAAGAGAGTGTGGATAGAGGAACCAGACACAGCAAGAAGTGCAAGCCTTATGGCACTGCATAGAGCGTCATACTATAATGGTAAGCTTGTGTCTGTTGACGGAAAAAAAGACATGCTAGTAAGCATAGGAGATTGCAACATCAGCGGTAACAATGATGATGAATATCTTGTAGCAGTATACAAAGTAAATAAGGAGAAGTAATGGGATCAAGAACATATGGGTGCTGGGACTTAATTGTCTCAGACAGTAAGATAAAAGAATATGCACCGGTATCATACAGCAGACTGTATTCATTTCTTGAAGATCATGATATGGACAGCATGGCATTATGGCAAGCAACAACAGATGGGTTTGACTCAGGTGACATATATGAACTTGGCGACAAGACTGAAGACGAATTAGAGTCAGAGTTCTATCAGCTTATTGAAGACTTTGTCTCCGAAGTGTATGCAATGACAGGGATAACCATATTCCCTACATATGTAGATAATGAGGCTGACAGCGAGTACGCAGGATACACAAAGTGGGCTGCCCCACTACTGCTTGACCCAAGGGTAGAGAAGCTTGGTGCAAAAATGGTTGTGTGGACGGAGTTCGGATGATTGATATTAAAGATGTATTATTTCTAGACACTTTGTCTGAAGAGAAAGTTAAAACGCAATCTTACATAGATGAGTATGGATGTTCAATACTGTCTACGTTGGTTGATGGGCATCACGGAAGGTATGTCCCATATATGTTTCTTGAAATGATGGGGGAGCACTGGAATGAAGATGATGAGTTTATTCACGAGCGTACGCTTGAAGTGCTAGAACAGGCAACAGGTGCGCTTGGAAACGCAATGAAAGATGATGAGTACAGAATAGATTATCATCCTGATGATGGATCTATCTGTATATTTTATGGGCAATGCAAGGAGGATTTTTAATGCAGGCAAGACAACCAGAAGATGCACTATGTGCATACGAGAGGGTAACGTGCGAGGTAAATCTTGCTAACTTGGTAATATCATTATGTTTGCATACTGAACCTGAAGAATATTCTGATGGAGAGGTGATGGATATTGTAATGGAAGTATGCAATTTTGCAAGAAACGAAGAATCATACAAGATAAGGGACTATCTTGCAGAGCAGGATCTCGTTAAGGAGATAAGATGATAGAAACGATGCTGGTGGTGTCAACAGCTCATGTAACGCTAAATGACAACACTTTGTTTACAGAGAGTAAATCTATGGACGGAATACCTATCTTCACAAAGTATGACGGTGGATGGATGTTCTATGGAGGGCTGGAAAGAAAAGAGCTTCTAGACGGTCTAAAAGAGGCAGGAGTGAGTATGTATGCAACAAGACTTATTGAGTATGCATTCATCACACTAAAAGTGAGGTATCTAATGATAGATATGGACGGGGATACGCTACCAGAGTTCCCTATATTTGATTGGTAGAAAGGAGAAAATGATGAAAGAGGAATACGTCTATGCTCATGAGTTCGAGCAGTATGTGAAGGATTGGGTACAGCAAACAATTGATATGCTGTCGCCACAACAGCTGATGGTAGGCTGTGTTGTGCTTGACGCAGCAGCGAAACTTGGAGTTGAAAAACAATGGCCACCGGAAAATTAAGGAGTCCTCTTACCGAGGACAATGTTCTGGATATATTCCAAGACATGGATGGTTTTGCTGTAAATATGAGCAAGATAAAGAGCAGCGTGCTGGCAAAAACGTATGGATGGAGCGATGAGGAAAAGATGACAAAGGAAATTCCTTTTGATCTTGACATGTCAAATATAGATGTTCCATCATACGAGAGTAGAAATATCTCTGACCTATGGAATCTTATCAAGCAGTGTATGGAGTTTATGAGAATTGACATGTCACACATTGACAGTTTTATAAATGAATATGTTGACGAAGATAACGACCCGGACTATGAAATGTTCCTAAAGTACACCAGAGGCTCAACACTGCCAATCAATGAATATGTTGACGAGTTCGTGAGGCTTCTTAATGATGATGGTGTTGTGTGTGATTTTGCAGAGGAATACGGGGAGAGAGGGTATTTCAAAGAGAAAGAAGGTAACGTTATAGTTACAGGTGACTGGAATTATCTTGCAGGATCCATATATGATATTATTGAGGAGAACGGGTATGAGATGGAGTGGAGTGACCAGTGGATAATGGATTATGATACACAGGAGATATTCAAAAGCAATGGTGATGAGCAGGGTGAACTTAGCTACTTCTGGATAAGTGAATGCGAGATAGCATCCATAGAAGGAAATGAAGAAGCGTATATAGAATATGTTTCTATGGAGAGACAAGACTCTATAGACTCTGTAAAGCTTGGGGTAAGCTGGATAGACTATGAAGAGTATGGGTATGAAGATATTGAGAAGTCGTGTCATGAAACAGGCATGTATGGAATATGGGAAGACCCTAGAGAAGCATATGATAAATTTAAACATGAGTATGAAAGAATAGTGTACGTTCTGTGTAGTGCGAATCCGTTTGCAACAAGATGGAAGCTGTACGGAAAGGGAAAAGTATGATTCAGTTTTTAGGGGCAATCCTTATGGGTGTATCTGTCGCAATACTGGTGTCGAAAGACTTAAGAAAAATGCTAGGAGAAAAAAATGACGAAGAAGAATAAATTGAGAGCTGCAGGAAAGAATGTACTTGACGTCATAAGAATGGTGGAGAGTGGAACCGGTGATGGAAGAATACCGGCAAGCTATAGACCTATGATAAAAGGACTGGCTACTGATGCTTTGAACGTGGAAGACTGCCCTGAGAGTGGTAGTGGAATTGTTAAGATATTCTTAGAAGATGATCTTGTAACCAATAGAGATCTTATGACTGCGTTGGTACAGGGATGTACTGTTTACGGAGAAGATGGTGAAACGCTGTGGCTGAATGAACGTGGACAATTATCCACTCATGGGATAAACGCATCTCAGGTGCTGACATCTTGCACAAACTGGAAGGTTGGTGGGGAATACGACTGGTATCTTATTGGAAGGGATCTTGCTGATGGATGTAACTTCAGGGTTGAGTGTATGTGCTACAACAAAGGTACCGGATGGAGAGAAGATAGGATTGTAGGATACATACCTGCCCTTGACGCCCCTTATGTTGGAGAGAATAAGACGTTCTACACACAGGTAATCGTGTTGAAATCTCCTAGTAATTATGAACTACCAAAAATGGAGCTAACATAATGGAAAAATTAAGAACAAAAGGCGATTATATGAAAGCTGTTCAGTCTATGGATGATAGAGTTAAGGAGATGGACTCTGCGATTCCAATGGGACTATCAAAGGCTCTGTTTGACATGGGTGTGGATCCATCAATGTATGTAATGGTATATTGGAAAACGGGAAACCACGAAGCTGTAAATGTTGCTGCGCACTGGGCAATACTAGAAAACAATAAGTAGGAGAAAAAATGAAAAAATTAGACGTTGAAGACTGGGCTGTAAAGGCAGTCAAGAGTGGTGAACACGACCACGGGTATTTCTTCTCAGGAAACCTGTATAGAGGTGCAAGAAAAGTAGCTGAGTTCACAGAGAGCGGATGGGGTGGGCCTATGGATATCCGATATCTAGATGATGATGCAGAAAGTGATTTTATGTCACTTGCGCATATACTGCAAGGAGATGAATATTCCGAGGCTGACGCTATTCTTATAATGGACATGGTCAATGAGTATGAGTTTAAAAAGAAAGTAAAAAGGGATAGAAAAAAGAAAACGTATTTCACTGTGTATATCGATGATGAAGATACCACATACGCATTAGACACACCATACTCTGAACGTGCAGTAAAGATGATACTTAACGAAAAAGGAGACATCGTAATTGCGAATGAAGAATTCGATATCTATCCCGATGGTGTAGAGAAGGTTTATAGAGATGAATAAGTATCAAGCAATAATGGAAAACGCATTGCGTGAGACAGTTGGCCAGATGATATATGATGGAAATCCATTTTCAATAATCATCGCTACGGCATCTCCCTGGGAGTTTCCCTTACCAAGAGAACTTGCAGAATCTAAATTTATGAAGCTTACTATTGCAGGATGGTCTCTTGAGCAAGCATATGTAGATCCGGATGATATAAATAGGATGTTTGTTCGGGTAGCATTCGGAGATGAAGAAAACTCAAAGTTTATAAACTTCTCAGAAATACATGCCGTTATGGATAGTGATGACTCTCCATTGTTCCAGAGGGTGTTTGATTCCAGAGAGATAGAGAAGCCACTTACGATGAGGGGTCTTATGCTAGACGCAGACAATATGCCCAAAGAGGGAATGGATAGAAGCATGAAATCAATGATTGATAAAAATCCGCATCTAAAAAAAAGGAGGAAAGAATGATAGAGACAGTAAATCTTAGCATTGAAGAGTGGGAAGATAAGTACGATCCCATAATTGATCCAGATACAGAACAAGAGAGGCACTTTCATTGGGCTGGCAAAGATGAGAAGGATCTGTATGAGGAGCTAGACAAGCTTGATCCTGATAACAGATTCCTGCACGTATGGACACTTATGACTAACGACATAGGTGACATGTGTATATGCAATGGATGGCACATGGTAAACAGGATGGACTACATAGTCACAGCAGAGCCGTGGGGAACAGCAGACAACTACAAAGATGTTGACATCTACGTTGACTATATGGGTGATGCAAAGGATTTTAATAGTGATTTTGAATAAAGAAAAATATAGGAGGAAAATATGAGCTTAAGACAGACATTTCTAGATATACTAGAGGATAACATTGAAGGCATGAGCAAGAAGGAGGCAGAGTATTACATTGAGAATGATGCCATCCCTGAATCAGGAAGCGTGTCAGGGCTTATTATGTATGCTGAGACTGAAGAGATAGGTGCAAAATATCACAGTGAGCTTATGCAGATCATTAAAGACAACTTTGGTGAGATGGACGAGTGCCCTTCACTTAACGATTTGGTCTGGATAGCTTGGTCTGCAATGCTTGAAGAAATAAAAGAGGAAGCTTTGAAGTCAGTAAGAACAGAGATTGAGGTTCCACGGTCTGTGATAGTGGCATTTTCTGAGGCGTCAAGTGGCATTTCTGTTGACTTGTCTATGTACGTTGACTATGTAAACGAGAGTCGTGTTGGTGTTGATACTGATGTAGCGATAGACATGGAAGAATTCGTTGCTGAACTTAAAGCATATGTTTTCTACAAGGTTGACGAGACTGAAGATATGAATGTCATAGAGTCTGTGTGTGAAAAGATAGAGGAAGCATACGATAATGATGAAGACTATGTTGATTTGGTTGCGTAATGAGAAATAGTGAGAGTGTGCTTATTGTAGGGATAGTTGTATTGGTAATACTGTTTGCAGGAGATCCTGATCTCATGGATGCGATAATTGTATATCTAAAAAAGTGAGATATTCACTATTAGATTTGCCGTAACTTTGCAGTATAATGTTGTAAAAAAGATAGGAATAAGTTTTGCAACATAATGAAAATTTTGAGTTCGAGCGAATAGATTATGCTCCAGATATATATGTGTCAGTATTCGCTGACGAAGAGAGTAGAGAGTTTGAGTTCCATACGGAAGAAGCAACATTTTTTAAAAGGGTTGGGTCAGGATTTGAAAAAGTAGGTCTTATTAGATACAGGACTGAAGAAGACTTCATGACAAAAGATGACCTGCTTGAGATGGCATGCGCATATTGCGAGAGTGCAGTAGAGGCTATCGATAATTGTAGCGTGCACAGCTTTGACAATGGAGACATCTATATAGAAGAACTTAAGGTATGCGAAGACAAGAGAGGTGTCGGGTATGGGAAGATGATACTTGACTGGATATCAACAAGATCAGAAAATACAAATATAATTTTTCTGACTGTTGAGTATAGCGATGACAGCCTTTTTGAATATTATGAGAAAAATATATCCGGGTTTATAATTGACGGAGTGAAAGATAGGACCATGACATTCGCAAAAATATAAGGAGATGCGATGGCGTATGAGGTTTTCGCAGTAAGCGAAGAGGGTACAGAAACGGTTTTTGTATCAGAGGACAAAAGTGAAGCACTGGAGAAAAGGCTTGAGCTTCAAAGGGAGCTTGATCACGGTGTCTGGAGCAACACCACTAGCCTGCATAATGTTGTTGGGTTTAATGTTGATGAAGGTCCAGATAGTGATGCCATAGAGGTGTTTAATGGTGGAGTGTATAAAGAGGGGGGAGCAGAGTGAAGCAAGAGCAAAGATACTTTAGAACTTCAGATCTTGCTGAGTACAAGGTTGTAGGATACAAGATAATAGTTCCTGCCGGTATGGCATACGAGCAAATGTACCATGTCCTGCACTCTGTTAGCGGAAAGCATCAGGAGGTTGATGTGTTTAGCGGCTTAAATATGTCAACAACAAGAGACTGGGCGACATCGTTAGATATGGCTATAGCAAACAAAATCAAACTGCTTGAAAATGAGATTGTTTCTCTTGAGCTAAGAAGGGAAAACGAAAGAAGAGGTTAAATATGGACTATAATGAGTATGACAAAATCATACTCTTCTTCTCAGGTGGCAAAGACTCAGTCTACTGCTATCTACAACTACTTGAAGCCGGAGTACTTCCGGAAAAAATCGAACTACACCATCACCTTATTGACGGCAACGAGGGAAGCTCTCTCATGGACTGGCCTATTACTGAAAGCTATTGTCGTGCATTCGGCAAAGCATTTGGGTCTAAGGTGTACATGTCTTGGCGTGTTGGTGGGTTTGAAAGAGAGATGCTTAGAGAAGAAGACCCAACAGAGGCTATTATGTTTGAGGATGAGAATCATAATATAGTATATGCACCAGGAGGGCTAAAGAATCCGCCACTAGGGACAAGGAGAAAATTTCCACAAGTGACGGCAAATCTTAGTCAGAGATGGTGTTCAAGTGCACTAAAGATTGATGTCGGAGACAGGCTAATAAAAAGACAGTTTAGATTTAGCGGTGATCGTAAATATCTTGTCATTACAGGAGAGCGAGCTGAGGAGTCAGCAGCACGAGCAAAGTATAAGTCATTTGAGACACACAGGAGCTTCATAGACGGCAAAAGAACCAAGAGGTTGATATACCATGCCAGAATTGCAAAAGAAGCTACTGAGGTTCAAGTATGGGACTTGCTGAAACAATACGGAGTGAACCCGCACCCGGCCTATCAAGCAGGGTGGGGTAGAACATCTTGCCTTACGTGTATATTCGGGAGCCCTAACCAGTGGGCAACCGTAGCGAAATATATGCCTGACCACTTCAATAAGGTGGCTGCATATGAGGAAGAGTTTGGTGTAACCATTCATCGCACTATGAGTATTGTAGAGCAAGCAGATAGGGGTGAAGCATATAATGTTGAGCCTAATGTGTATAGGATAGCTATGTCGAAAGACTATAAGGAAGATATCATTCTTACTGGAGGATGGGATCTGCCAAAAGGTGCGTTTGGAGATGCAAGCGGACCAACATAATAAATGGAGAATAGTATGGAAAAAGTAACAAAAAGAACAGTGATTGTAAAAAAGATAGACGGATCAGCGGTTAGCCACGAAGAGATATCAGTAGCGTTCAATGATGTTGTTGAGAAAGTGCTGTATGGAAAAACTGTAGATGATAAAGATGAAGTGTGCTCAATGATAAGCTATGCGTTCCCTGATCTTGAAAACAGTATGGAGGAATTGTACTGCGAGCCAAAATACCTAAAGGATCCAGCGGATGAGTATAGTACAGAGCTAAACGAGTTAGGTGAAGAAAAGTACAAGGAAATTTCATCAGAAATGAAGAAAAGAATCGATGCCAAATTTAAGGATCTCACTGATGCGATGAGGGAGCTACATGGGATAGTTGTTCCTGAGATCACCCATAAAGATTTTGGATATATTGAGGATACTGAGAATGCTGACTTTGCTGACGTATTGATTTCAACATGCATAAAAAAAGAGGAGATAGACAGATGTGATGTCCCTGAGGGAGAGGTGATACTCTAGGTATATGAGACTTGCCACACGAATAACACGTGTGGCCAAATATGTATTAAAACAAGAAGGAAAAAAAATGATTAAAATAGATATGAAAGAGGCAGGTAAAAAGCTTGTCGAGAAACAACCATTCAGAATCATAATGGATGACCATGATAAAAAAGGTACGCCGGCTACAGAGTATACCAATTTTGTAGACGTACTTACGTTCAGCGTGTATGGTGTAGGACAGAATTTCCAAAACATTCCGTTCGCCACCACCACGAGCACAAAATACATGGGTATCGAGACAAAAACGGTTGGGCTTATAAACCAGAATGGGGATATAGTATGCCAAGTTCCATCCTCTGAGTACAATAAGTTCAAAAACCCAGATGAGTTCAGAAGGGAAAAGGAAAGATTCAAGTTTAATTGTAATGATGATGAGATTATAATTGCTCTTAAGCTTACAGAAAATCCTGCAAGAGGCGGATCGTACAGCTACTTGCTTCTACTAAAAGAACCTTTGACCGTAGAAGAAATGCAGAAGAGAAGAGATTCATCTGTGTTCTCTGCTAAGAAAAAAGTAGAGAATGAGTCTCTGTCTAAGATTGAAATGTTATGGGGAAACAAGGAAGAGGAGGTAGCATAATGGCAGATATGTGGTTTTACCAGGCTATATCAAATGGTATAGGTGGAACTATGTGTGGAGGAACAGAGGACAGGTATCAGAAAGAAAATACTGAGACCATAAAGATACGTCTTAGGATCGCAAAGTTCCTACAGCAGGAAAAGTATCTTGAGATGTCTATAAAAGATGGGTACCTGAAGCGTAATTATTTAGGTAGGGGGGAGGACGCAGAGTCTGCTATTGAATTTAACATGAACTTAGTAGACGCAAAGAAGACCCTGGATAGAAAAATAAAATCACAGATTAGGGAATGTATGAACATTAGATTTCCAGATCTTAAAAAGACATCCAAAAATTACGCAATGGTTAAGAAGGTTATGTTAACCGAGCTTTCCGGGTATAAGCCTGCTGATCTGATGAATAAGTATATTCGTGAAAGAAAAAATCTTCCTAAAAAGAAAAAGATAAACAAAGGCTCAGTAGGTCTTACTGAGCTAGGGTTTGAAACATATCGCACAATGTTTGATATAGGATTCAACATAAGATACCTACCGAGACAGGAAGAGGAAAAGTCATGAGTACTGTTAAATCTATAGCCAATGACAACACATCAAGCAATGGTGGTGTAAAGGCTAGAAAGTGCCCTTTTTGTGGAAGCAGTGATATCATTATGAATACAGATAAGTATGCGTCATCACACAGGGTGCTCGCAGAAGCATATTGCTCATGTGGATATTGTAAGTCAAAAGGACCTACGGTTATATCTGTGTGTGATGGCGATACACACTTGAAGGAAATGGAGAAATTAAAAGATGATGCACGCAGTTTATGGTGCGGACTAGATACGAAAAAAGGAGGGTAGATATGAATAGTAGGCAGGTCGTGCTGGGGTCAATACTATATACAGTTCTGGCTTCGATAGACAAGAGAGAAGACCATGGAAAACGTGGAAGAAAGGCTATCATGAAGAAGATTAAGAAGTCTCTAATGGTATACGGAAATAGTGATAGTGAGAATTATCTAAAGCTTGTCGGAGAGTCAGGAGGTGTACTTGAGTCTGCTAAGGAAGAGCTTAATAAAAATTCTTTTCTTCTTAATCCTGGAGTGTTGATTAGGACGATAAAAGGTAAGTATCCTGAATATCTAGATGTGTATGATATAAGTGATGATCACATACAGAACATAGCAGAGGCTTATGAGTCAAGCAACGCAGGCTATACATCTGTGCAGTTGGCTAACAGGATAGTTTTACAGGTAGATAAGTTTGTAGAAAGTTTGGAGGAGAAATGAAAGATTTTAATGATGCAGTATCAAAGGTTGCCAAGACATTTGGGTATACAAAAAAGAGGGTATTGGCTGATGGAATAGTAGTGGAAATAGAAGCAGAAGATGGAGAAGATTTTCAAAACTACTCCTATGAAAATGGAGATATAGTAGAAGCAGGAACACCCATTGGGGTAGAGGTTTTCGATCCAGAAACAGATAACACAGAAGATGATGCCGTATTTTATATGTACGATCATATTCTAATAGGATAAAGGTAAAAAGACATGGAATATATACACGTCGTAACAGTGATGATTGAATATGAGTTGTATCAGCAATTTGCATTTGTGGATGAAGCTGATGCAAAAGAGAAAGAGACTGAGTTGAGCAAGATGTATTTTGAAGATAGATTTGAAGAGGCGTTTAATGATGTAGAGGGTGACGAGCCTGCGTACCCAGAGTTTGAAAAGGACGCTACGTTTATGGATTACCAGGGAAGCTCTGCATGGTGGGATGATGATAGCAGAGTAACTGTGTTCAATACGATGATTGCCGTATCAGGCTCTAGCAAAGAAAACAAATAAAGGGATAACAATATGGAAAATTTAATGGAAATGGGTGTTTATTACCCATCTGTAGGAACAGCAGCTCACAAAAGAGGAGCGGAAAGAAACTTCGACTCATTGATTGTCAATGGTATTTTAATTAAAAAAGTTGAGGATGAAAGAGAGTCATCGAAAGTAGTTGTGAATTATTCCAAAAAAGCAGGAGAAGAGATAGTTATACATGCTAAAGATCAAAAGCTAATGGATGAAATGCTCAACGATAGGTTGTTTAAAGGACTTACTGAAACTGACATACTTGAGAGGTTTGCAGTCATGGCAAACAACAGAGCAACAACAGTAAGAACTCTAGGCGTAGCCACACTATACTCGCTTCCTGGTGACGGTCTGCATGCTTCATTAAGGGTGATAAATAGACCGTATATGCCTAATAAAATTACAGGCGAGAAGGTGAAAGAAACGATACTTAAGGCATTAAACACTAGAGGCAGTGGTCTCGGATTGACTGTAGATGATATCGCCATAGCAAACGAAGTGTTTGGCCTTACTGCAGACAAGAACTATAATACCTTAAGAAGAAATGCTCTTGACTATATGCTTAAGGAAAAGTATAGAGATGATTCAGAGTGCACTACAGAGGAAGATGAGGATAATACGGGTATCGTGGTTGTGCTTAGTGACACTGAGGAATGTGAGCAAGAAGAAGATCGCCCGAAACCTCATCAGGCAGATCTACCATTCGAGTTCGAAGAGGAAAAGCCAGCATCGCTAAGAACAAATGCCTGGAGAACAGACATGCCACTTGGTGATATAAAGAATGACATAGTTACGGCTGAAGAAGCAAAGCGAGGAAGAACTCTATACTTTGCCTATGACAATAGACTATACAAGGGATCAGCTGGAGGATATGAGTATGGTGAATTTGGAGAGCCAGATGTGATTATTGTCAAAAATATCAAGCCTATATTCGGGGCGGAAGTTACAGGCTCTGGTCCAAAGCAGAATAAAGTGAGCGCTCTAAAATGTAGTGCTACTTTAGAGGGTGCCATATATAAATTTGTGAGAGGTGTATAATGGTTGTACATGTAGTAATTAAAATAGAGAATGGGGTAGTGGTTAATACAAATGTCTTTAATCATAGAGCAGATGCTGAACTGTATGCCATGGGACTCGGAAGAGAATCTGGAGTAAACGTATTTATGTTTGATGAGCTAGAAGAAGCGCTTGCCGAGCATGGAGATGGAACAACCATATCTATAAGTGATGAGCCTGTGCATAGTGATGGCTGTGGTGAAGACATAGTTATGAATAAGTGGGATATACACACTGCAACACTCGTTGGTGAAGAAGGAAATGGTGATCCAATAGAAGTAGAAGTAGTTCTTGGCGCGTATGGAATACGTATAGAGTTTGCAGAAGAAGGAAACGATAAGTGTGTAATGCTGGATTATTTTAACAATAAGTTGTCAGTTAAAGTGTGGGCTGATAATGATAATGAAGACTTTACGCATGAGATCCCTCTATCATGATAGCAAAAGGGTTCGAAGAGTTTTACGAAAAAAACAAGAATTATTTTTTCGTAAAGCATGGCGGTGATGAAAAAAAAATGAGGAGTGACGCTATGTCCGCACATGGAGAGATACTTAGATTTAAGAATGCTCCAAAGAATGTGTCTGGAAAAGTATCTAAGAAGAAGCCAAATCCGTATGGATTTAACTAAGGAGAATGAATGAGTTATGTTATACATTTTGACAAGTGGTCAAATATTGAAGAAGAATACAGAAATGTCACATGGGAGGAAGTATCCAGTAGTGATAGAGCAATGGCGTCAACCGAAGGGTTTGAGTGGTGGCTTGATGAAAACTACTCAGACTACGATCTTGACATAGAAGAGATCAAGGAGGGGTGGTCCAGCAACGAGGATGTCGATGCCACGGATCTTATAGAAGAGTTTAGAGGCAGCGAGGATTTTTATTCTATCCAGGATGCCTATACTCCAATATACAATTACGTACATGTTCTTCAGCATGAGCCAACATGGAAAGAGGTGCTACTTGTAGATAGGTATGTTGGGAATGTTGTGGTGATAGAAATTGAAGCATGTGATATGTTTGCACTTGCATTGACTGGGTGCGGAATGGATCTTAGTGACAACATAGAGTTAGCATACTACCTAACAGACGGACAAAGCCCGGTAAAGGCATCGCAAATAATGTCCCTAAGTAAAAAGGCTGAGAGTATGCTTCTTCACTTCAGGAAGTATGCGAAAGAATACGGGAGAGTATCTCCTAATGAGGTTGCCAATTTTATCAAGGAGTATGATGATGGAGAAAAAAAGTCAGTGGAAAAAGAAGAAAGCTGAACCATACAAGCCGGTAGACCCCGATGAGCCAAACGACAATGTTGTTGTGTATAAAAATACCGGGGTAAAAAAAAGACAATCGGAAAATGTAGCAGAGCACAAGCAGCCAACAGTCAACAAATTCAACAGTCGGGACTGGGAGCAAAAGAAGAAAGTTGCAGACAGGCTTGCCAAGATAAAGCAGAAAAGAAAGACAACAAAAGAGGACAAGCGTGGAGTCCTCATTATCCGTGACTATATGTCTTATCTGCACATGAAATATGGTGGAGGTACGGGGACACAGATGGAAGTTCACCACTGGATGCCAAAAAGCAGGATAAAGCATAACGACTTCTTTGTGTGCTGCATTCCACCAGATGAGCATTATGAAATACATCATGGAGGGGGAAGCGTTAATGCCTTTATAGAGAAGAAAGGGATAGGAACACTGCTCGTTGACTCTGCAATAATGTTTGCGGAGTGGCTTGCTACAGAGGATGGTCACAGGCACAGACACAGCGATGTGTTCACTGCCATGATCCAAGATATAGGGTTAGACCCTGAGAATTATGATCATGTACTTGAGACAACTCGCAGGTACGCAGAAGAGATAAGATTGCAAAGGAGAAAGTAGGTGAAATATGAGGTGTTAATAACAGAGGTTAGAACTAGAATGGTTGAGGTTGATGCAGATACTCCCGAAGAAGCAAAAGACAAAGTACAAGACGAATACGAGAGAGGTATGCATGATCTTAGTCTTAGCGAGCATATACAGGAAACAAAAATTAAAGAACTTAACGAAATTTGGAGGAAGTAATATGAAAAAGTTAGTAATAACGTGTAAGTATGATGGCAAGAAAGAGTTTGTAAGTTACAAGACAACACCTGGTGCTCCGGCAGTAGTGGAGACAGTTCCGTTTCACAAGGCAACACTATTCGATAAGCCAGAAGTGGTAGAGGGGATCATTAGAGATTTCGATCTACCAGAGCCAGGAATATCTGTAGTTGATGTAAACTACAACAGGCAAATAGATGGAGAGACTGACAAGTATTCTGTTTTTCTTTCCATGGCACAAGAGAGAGCTATAGCAGACAGAGAAAGGCCAGCAGTAAAACCATGTAGTGAAGATGGGATTTTATATCAGTTGTATCTGTTCTCTATGCTGTGGCACGGAAGAAACCCTGAGCTTGAAATGCTTGAGTATGATCATGCATTCGAAAGTATAAAAAAAGACTATGCAGAGTTTATGTCCAGCGAGTTTAACAATCCATCTGTGTCACTATATGAAGCCATAGAAGCCTACTTCGATGATAAACTTGCCACAGAGACAAGGGTGTTTTTCAGGAAGGTGATAGAAAATCCTATGGCAGGTGCAGTGATCGCAGTGTTCCCGGACATACCTGCTGACGAAAAAGGAAACCCAACATCATATATGTTTATTGGTCAGCACTCTGCAGCAACATACAAGTTCTTCGTGGAAGATACTGTATCAACAAAGTCTGGATGTGATGTATATGGATGCATGGAAGAGCACCTGAGAGACATCGTAGGGTATGATGATCTTGTCGTGTGCGAAGATCCACAAGAGATAGGGTTTATGCCAAAGTGCTTGTACTGCGACTGCGGGAACAGTCCTACGCATTTTATCTGTGAATCGTGTGGCGACGGAATGTGTGACGAGTGCTATGATGCAGACAAAGAGCATGATGCTCACTACCAAGACCCTGCACAGAGTGCGGATGGTGAGGAACAGTATCTGTTGATGGATGATGTTTTTGGCGGTGGGTACGGATGTGACTCGTGTGTGGGAAAAGCTTTGAAGATGGAGAAAAATATGGAGATAGAACTATGAGTGAAGAAGTAAAACTGTTTCTTAGCATAATGCTTAAGAAGAAAGTCGATAGCTACACTATCGTAAACAATACAGGTGACATCTACCCAAATGGAGGAGACATATTTGTGTCTCTGACTTTTGAGGATGGGAAGTCTAAAGCAGTTAAGTTTAAGGAGGTTACATGAGTATTGAATTAAAAGATACACTTATCTACCGGCTGTCAGAGCAAATACTAAATGATCTGTATGCACTTGAGGATGAACTTGACTACGATGATGATAATATCGGAAGAGCTATTGCCATCATGCAAAATTTTGATGCAGAAGATGCGTGCAAGAAACATATGGCTCAAGTAAAGGAAGAAATTATGATTCTTCAGGGGCCTGTGGATGTAGATGTGCTTACGGAGATAATGAATAGAAAAGTATATTGGTCAGAAATTGTTGTCCCCGGATATATCCGTGTGCACTATGATCAAGAGAGATATCTTCCTGTATACGAAGATGTTCCTGTCGAGAGGATACTAAAATACACAAAGGAAAATTCATGAGAAGAAAATCGCTAAAAGAAATACTATCAGAAGATATTCTTGAGAGATACAACAATATTGAATATTGGGACCCTGCAGTCATAAGAGAGTACCTAGATGAACAGACGGAAGTAACTCAAGAGGATATGGATATAGCCACGATGATGCTTGACAAGATAGAGATTGATGTAGCAGAGATAAAAAGAAAATTGAAGGAGAAGTAATGTATGTAGAATGTACGAAATGTGGTCACGGGTTTGCATCAGACATATTGGGCGAAGTATTTTGCCCAAAATGTGGATTTAAAAATCGCAATGATCAGCTCACACGAAGCCAGTATGAAAAGGTAAGCAAGAGAGTTGAAGAAGCACTCGTAGGATATGTTAGATGCACAACTGCAATGCTTAGAAGGAACGACAAGAACCATTTTGAAAGAACGCTTACACACATAGAGAACCCAAAGGTGACAATATATGCAGACAGTTATTCAAAGCTACCTGTACGTTTTGATGAGAAGAGAATTATATTCTCTGACTATACCGGGGCTCAGGATAAGTACCACACGTATGATGTCAGGACGGTGAGAAGCAAGAGTGATAGTGGAGTAAGTACTGTTGGAGAGAATATGATTGAGATAAAGGCATTCGATGTTATGGATATGTCAAATGCAGAGATTGTAGAATACGTAGATAAGCTGTTTAAGAATGAAAATTGGGCAGGTGTATCATCTGACATGAAAGTCGTATCGTTTATAACGCTATGGGACACTCTTGATGAAAGACTTGAGGCAGTGTCTGCGATAACAAAAAAGCTGTGCATAGAAGGAGAGATAAGTGGTTAAAAATGACTCAATATCACTGGTGAAGAGCAAGTTGAGAAACATTAGAGTAGTACAGTATCAATCACTTAGAGACTATCCCTCTGACGACATATGGTGGGCTCTTCAAACATGTAGTATAGACAGTGTTGATATACATGGGGATATAGACAGGGTGGTTATCTCTACGAATATATTTGACGATAAGGACAGTACCTTGGATATCATATCGTTCTTCGCAGAAGAGTACGACTCGCAAGCAGGTGTTCTGAGTGATTTTATTAATCATGTTGAACGGTGTCTACTTCTAGGAGTAGACTTTATAGAAATAAGCTAAGGAAAAAATATGAGCTCAGCAGTAGAAAGAATTTTAGAGGAAAAACTAGATTTGATACAGAGAACAATGGAGGAGGTCAGAGGAATGAAGATGGCTACTCCTTCTCTTAGGTGTGCAGTGCAAAAAAATTATGGATCAATCCTGAATGGGTATAGGGAAGGTGACTTGACTTTTCAGGAGGCAGTAAATGCACTTGAAGCAAGAGCCCCTACCAACAAAAAAGATGCAGATGAGAAGTATACAGTAATGGAATACATCATAAAGAAGGTAGCAGCTGTAAGGACTAGAGCAAACGTGTGGGATCTTATGTATGAGACAGAGTTCCATGGAGATGGGGTTGAACTAAATGAGGTTATGGCATGCATGACTGATGAGCAAGTATTCAATTGGTATCCAGGAATTATAGCAAGCTATATTGGAGGAAGACAATGATATTAGTAAATAAAGATACGCTAGAGGTAATATACAGCATGACAAGCAATGTTCTTGTTGGGTACTACAATGAAGCAAGCAACAATACGTCTATAATGCTTAGCGGTAGGATCATAGAAACACATGATGGAAATATGAACGAGGAGGCATGCCAGGCTATCATAGAAGAGTCTTGGAATATTACAGTTACTGAAGATTCCAAATATCCATATATCATAAATGACAAGCTGCTCAAGCAAGATGTGGTCGATACTGTATTGGGATACTTGGACATTGAGGAGGAATCACTTCTTAATGGGTTGCTGACTGACGACGACATGTCTTACATAGTTGATAGAATGTACGATATGGAATCCGATACAGCAATAGATATAGCGATGAGAATAGAGAGAGAACTAGAAAAGGAAGACTAAATGACAGCGATTGAAATTACAGAGTCAAATATAAATGGGTACGGGTATGATATTGGTGGTCACACAGAAAAAGGAACAGAGATTCTGTCTAGGCCAAAGTATATATGGTCTTCTTGGTATAGCGATGATGAGGACAGGATAAAGAAAGCAGGGTTTATACAGGAGCTCATTGACAAGTACGGTGAAGACAGATTGTTTGTGAAAGAAATAAGAATGATGTACGAAGATGGTTCAAAATCATTCAACTTTGAAGGAATGCATGAAGCAGCTCAAGCAAAGTTCCCGGTAAGCAAGATAGTTGAGAGTAACCTAGATCTTATAGATTCTATAAGCATATATACAATACCTAGGGTTGTAACTCATATGGATATCGACAAATACTCTTCTTCAAAAGATGATCAGTTGGAACTTATGACTGCACTACTGTGGGAAACAGAGCAGATAGATGTCGGTGAAGGATTTGTTGATAGCTATTATGATATCAGTGATGATATTATGAGCTTCAGTTCCCTGAGCAATAGGCATGATAATTGGGAGTACAATGGAGACTACACACTATTTCACGGTGGGTCATCATGCTACTCAGATTCAGTTGTGTCATCTATAGACGGAAGAATGTCTCCATACAATGATGCTGCAGTGAATGATTTTTGGGACTTCACAATGTCTGATGAGGATCCGTTTGAGCATATTGACCCAGAAGGAAAAGTTTCTGTGTATGCAAGAAAAGGAAAAGAGTGGTATGTATCCTCATCTGTAAGTGAGAGTCAGATATACCTAACCTACTATCATGACTATGATGGACTGCAAGAAGAAGAAGAGTTTATATTTTATTACGATGAGGCAACAGAAGAACTTGTAAATAAGGTTGAATCATACGTGCATGCACTCGTTCTTGACTGCCAAATAAAATGTATCATAAATGATGAGTTGCATATTGGTGGGTATGATAATGCATACGACTATACAAACAACATATTTAATCTGAAGATTTTGGACAGAGAATATGATGATGACCTATGGTCTGCAGCATACTCGATAATGGACTTTGTGGACTGGGAAAACAAGACAAAAGAAGAGACTATGGTCATGGACGCATACGAAGATTTTCTTATCCATAATACAGATGAAAACGGTAAGCTGTTCGGAAAGTATGATCACCTAAATATGTTCAGAGATATTGTATCCAAGGAAGGTAAAAAGCTTGTAAGAACAAAAGTGCCAAATGAAAACAGAGAGAGATGGGCAATAAAGTATAAGAACCATGAGTACCATTTTGAGCTTGCCGAATTATACGAGACAAGCCCTAAGGCATTCTATGAACAGTGCTCTCTAAACCTTACAAAGAGAACCCTTGAGAATATTGACAAGAATGCACTTATGGTAGAGGCAAAGAATGTCTTTGTAGGCTTCGAGGATAGCCTTGAGGCAGGAAACTGCAAGACAGGTACTCAGAGCTTCTGTAATAGGTTCGGGATCGATACTAGTGTGATTGGTGGCGTTAGAGGCGATGCTCTACTCGCTATGGATTATAGTAACTTCACGAGAAGAGCAGTAGCTCAAGCAATAAGCAAAAGGGGGAAACCACATGAAGAAGTAAATAGAGACGATACAAAAAGTAGTCCAGGCATGATGAGTAGAGTGATTGAGTTTGTACAAAATTTAATCGATCTATTGTTTAACAATAATAAAGGAGTAATAGCATGAGCAAGATAAGCATAAGAGGAATCGAACTTAAAGAGGGAGAGGAGTATGGAGCGAAGCTTAAGAATGGAAGAGCTAATTTAGTAACTGTAAAAGATGGAAATATAGTAACTGTTGCTGATGGAGAGGAAATAAAAGCAGATGAAATTCTTCGTGTTTCAGACAGAAGAAGAGGATTTTATCCGGATGGCATAGAGTACAGCGATGAGGTTGGAAAGTATGTAGCGGTAAGTATCTGTGAAGATGATCTAGATGAACTTATGATTCACAGAATGGAAGAAAATGCACATGTGTTTGGGCATATTGATGGGCTATCTGTAAATACAAGTTCCGGTGAAGATACTGTGGACAGAGAAGTATTTATTTACTCAAGCGATAATGTTCCTGAGCTCGTGTATGGTATGCAGGAATTGCTTTGGTCATGCAAGGACAACCCTGAGGAATGCAATTATGATGAGGATGCTATATACAAACTGGATGCAATAACTGAGATGCTTAAACACTTCATAGGGTACGAACTTGTACTGATCGTTGCTGTTCTCAAGTTCAACGAGATAGTGTTGGAAAATCAACCAGAAGAAGTATTGAAGCAGGCAGGAAAGCTAATGGATACGGATCCTGAATAGTATGGCAACATATGTATACCGGTGCACCAATAAGGAGTGCACCAATAATAATGTTGAGGTTGACGTAGTGAAACCCATGAGTGAGTCATCAAGCAAGGAAGTATGCAAAGAATGCAGTAAAGAGATGACGAAAGTATTTATACCGTTCAGTGCAAGAACACTGGACGGATTCAAAAGATAAAAGGATAATAAAGTGGACAATAAAGAATATGAAGTTACGGTACACGTAAGTTTTAACGGGCATAAAATAACAGGCACATACACAGTTACCGCACCAAATGAAGAGATAGCTAAAGAAGATGCTGAAGCATTTGCAGATGTTGATATCATGATCAGTTCAGGAGCCGCAAGGGAAAAGAAAAATGAAGATCTACAAAGTTAGGTTTCTAGATGAGCTCGGCAAAGAAATTGCTGAGTTTGGATTTTATGAAGACCTAGGTGACGCAGAGAGGAGAAGAGCTGAAGTCGCTTCAAGAATTTCACAAAGAGGAAGTCTTGAGATAAGAACGATAGTGCCGACTCCACCATCCGAATTTGTGGATAGGAGAATTAGGCTCGACACAGAGATAGTATATGAACTTAAAGAAGGTAGCAAGTATGATTGAGATGGAATTGATGACGGCAGTGAGTAAGCCGTCTGACCTAAAAGTATGCCATAAGTGCGGATTGTTGAATTGGTATGAAAACGAAGTGTGTCGCAATACAGTTTGTACATGTACAGAGTTTCACGAAGATCAACAAAATGTAAACTTGGCAATACAAGAGGAGTACAATTTCTACATGGTAGAAGAAGGTATGAGTGAAGAAGAAGTAGATCACATCTACATAGAAGTATAAAAGGAAAAATAATGCTAGGAACAATAAAGAGTGGTACAAGAGCACATGCAATGGAGATTATGGTAGCAGGATATGGACAGGCAGTCCATGAGAGTTTTGGCCCTGGAGGGTTCTTTGAGTTTGATGCACATCAACAGATTTTTGTAGATGCAGACGGAATAGATGTCACAGATGAACTGTTTGGGCTTGAGAGCCTACTTGACGGGTGGCACACATGGAACGATGATGACGAGGCAAGAAAGAATGAATATATTGCCAAGATTGAAGCGGAGCGTGCCGAAGAAGAGGCGGAAGCGCAAAGAAGAGTTGATGCCAACATTGGAGGATATTCAATGAAGGATTTTGCGGCGTCAGTGTTTAGTGATGGGTCTCACATATACTACAGGAAGAACAAGACAGGCAGTGCCGGAAGAGCAAAAGTAAATGGGTTTAGACTCACAGTTTTGAACGGAGAACCATCTGTCGAGTATAACGTTAAGTACGACAGGACAGGGTGTGATGAGTGGCTATCTGGTGGAGAAGTGTTCGCTTCAAAACTTGACCTTGCTGCAAGTGTAATGGCGAGTGTCTAGATGGCAAGGTATAGAGTTATTTTTGATGGTCAATATTACATTGCGCAAAGATCAAAACTGATTTTCTTTTGGACAGAGTATTTCAAGTCAGATACTCCTGGTGTAAAGAGTGAGTCTTTCAAGAGTACTTCTTGTAGAGACACAGAGGCGTTTATTAGGAGAAAAAAGGAGTCCGCCAATGGACAAAAAGATGAAGAAGGCAATGGATAAAGAGGATAAAAAATATGAAGTTTTAAGCGTTGACCCTGATGCTAGAGAGATACTTGCACCGTATGCAGGTCATAAAGTAATAGTGGCAGGAAGGATAGAGAGGTTGTCTATCTCAAGGGGTGCAAATCCTGTACCTACTGCGCTACTTAAAGACATAACAGTATTCATTGATGATAAGGAGCTGTCTCTTTCATATGCTTGGCTGATCACAACAAAGTTTGATGCAGAAACAGACTATCTATTTTCTGCAACAATAAGCGAGTATCCAAAGTTTGATGATAATAAAAATGCCTTTACTAAGTATGGGTTTTTTAAGATAAAAAGGACAATAAAGCACAAGGGAGATGTGTCTGCGGCACTAAAAATGCTTAGGCTGGCAGAAGAGGGAGATAAGAAGGCACTTGAAGGCGGGAATCATTATAGCGTTGGCGTGATACAAGAGATGCTTGAAATGTATGGCTTCGCAATTACTCCAATGATAACCCCTGAAGGAAAATGGACATGCTCTATTGTTAAGCCTGAGTGTGGCGAATCAATAGAGATATCAAAAGAGAAAACATTTGCAAAGGCAGTGATGCATGCAAGAGATATAATTTCTTTTTTGTGTGATATAAAAATTAAAACAACAAAGGAAGAATAATGGCTAACTATAGTGATTTTGAATGTACTCTTCGTGGGACAGAGGAGAGTATAAAAGCAGTACATAAAAGACTGCTAGAGTCAACAAAAGATGACTGGTTCTATATGGAACCTCCAGAAGGAGAAGTAAATAGCTGGGGGTACTCAGGTGTGGAGAGTCCATATTATAACGTTACGGAGAATGAGATATATTTTGCAGGATCCGGAAGATGGCATGGTCCATATGGTGTCATAGAAGATCTAGCAGAAGAGTTCTCCCTGTCTGGTGACTATAATGACTTCGAGTCCGGATGTAACTTTTACCACAAGATGATATTTGCAGACGGAATAAAAACTCTTGATAAGGAATACTCATATATGTCACCTGAGTCCGTAGCCCACAGAGGTATTGAATTTATGCTGGAAGAGTACCAGTGGATAGCGGAAGAAGATGGATGGGAAGAAGAGTATAGCGAACTGATTGAATCCTTGGTGTCATCCGGAGTTCCAAGAGATGTACTCATGAAAGAATACAGAGCTGTAAATTCACAATGTGAACCGAACGCTGACAAGCAATGGCTTCCAAAAGTATCTTCATCTAAAGAGATAGCAGATGCAATCGGAATACCTGAGGAGGAGAGCCAAAATGAGTAGAAGCATAGAAGACCTAAGGAAGGATTTGATACACTACACTGAAGTGTTTAAGCGTGCTAAAGATAGGGGGGGCAGACGCATGATAGACGGTGCACAATGGAATATAGACAGGGTAAACGATAGGATCAGAGAGGAAGGTAAAAAATGAGTAAGATAATAGACGCCATAACAAGAAAATGCTCTCCAGAAGGGAACCAAGAAGTATATAAAGAGTACGTTATAGAGTCACTAATAGGCGGGTGGCTTGTGATGCTGCCCCAAAACTATTATTCTGATGCTATAAAAATGGTTACTGATGAAGATGGGGACAGTTTTGTGTTCTATGCTACAGGAGAAAAGATAGATGATGAAACTATTGATATCTTAACATCAGAAGATGGAGTAGCATGGTTTATTGTAGAGTCAGCGTTTAAGGAAAAGACGTTAGAAGCGTTCTTGATGTACTTTGACGATGATGAAGATGTTTATGCCGGTCCGTTAAAGACAGACTGTACCTGTAAGAGGTGTGGTAATAATACAGTTGTAGTAGAGGAGTCTCTCGACTATCCGTACTACTGCTACACTTGCGATGAGAATATGTACTCATTTGAGGTTGAAGGCGGCGAGCCATCGAACAAGTGTGCTGAATATATAGAAGATGAATCTTCTGTAGACACACGATTCTATAATATATTGTGTCCAGATGGAAGTGGTGTCGTTATTGAGCTTGAGGTTGCGTTGTTGACAAACGAAACAAATCTGTGTTGGATGGATGTCGTTGCCACCATTGGAACCGATAGAGTATTCAGCTCATCTCAATGCATTGGAGAGTGGGAGCCTGAGCTTGGGCTTAGCCACACCATAGATGAAGAGTACCTTACAATATCTGTAGACAACTCAGACAAGAGGGCTACACTTCAAATCAAGGTGCAGAAGGATGAGCCGGGAATCATATTTGACCTGTTCAAATACGAGAGGACTCCAACTACCGATACATACACTGAAAGAGAGGAGGAAATAGTAGAAGCCCTTGGGTATCTGACAATGGAAGACTGCCATGGAGAAGACGAAGAATAGGTTTGGCATACGCCAACAACAACTGGGTAATATTCCCAACACAAATAACAGGAGATAAAAATGTACAACAAAGTAGTATTGTTAGGAAACTTAACAAAAGATATTGAACTAAGATATACGCAGAGCGGATCGGCAATAGGAAACACGGGGATTGCGACAAATAGAAAATGGAAGTCACAAACAGGAGAGCAAAAGGAAGAGGTTATGTTCGTTGACATCACATTCTTTGGACGATCTGCAGAGATTGCGAACCAGTACCTTAGAAAAGGCAGCAAGATCCTTGTTGATGGTAGGCTGAAGCTTGACCAGTGGAAGGCACAAGACGGATCTAACCGGTCCAAGCACAGCATTGTTGTTGAGACCATGAAGATGCTGGATCCGAACCCAAACAACGGAGGAAATGGACAGGGAGGATACCACAACAACCAGAATAACCAGAACCAAGGTAATGGTGGATACGGTAATGGAAACGGCAACGGTAATGGGTACGGAAACAATGGTCAGGGCAATGGTCAGGGCAATGGTCAGGGTGGATATCAGAACAACGGCAATAATGGCCAAGGAGGATACCAGAATAATGGCAACAATGGGAATGGGAACAATGGTGGAGGAGCGCAACCTGATCAAATCCCGGAGATTGACATCAACGAAGACGAGATCCCGTTTTAGCAGGTGATATATTCATGCAAGCATAGCTTGCGTGGATCGCAAATATCCATGGCAAAATAAAGACAAACAAAAAGGACATTAGGTATGAACTATGAAAGTAAAAGCAAGTATGTAGAATTTGTAATTGAAGACAGTGATTATATAAACGACATAATGGAAGAGTGGGGGATTATTACAGGTAGAGGAACTGTGTCATATTATGATAATGACAACATGGCCGTGCCTGAGTATGATCACTCATTTGTTTTAGAATGGGAAAATAGCGTTGGGGAAAAGAGAATCCTTGTTGGAGATGAGCATGATGCTATATTCGATGAGATATTTGACTGTGTAAATATATATGACTTCCTTCTTGCAGATGACGGTGAGCAGATAGACATTAGTGACTATGCTAGCCTGTCAATAGAGGAGATGCTAGGAGTAAGAGATAGAACTGAACCGGTTGGACTATCCTCGGAACAGTTCAATGAGCTTATGTCTAGGCTCATAGAACTGAAAGAGGACTCCTTGTACAGAAGGGAGATCAATGGAGACACTGAAGTGTATCCTAGGGTCAATGGAATGATACCTTATCTAGAGGCGAAAGAGATCATTCTCAAATATGTAATAGACAAAGGAAATGTAAAAAAATGAAGACAAGAAAAGGAAAAGGTTATAATACCTGGGGCTTGACAATGGCATCAAAGGGAGAGGACAACAATCCATACATTCTACTTTGGCTAGGTAAGACAGCATACGAGTATGGATTCAATGATTTTTTCATGAAGCCGTATAGGTATGTTTGGCACTACGGAGATACATCACATCTCATGATAGCAAAGAAAGAGATAAGCTTTACAATACACACCGGGAAGGAAGACGGATTTGTTAGCTGTAGGTATGGTGCAGACAAAGATTTTCTTATGGGAAAAAATGCGAATCACCTGCCTGCATGGCACAAGATGTGCAGTCTTCCATGGATGCATAATGAGTTTGACGGGCAATGGCTTCTAAATATAGATGGTACAGAGTTCTTAAAGATAAAAGATGGGACTATAGATCTAGATGCTTCACCATGGGACTATCCAGGGCACGAAAGGGTTGACTTTGAGTTTGTTGATTCTCATGATAGTGAGATAATCATAGGTACAGCAAGAATGGAAAGACGTGTATGGACAAGAGGAACGAGTTGGTGTAGCTGGATGAAGTACTTTTTTGATCCTATAGTACACACAGATATGGCCATTGACTTCAATAAGGAGGTCGGTCCAGAAAAAGGATCATGGAAGGGAGGAATAGTTGGTATGAGCATCAACCTTAATGATGGTGAGAATGGGCTCGATGCGTGTAAAAGGTTCTGCTTTGAGAAAGGGTACACCTTCCATGGATTCCTACATCACGGAAAGAATAACGAAATTGTATACAAGAATAAGATAACAAAAGTAGATGACTTTGAAGCAGAAGGGCAGGGAGCAGTCATATGAGGCACCCAATATATGACGAGGAACTTCCTGAGGTTATGAGAAAAGCAGCCGTGCTTACTTTTGAAGGAAAGCATGACCAGGCACAAAGAATGTTGAAGCATGTGATTGACAAATTCGGAGAGGATAGGGGTGAAGAACATGAAATTATTAAACAAAATTCAGAATACTCTCTCACGATGATGATGATGCAGGCTAGGCTATCAGCTCTAGTTATGATCACAGGATTTGTGTGGATTGATGCTACACGTGATGAGTGGTTCTCACCATTATCTATGAAGGTTATAAGCTCAATAACACTTGACAATTTTAAGATGCCTTTCAATACAGGAGTAATATCTATTTCAAAGAGGGATTATCTATTTCATAAGGATGAAGAGGGTCTGCTGATAGTCCTGCTCCAAGACAAGTATCTATCCGGCCTAGCCAAAGAGAATGCACACTTCGATGAGATAATTGATCTTCTTGCAGAAGACCAGTCATTTCCACATGCTATCTTTAACGATGGAAGTAAAACCATAGGTGAGTTGGTAGACGATGGTGGGCTGTACACTAGCGAGAATTCAGAGGGGCAGAAGCAAGAGTTTTATGCTGTTATGTCTGCACTAATGTATGTAGCTATGTCAAACTCATCAGTAGAAGAGTTCAAGGATACCGTAAAAAGGAAGAAGGTTCTAGCCAAGAAGAGAAAGAGCTATCCTAGACACGTTACAAATGTAATAAATGTGAGACAGAGAGTTAGAGTTAGAGATGGTAAAAGCGTAAGCAATGGATCTAAGTCTGAAAAGATGTGGATAGTTCGTGGGCACTGGAGAAATCAGTATTACTCGAAGACTGACGAGCATAAGCATAAATGGATAGACCCATACTTTAAGGGAGAAGGCAAGGTTGCAGCAGAAAAAGTATATAGAATATAAGGAGGAAACATATGGATCATAAATTAAAAATGCACAATTTGGAAAGGTTAAAAAGATCAAAGCTTGAGGAGATGAGGGTTATCCAGGCAGACATATCCAAGATAGAACAGAGTATAAGTTACCATAAAAGGCAATACAAACTTGAGTATGAAAATGCAGACAGGGCACGTGAGTTACTCTCTGGGTATAGTAGGGATAATATAAGGGGCATAGTTAAGTTTCTGCTTATATCTTTCAAGGACTCTCCTATGTACTTCAACCTATATAAGGATATAGAAATTGATGACATGATGGATGACGATGACTTTTTTGATTTTGTAGTAATCAACCTAGGACCTGCTGTGCTTAAAGACCTAAAGAGGAGATTTGTTAAAGTGGTAATAAAGGATGGTGAGGAACAGATAGAGGCACGCACCGGTGCACCTATGAACGAAAATGGAAAAGTAAGATTGTGGAAAAAACTTACAAAGAAAAATGTAGTGGCAGAAGCGAAGAGAAGATATGAAGAGGCTCGAAATGCAAAGAGTATGAGTGGACTAGACGATGAGAATAGATCTGTATGACACTTTTGGTATGCACTTTGAGGAGTTTAAGATAAGACTGTTCTTTGTGAATGTAAATGCGTATGATGCAAGTGCCGTTCTTAAGGCTAGAAAGAAGTCTAAGGACGTGTCTCAACTGCATGTACTGGAAGAGAGAATGGGTGAACTTAGTCGGGAAGAAAGATTGATTGTAAGATCCGCAATAGATAGAACACCACTGAAGGGGTAGTAATGGCAACAGCAAAAGATATAGAAGAGGTGATTGGGGTTTCAAAAAGAACCATCGAGCTATGGGCAACTAAAGACAACGGTCAGCAAAACAAGGAGTCTAGGAAAAAGCTGGCACTATTTTTAAAAGGCTTTTCAAGAGAAGAACTGGAAAGGCATATGAAAAAATGTGGTGCATAGTAGATGTGAATGGAAACGTAATAGACATGTACAACAGAAAGCAGGATGCAGAAGATTTTGCTAGCTGCTGTGTTGATGAGCCATGCTCTATACAATGGGTGGAACAAGGGGATTAGATGAGCAAGAAAGAAGTATTAGGATATGAAATGGTAATGGCTACACTTGAAGCCTTAGGGCATGATGATTTTGAGAAAGCATATGTAACATACAAGGGAAAAAGGCTTCACTTAGCAGGACTCAAGCTGGTAATCGAAGATGACAATAAAGAAGAGAAAGGTGACTAATGACAAGAGAAGAGATAGACAAAAACTTATCAAAAGAAGATATGGAGTACATAGATATGAAAAGTAGTGAAGCAATAGACGCATGTGCGTGGTTTAAGAGCTGTGGAATCTATTCCTACTTTGACGGAAAAGAAGACGTGTACGTAGCAATCAACGGTGAAGACATTCAGGTGTCAAGCTCAGAAATCAGCTATAGAGCAGACCTGTATAGAGGGACATCTGTATCTAAACATGACAAAGGTAGAGAACTTCAGATTGTTGAAGAGATAAAATACTACGATGGGCAAATGACAGGTATTATGAATGCTTTGTATGAAGAATCATATCTTGCAAACATAGAAAGGGCAGAGCCTTCAGCTATTGATTTGAGAAGAATGAAAATCACAAGAATGCTATCTGTGTATGGTGGTCTATACTGTAAGAGGAATAGCCTACTAAATGAGCTCAAAGGAGAATTGCAATGAAACATTTACTGTTCACATCTGCTGACTGGTCAATGTCTGGGGTCTCCCAGATATTGCTAGACACACCAAGAAAAGATGCAAAAGTTACAAGGGTTGAATATAAAGATATGGGGAAAGAGGATCCGACAATACGTGAGCCAACCAGTAGTCATAACTACATAAGGCTTACAAAAAAAGATGTGGAGGTTCTGCTTAGCAACATGGAAGAAAAAGATATACTTGTTATCTACACAGGTGTAAAAAAATACGACTAACAAAAGGGAAGATAATATGGAAAATGAAAAATTAGAGGTGACTAATGACAAGAGAAGAGATTAAGGCTGCACTTCCAGCTATGGTTCATTTTGCTGAGGGTGGAAACCTATGGTGCTATGATGGATCAAGCTGGCTGAGGCAAACGCATATAGGATTCTCGTCTCTTGACTATGAGATAAAGAATGTGATAGAGGATAGGTTTTTCGAATCAAGAAAAGCTTTGGCACTTGGTAAAAAAGTTGAAGTTAAGAAGTGTGGTGAGTGGAGGGTATGGAATAGTTATGGCGAGTGCTGGTCAGAAGATGACGAGTATAGACCACAAGCAGATAAGCCTACATTTTGTGTGGGGGATTGGTGTATTGACCCATTAACCAGAGATCCTAAACAGGTTACTGATATCTTTTTCAATGATGGTATAAACCTATGGATGTTCTCAACAAACAATAATAGAGATGTGTATGTAATAGATGATTTTAGAGGTAGAAAAAAGCCAGTATACGAGTGGCAATGGTACAAACATCTATCTGATAACAAGTATGATTTTACGACAGAACACTTTACTGAATATGACAATTATGGATGGCAGAGATTTGAGCCATCAAGGAGAGAGAAGCTATGAATAGAAGAGAGGCGAGAAAAATACAAGAGGCGTTAAACCATTTTGCACATGGTGGAGATCTATGGTGGTGGTGCTACGGAGACAATCGATGGTATATGCAGACAGCCATATTGTTTGGCAACTATCCATGCAACATTATAGAGGATGAACATTTTGAGTTCCGGAAGGCACAGGCGCTTGGGGCTGAGATTGAACAGATAAAGTGGAACACGTGTAACTGGGGAGAGTTTGAGAGTTTCTACGAGGGTGGAAAGTACAGAATTAAAAAGGATAGTAAGATGAGTGAGAAACAAGAGAGAACATACGAGGTTGTATTTGGGTACACGGAATACGGGAAGGCATACGTTAAGGCAACTTCAGAAGAAGAAGCTATCAAAAAGATAGATGACCATTTGGCTGATGAAGGACTCGATAACCTAGACTACAAGTGTCAAGATAGAGACTATTCTGCAGAGGGGGCAATAGAGATTGAAGGTGCTGAGAATGGCAAGTGACGGCATGAGCAGGACCACAGAGGCTGAAGACTATTTCGCAAGAGAGGTTGAGTATTACGACGAGCAAATGTCAAATATTTCAGATGCCCTATATAAGGAGTCTTATAATGATTGCATACTAAAAGCTGAGTCTGCTGCACTGGATGCAAGAAAGATAGAGATCAATAGAATGCTAGCTGTGTATGGAGACATGTATTGCCGGAGAGCTATGGCACTAGATAGATTGAGGGGAGAAAGACAGTGAGTGAAATAAAAACAAACGGTGGAAGGGTTGCTAAGTGCGGATGCGGAAGCACCAAGATGAGAGTTGAGACTATAAACTCATGTGGTCACTGCATGTTCAATGGATATTATCTTGACTCTGAGTATTCAGACAAGCTATGCGTTGCTGATGAGATGTGGAATTACGATGAGGATCTCAGAAACAAAGCGAACGACACACTTGGTCTTGACTTGTCACGGCACCAGTCACAAGATGAAGGTGAATGTCAAATGGGAAGCAACTGGGATGCAGGGTGTTCTCTGTATATCTGTTCTGACTGTGGAGACATTGTTGACTTTGTAGCATTCGTGGACGGTTGCTAGCATGGATACCATCTATAATATAGAACATGACATACTCATGAGGGTTGCTGGGTTTAAGCATGTGAATGGAAGGTCTCCACAGTTTTTGGTGCTTAGCAACGATATGCTTCACAAGTTACTTTCGGATGAGTCTATAAGCGGGGTTGGATCACGTGATATAAATGGAACATTGAAATATATGGGAATGCTTGTTTCACGTTTAGAGTCCCACAATAGTACGAATCAGATACTAATAGGATAGTAAATAAAAAATTAAGGAGATAGTGATGGCAAAAATTAAGATAGTGGGTGATATCCATTACTCGAAAACGACACAGATATATTACACTAGGGTTAATGGTGTACTATGGAAGTACCCAGTATATCCTGGAGCACAAAGAGGATGGGCGGAGTCAGCATATGGTGGTGACGAAAAGAAATTTACAAAGGTATCGATAGATGCGTTCAATAGGGATGTGGCATAATGGAAGGAAGTAATAAAGATGAGAGAATAGATAGCCTCAAGGCAGGAGATCGCATAAAATATGGAATTCCAGATATAGCTCTTGCAGAATATGAAGTTATTGGACACACGTCTTCTGGGCATGTGCTATGTTGGCTCCCAGATAGAAGGGACTCATATAAGTGTGCTCGTGAGTTTATATATCTCATGGACGAAGAGGAGAGCTTTAGAGGAGAATACTGTATAAACGATAGGGTTTTATGTTCAGAAATGAAAGCGGATCTTATTGAATCATATGGGTATAGCGATATTGATGCGGAGCTATGGATAGATGAGAATAAAACAGAGGTGTTAGACGCTATGTGGGCAGCATACTCGACCTATACGAGAGAGAATTGTACAGACAAAGGTAGTGACGTATGAACAGAAATGAAGCTTTTATGGTCGAATTTGATGAGGCCATGATGACAGATGATGAGCCTGGGCACAAGAAGGCAAGAAGGATAATCTCAATGTATGATAATTCTTCTGCTGAGATACAGGATATTATTGATGATGTTTTTATAACACTGTGCGGATACTCAGTAAAAACACTCAAGGATATGGCAGACAAGGGAGGTAATCTATGAAAGTTGGGGAAGCTATAAAGAAGTTGTCCGCAATGGATGAAGACGCAGAACTAAGGGTTGCTGACTTCTCTCCTGTTGAGTTCGTATCAATGATTAATGGGAGCGTATGTCTCGGTAGCTTTGGTGACGATGAGATATCAGGAACAGAGTATTGTGTCACAATAAACGAGAGGTTGTCTACCAGGATAGTATTGGTAGCAGAGAGTGAAGAAGAAGCCTTGGATAGGGTAAAAGGAGCATATGAGACAAGAGAGATATCTTTAACTCTTGACGATTGGGCAGATACAAAATTTGAAGTAGAGGAGAATTAGTATGGGGTATAGAATAGAGTTCAGAGGTGACATAACATACTCTGGTAGCGATGAAGACATGAAGATTGTTGCAGACATTATGGATGGCCTTTCAGCTACAAGAAGAGTCAAGAGAGACATGAGTAAGCATACCGGAGAGCTAAGCCTACCTATGGAAGACTACGGGATAGAAGGAGAGTTCTATTTTGGTAGAGACGACAGCAGTGTAGTAGATAGCAACAGCCCTCCAAGTTCACAACCGTCTCTGTATTGTGGATGGGAGTATGATACGCCAGGAGTTCTTGTATGGAATTATGATGAGCAAGCAAGCTCTCCGGACGGATGGATCAGATATATTGTGGAGAAGATCATATCTGCTAACAACTGTGTATGTAATTGCGAGATAGAGTATAGAGGTGATGACTGGGACGACTATGGTACAATCGTAGTCAAGAACAATGTTGTAGATCTGTATGAGATGAATTGTATTGCACCAGTGTCTGATGCAAATATTGTCGATGCAAAAATACGATACTATAATCCATCACAATTTGACAATGTTAATACTGTCAGCGATTGGTCTGATATGAGTTCAGATGACATGGCGAATAATTATTGGCTATTGTTCTACGATACGCTAAATGATATTGTTGCCGATGGTGTAACAGAAGTAGTTAATCAGCATGATTTAGATATAATCACAGACCTTGTGTCCGAGGTTATAGGCAATGAGAATGATAAGGATGGTACTCCAGTGTACCCGGATATGTTCATATTTAGTTTTAATGTGGCAGTAGATAAATAAAAATAAAAAAAGGTGGTCAAAATGAATAAAATGTCAGCGGTAGGAATGCTAGTTAGTGGTGAGTGTGATTCTATTTTACATGGAAGCTCAGAGTTTATTCTTCAGGGTGAAGATGTCGTCAATAAAAGAAGTAAGAAAGCACTTGATATGAAGAAGATGCTTGAAGAGGGATGGGACACAAAGATGCTCCCAAGATGGGACGATGCAATGCAAGATGGTGCTGAACGGCCTACACTTTGTGTACTTGAGAATGATGGATCGCTCATCATTATACTTAGCAAGACAGAAGATGGAGAATATATCACTTCGTACGGAGAGATCTATGATAGAGATACTTATGGTCAACTTAGACCTGCGACAAGAGATGAAGCGTTAGCACTTCTTGCTGATGTGAAAGATGCTGCTCCATCAAAGCCTAAGCCTAAAACAAAGCCGAAGAGTGAGCCGAAGATAAAAGAGGAAGTACCAAGAGAAGAAGAGCCGGCAGTTATCACTGGGGAGACAGACATTAGCGAAACAGGCGAGACTTTTGCAGAGATGCCACAAGAGGAACTTATTGATCTTTGTGGTGTTCCAGAGGAAGAGAATCCTTTTGTTGAAGATCAAGAATATGATGATAGTTGCATTACAGGAGCCACAGAGGGTAGTGATGTCCCAAAGCCTCAAGAGGAATGTCAGCCTCAGAGATCGACGAATACTACAAAGCCAAAGGACGGGGGTGAGCCAACGCTCAAGGATCAGTATGTATCTCTGGGTCTAGATAAAGATCTATGGCCTGACTTCTGTAGCTATTGTTTCACGAACGATGTTGACAATGTGGCACTGATGGAGCGAGGAATGAAATATGCATCGTCATGTGTTATCGATTTTATGGCAGATAGATCAAAGGGTTCTAGACGTGACAGCACAAAACATGAGTCCGATGACACTATCATTGATAAGCTTGAGGTGCTAGTTGACTTTGGTCTTGAGAGCAATGACGCTATTGACTTCTATGAGTATCACAAGCTAGATAAGTTCAGGTTGGCTACACTTATCAGTGATGCTACGGATGGAAGACTTACAGAGCTGGTTACGCAATTTTATGATGAAAGGAAATAAGATGGAAGATACAGATAGATTAGTAATATGGTGGGGTCCGGACTTGGACAAGGAAGATGTTTTTGTTATGCCTGTTGCAACAGTAGAAGAGGGGGTTAAGACCCTTGGACTTCTTACTGCATACGATGAGTTCCTTACGAACCAAAAGTTCAAGGAAGAGGCTGTTAGTAATGGAGCCCTTGCATTTCTAACAGAGAAGGGTGAACTTAATCAGTGGTCATACACAAGTATAGCTGATGGAGGAGTAAAATATGATGATCCAATGGAGTATCTAAAAGCTAAATATACGAAGACAGAGATTATAACATGACCAAAGTAACAATGAGCGTATATGCAATGGCTGTAGAGTTTGATGATGGTGAGATGATGAACCCACGACCAGTGTTCCTTAGACCTGAGCATGCTGAAGAGTTTGCTAAACTTATGGAAAAATCTCCAAATGTTAAGTCATGCGACTCATGGCTAGCTACAATATCGGTAGATGAAGAGGATGTTCCCAAGTACACAAGAGCTACGTAATAATTCCCCACTCGAAAGAGTGGGCGCAGTAGTCTGATTTTTTTTAGATTACGTTTATATCTGGATTGAAGTTTTTTGAACGCCGGTAACTTTTCTATATATGTGCTCAGCGAGCATCTCTGCCTGCTCTTGCGTTATGAACGCATCTTCTCCGTTGTAGTATGATGAAGCCCCAGAAGATTCATAGAACGTATCTACTTTTTCAATTAGTTCGGCGTCAGTAAATAGTGAAGCCAGATGTATCTCTACCTCATCACCATTCTTCTTTATGTCAAGCTCACTAAATTTATTCATAGTAAATATATTCGTATCTTTCTCTACTTCTTCTGGCACAACAGCATTGTCAGAGATGAGCCCATCTTCACGAACAGAGTTTGATAGTATAGACTCTCTACTTTCAAGAGCTGATGCAAAAGATATAACAGGTGACGATATTCCACCGTTCATCCTGACATTGTCAAGCCTTAAAGAAGAAGAGTCTCTCTCCTTGCTTATGGATCCTGACTGCAGAGAGATAGATACATCCCAATCTGCAGAGTCTATACCTATTGTCTCTCCATTCTTGTAGAACTCCTGATCATATATTCTTATTGGGAATACAGTATTATCGTCATCATTGCTGTAGTCAAATGAAAGACCAGGGTCGTAAGAAAGTGTTGGCGATTCAATGCTTCCATCTTTCATGATAGATATCTCAGAGAGAATCTCTTTTGTCATTATGGACGTGTCTTTTATCTGGTCTATAGGCATCATGATTACTGACCCAGGTATCCCATCGGAAGCCTTATAGAAGAATGTTGTCATGTCTGATTCATTATATGCGAAGAAGTCACTAGCATTATACCCTTTGAGAACTATAGTAGGTGCCTCTATGCTTGTAGTTGCTGCAACAGCCATTCTTACTGATCCATAATAGTCATAAGATCTAAGGAAGTCAAATGCCAAGTCAGCTCCAGTGTTAGCTGTGTTCACAAGTGTCTGTGAATACTTAAGTGCAGATATGAAACTATTCATATCCTCTATCGTTAATTGTGTGCTCATGTTAAACTCCTATTATACATATAGACCAGGCTCACCGAATGTCTTATGTACATCATTCTTGAATTCTGATACTCTCTTTTTTCTCTTATCTATAAATCTATCTATACCATAGTATGTACCTGCAGCAGTAATTCCAAGTCCAACTATTCTATTCTTCGCCTTCGAGCTTTCTCTAGCTTCAGATATCTTCTTGCCCGTCTTCTTGACACTCTTTACTATTTTAGCAACTGATGCTTTTTTCTCTAGCATGTCTTTCTTCTTTCGTGTCTGCATTATATATTGAGCAGGCTCTATGGCACTAAGTCCAAGCATGCCTGCAGCGAGAAGACCTGATCCAAATCTCTTTGTCTTGAATAGATTTCCGATATTGCTAAACTCTCTACCTGTAGCAGTAAGAACCTTCTTGGGTGATAGTATGTTCTTAACCATCTGCTTTGTTCCTATCTTCCCAGACTGTTTCATTTGATGCATTGTATTAAGAAATGCACCGGTTCCTATTGTTCCAGACGCCACAGCAGGAGCAGCTATTGATGCGAAGTGACCAGCATTAAACTTCTTGTCGTTTCCATACTTATCACTTGCCTTTCCAACAAGATGCTCAGCCGGTAAAGTTACTGCTGTCCCTGCAGCGGCACCAAGAGCAGTATTTCTGAGCATCCTGCCACCTGACGCTAGCATACCTATTCCTTTTGCTCTGCCTTTCCATACTGGTATTGCATTGAATAAGGCTGTAGCACCTGCTGACCATCCAGCTGCTTCAAGTAAGCTTGGGGATTCTTGTTTCTTCTTTTGCTTCTGTAGGACGTCAGGAACTCTTCTAACTGCTTCTTCTGGTAGACTCTCAAGGACTTGTTGTCCTCCGGGCTTATTCGATATATTTGCCATGAATACCTCTAGTAATTTATTTTATCTATGATTATACCATATCTTTTAAGACAAGACGAGGGGTCTTGTCTGCACTCTGGGTCAGTGCTTATCTTCCAGTGTAGGAATTCTGATATAAATATGAACCCTCTATCACTTGCATCCTTGTCAATACTTGACCATTCTCTATGGAACTTTGATCCCTCAACTATGGGATTTTTTATGTGATGCCATAGTGTTAATGCACCTGCAATGTTTGATGACTTCACAAAGCCAAGTCCTTCCATACCTACGATTCTCTTAAGCTCATTGGCACACCATTGCTTCTGTGCTAATCCTAGGAACATCTGCTTTCCAACAAGTCTTCTGTCCATACTCAGAACAAAGTCTCTATCATCCTTTCGGATAGACCCTATTCTCAATATGCGCTCAAGCCTATCAATGTCACCCATGTCAAACCCATTATCTCTAAGCCATATCTTAGACATAATGTCTGACGTACTCCATCCTGCAGGTCCAAAAATTACATCAGCTCCACCCTTCTTCTCTATCCTGAATGAGAATGGATGTGGATCTGACTTCCTAATGCATGTCAATGCTGCCATCGATGTTGTATATACATTTTGTATGGAGAACAATTTTCGTCCCTGTTGAATTAAATAGTTATTTTTGGCACGGGAATGTGCCTAGTATGTTTTGACCAAGAACGACATCGAATGTACAACCATTGTCTTTGACGTCTTCTTCTATTGCCATATTGTATAGTACGATATCTCCTACTGATACAGGTATGCTTGGGCTATCGCCTACTGCGATTACCTCTCCTCTTGCTGGATATTTCTCTGTTCTTACTGTCTCTACTATGATTCCAGTTGAACTCATTTGTGGCTCAGGGATATGCTGTACAGCGACGATGTCCGGTCCGGGTATGAAGTTTATAGTACTCATTTGGTATTCCTCTCTTTAGTGTGATGTGTAGTATACCATATTGTAACATTAGATAAAGCTTATTGACTATCTATAGGACTTACAATGTCAAGAATAATTAAGACTACCGCACTCACAAGAACGATTGGCCATGCAATAGCGAGAGCCATAGCATTGACAGTAGGCATCTTTCTTCCGGACAGTACAAGAATTACTAGAGTGACAAGCGATAAGCTTATAGAAAATCCCCAGAACTCACACCATGCCATAATATCTCCTAATTTTTAGAATTATACCATATTAAATATGATAAGGAAATATTTAATTTGGTATAATATTATCAATCAATCAAGGAATCATATGTATAAATTCATCGCATGCTTCGTAGCAATAGATAAAGATAGTAAGATAAAATATGTGTCTCATGAACTTACAGGAGCGAGATACCCTAAGAATAATACAGAAGACATAGTTGGCATGTGTAGAGCTATACAGTCATTCTCTAACCTTGACTTAGAGTATGTTGATGTCTTCCATCTTATAGATCCTGCAGGAAGAACAATATGGGAAGAGGGCACCCTTGAAGGAGAGAGAGATGATCTAAGTATAGTGCCAGTAGACTACTCTTGACTATTGTGTGCTAAATGAGGTATTATTACAGTGCGTGAAAACACGCCACCTTCACAGGTGTGAGCACTAGCTCAACATGCACGGCAATCTTTCCCCTCAAAGTTTTGTCTTAGCATTTCTATCCTTTCATAGCTACACGTTGTATGCCTAGCCGGTGAGGTGGTCCGGACCTTGCCTGCCAGGTTACGTGTAGCTCCTAGACAATGACTCAAGTTCACTCACAAGATCATCTAACTTTACAAGATTCTCTTCTATCTCCCTATCAATATCAACAGCCCTCTTAACTATGTCTATGTCAAGTATAGAGTCAGGCACTTTGATCTCACCAAGAAACTTCTTATCAATGGCATGCAGCCTCTTTCTCTTTCCCAGCTCTTTCGCTACCTCTCGTACAACTGTATCACTCTGCAACCACAGAGATAGACTCACAGCTATATTGAACGTAGGACATCGCAGGTATAACATATGTCTTCCGGCAATAGTAGGTATGTCATCAAAGGGTATAAACCTATAAGCTCCAATATACTTATCAAGTCTTGGTATCACAATACAGTTCTCATCAAGAGCATGTATGTTCATAATAGCAGTAGAGTATTTCTCGTTAGGTATTTCAAGAGTACTTCTGAAGCTCTCATTGGGTCTACGATTGTCTTCAAGCACACGCACTTTTCCTATCTTAAACTCACCTCTTCTTTGTGCGAATTTCCTCTGTACATTGTGTACTGTTATACCATGCTCTGCCATGAACAATTCGAGGTCAATAAGCTCTATGCCTCTCTGGTAAAACTCTCTTCTTATATCACTGTACGGTATGTTACTCATATCATGTCCTTTCATAAAATACCAGCCTAGGTATTTACAAAAGTATTATATCATAAAAATACCAGGCTAGGTATCACGTCGTAGGTATATAAAAAAGTGCTCGTACACCCCTAGTCACAACACAATACTTAACCACAGTCCCATATAAGAGAAGAGACCCAAGTAATAACATAGAGAACATAGAAGAGAGATAAGAGATATTAGTAACGGAGTAGATTCGTTCTTCGGACTGATGCTGAATGAAACGTTTGCTTAGTCTGTGTGCTTTGGGATGAGGTGGGGAGGAAGTCTGCCTCATCCAAAAACACATAGACGACTGCCCTCACGTGAGTGGGCGTTCACGTGCCACCAGGATGGTAGCATAGGCTTGCCGATGGATCAAATGAAACCTTTGTGGGCTCTCACCGTCCGTAGTGGTATTATAGCGTGATAGTTCTTAGTCTGCAATAGTTCTATTTTGGAATGTACGAGAGGAGGGGCTCAGCGTTAACCGAGCCCATATGAAGTAAAAATGTCAATCAGGTCATAGGGTACTAGTCGGACCTGATGTCTTAAAAAAGGATGAAAAGTGATTAACATCACGTTTGCGAAGAGCTTTTTACTCTTGCATCAGCATTATATACGAGTAAACCTTAAAGTATTATGAGCGGTGTGATTTTTGAGTATGCCTATCGTAGGGATAAAAATGGCATGTTGCCCCATAGTGGAATACACTAGTCGGAGCACATGCTTGTAAAAGGAGGTAGGATCTTTCTTGCGATAGCAGTACAGCATATCTTTCTGGCTATCATGAGTATGCCTATCGTAGTGAATGATACTATCAGTACGAAAGAGAATATAGCAATACTAGAGGATAGTATCACTGTGTACATAGAGTCTTTTATCATATCTTCTTCTTCCTTACGCCTTTGGTTCCCATTCTTGGAGCACGGTACGGTCTCTTAACAGACTTCATGTAGCGAACGCTCTTTGCTTGAGGTTTTCTCTGGTACTCGGAGTAGCTCATCGCCTCCTTGTCCGCATCTATGTTGTTTTCTGGGGATACCTCTTCAGGTGTCCTTCCTGATAGTTTCTTGCCAGCAACATTTTTCTTCTTGCTACACTTTTTCATCTCTATCCTTTTGTATAATATTTACGTATTATAACAAAGAAGAATCTAAAAAGCTACAGTTTCATATGGTATACTTCTTGGAAGCGTATATATAGAGGAGTGGAAATGAATAAAGATCCAAGAACGTTGAAAGATCTAGTAGACAATGCAAATGAGGGCTACTCAATGTCTGTGTTTGGTGAGACAAAGTTCTCTGAAGATGACATCTATAGAGTAAAAGCTGGTGGGTTCAAAAAGACGAAAGAGAATGTGTATAAGTGGTGGGCGAACGGAAGTTGGATTCTTGCCAGCAAGGCAATGAAAAGAATATCTGAACTGTTCATTATAGATGGCGCTGGGTTTAAAGCTGTAACAGGCGAGACTCTCACGGCTGAGATAGCGAGACGGAGTAGGATACCGCAACCTTCTGCAGTAGCATCGGCTAGATACAATAGTACAAAGTGGACCAAGGGTGTAGCAGCAGAGTTTCGTAACGAAGTCAAAGTGTACAAGCAAGTGAGCAAGAAGAATCATGCACAGGTATTGTACGAGAAGTTATCTAATATGATAGAGGATACATACCAAGCACCTATGATAGTGCCTGAGTTCACAACTGGTACAATCTCATCAATATGTGATCTCATAGCAGTCAATGATAAAGACATAGAAGCATTTGAGATAAAGAGTAAGGCAGACACACTTAAGAGACTAAGGAAGCAAGTGTCTGACTATAAGATATATGCAGATAAAGTGTGGGTTGTAATAGACAAGAAACTTACAGACAAACTCTATGACTGGATGGAAGACAACCCTGACATATCTCCTGGAGTTGGTATAATCATATATGATGGAGATCACATGAATGTGGTCAGAGAGGCAGAGAAGAATATTGTCCAGACAAACTATCTTGACATGCTGTGGTCGATAGAGAAGGAAAAGATACTGTATGGGCTTGGTCTATCTACATCTGCAACTACAGTAGAAGGCACAAGGGACCAAAGAATATCATCAGTATGCCTCAATGCAGATCACAGAATATCTTCAATATCTAAAACAGTATTATTGTCAAGGCTCCGTAATTTTGCAAGAGGGAGGCATCCATCTTCACCAAAATACTCTGTAAACGATTGTGCCGGAACTATCTCGCTCACCCTGCTTCAGGTTGTAGTATATGGAGAACCAGTATTAGATGGAGAGATGAAATCAAGTGGTGGCTGCTCTATACAATAAAAAAGTAGGGTTAGATTTATCTACTTATTTTGTTATAATAGCAGAACATGTATTGGCCAATACATCTATAAAACAACTGAAGGAATGACATGAAGATCACAAAACATGTTGACTTTGACAGTCTCCTATCTAAAACAGCATCAAGAGAAGATATAATTGAAGCCCTAAAGATAGATGATGAACTTAAAGATCAGCAGAATGATAAGACAGCAGAGACTAAATCGGAAAAAGCTATGGCAGACACAGCTCAAGTGGGTGCACTCGGAGCAGGTGCAGTAGCATACGCAGGACATGCAAGAGCTAAGAAGCAGCTGGGCAAGCTTGGTAAGAAGCTCAAGAAAGCCAAAGATGCAGAAGCATATGCATCAAGACCTTTGGGACAAAAAGTGAAAGATTACTTTTCCGACATGATAAAAGGTCCTAAGAAGAAGAAGCCTCTAAGTGAGAAGATCATGAAGAAGATGAACAAGGTTAACGCTAGAGGCAAAAAAGGTGCGCTTGTTGCTATGGGAGCAGCCGGTACTACAGCAGCCATTGGTGCATACAGATCATACAAAGGCAACAAGGACAGCCAGGGAAAGCTTGACAAGACTGCGGCCTCAGAAGAAGTTCGTGGTCAGATTGCCAATGATGTAGAGAGAGATAGTACACCTGAGGGTGGTGCCAAGTATAGAGGTACTCAGGGTGCAATCGTTGGTGGACTTGCAGGGTTTATGCATGGTGTGTCAAAGAAGAGCCCAATCAAAGGCAAGAAAGCAAAAATTGTAAGAGGGCTATGGCACGGAACATCTGGAGCAGTATGGGCAGGCGGTGCCGCTGGTGCAACTACCTATGCTAAAAAGAAGCTAATGCCTGACAGCGCAGAAGACAAGCAGAAAGAGTTTGAAAGCAGATTGGAGAAGAGAGCATCTGTTCCTATCGCTGTAAAAACAACACAAAAAGGGAAAGGTCTCGTAGCTGCCATATCAGGGCTATTCAAGAAGAAAACTAAGCCAACACTTAACCAAGGAAGAATAGCCAAAAGCCCTCAACAGAGAAAGCTTGAAGCTCAAGCAGCAAGCAAGAAGAGGAGCGTAAAGAAGATCAATTACGGTGAAGCTTACAGTATGGACAACAACTATAAAGACTTACAGAAGATGAGAGGAATACAAAGCAGATGGTCGTAGAAAAACAAGCCTCAACAGCAACAGGCAGAAGAGTTGCAGAACTTATGGGCATGGGGCAAGCGTCTCGTGCCACTAAGGTATTACGAAAGAGTATGGGAACAAAGCATGTCAGCACAGGTGATGTCCTTCGCACTAAGTCTATTCGAAAAGTGAAGAAAGAAGAGATACCAGGAATAGGAACACTCAAGACAGTAAAGAGAAATACTCCAAAGGAAGACAAGTCAGTAATAAGACTAAGGTCAGCACGATCAAAGAATAAGCCATTATTCATACAAGATAAAGTAAGGGGCAAATAATGAAATACTCGGTAAGAAATACCAAGGCATTAGAGAAGAGAGCAGGCACAGTAGTAAATATCCATAATGGAGACAGCAACAAAGATGATACTCCAAAGGGAGAGAACGCAGTAACTAAGGGACTAAGAGCAGGTGCCGGTGCTGGTGCTGCTGCCACTGTTGCGAGAGGTGTCATAGAAGATCATGAGGGTGACACAGTCCTTGGTCATGCTAAGAAGCTAAAGCAACACAAGGCTGATGCCAAGAAGAATGCAGAGAAGGCAAGTGCTGCCAAAGAGAAAGCTCACTCATTAAAAGACAAGTGGTTTGCATGGGGAGAGAAGTCTAAAGCTCAGAAGAACTACAGGTTCTACAAGAGTAGAGAGAAGAACTATGCAAATACAGCAAAGAAACTCTCTAAGAAGCTATCTTCTTCAGCACGAGCTAAACTTGCATTGCCGGCATCAGTAGGTTCTGCATTGGCAGGAGCATCATACTTCACATCGAACAAAGATGAGAGAGATGAGGCACGTAAAGCTAAAGAGCAGAAGTCACTAAAAAAGACAGCAGCAGAGAAGAAGAAAGACCAGACAGCCAATAAGGTTGGAGCAGCACTTGCAGGAACTGTTGCCGGTGGTGGAGTTCTTGGTGGATACTCTGCATACAAAGGTGCACAGGATAAAGAAGATGGCAAGAACAATGTAGGTAAGCACGCTGCAGGTCACGCTGCATTAGGTGGAGCTGTTACATACAAAGCTGTAAGCAGTATGGAAAAAGCTCATAACGCAGCAGTAGATGCACATAACAAGAAGCTAAGGAATACATTCAAGCAGGTTGGTAAACTGAAGATAGGGAAAGGTAAGGTTGCTGCCGTAGGAGCAGGAATTACTGGAGCACTCGGAGCAGGAAGATATGCTGCAGGAAGATTATTCACAGATACTCAAGCGAAAGACAAGACAAAGTCTGTAGCGAAAAAGGAAAAATAGATGAAAAGTCAAGTAACATCGAAGTTAACACAGCTCATCAATGATGAGGCAATGAAACAACTGGCAGACAACTATCATGAGTTGTTGCCTAAGCTCATAAAGATAGATATAGATCACATCGAAGAAGATATGTCGTATGCTGTAGGTGCTGCCTATTTCATGATTGACAAGAGAATTATCTTTACTCCTATTATATACAGAGACGGAGCTGTTGACTCTATCTCTTATATAGGTGACACAGAGAACGAGACTCTATATGGTCTCACAAAGAGAATGTATAAGAGACTCATCAGTTCATCTAAGACAGAGTTTGGTAAAGCATTGTCAGAGAAAGAGCAAGAGAGACTTCTTATTGATAAAGGTATCATTGGAAGACTGTTCGCTACACCTCAGACAATATCTCCAAAGGTTGCCAGTGATGAGAACTACGAAGATAACATCATCATCGATATGCTAGACAGCCCTATCTTTGCAAAGTCTTTCGAGAAGTTGGCATCAATGCCTGCATACAGAGAAGTACTTAACAAGGTGTATGGAGACAGAGTGTTTGAGAAGCTGGCGTCAGTCAACACCCTCCATAAGCTTGCATCTATAGATAGAGATGAAGATGGATCAATGACATTCAACAGTATCTCTGATCTAAACTCTCTTCCTAAGAACAAGCGTGGTGAAGCAGCAATGGCTATTGCGAAAGAAGGCTTCTACAAGGTAGCATCAGCAGAGCCTACAAAGTCAGTTGCATTGAGGATCCCTACCATGGGAGAGCTTTTGATGAAGGCAAAGTCTAAGCTAGAGGTTCTTACAGAGCCAGGTATCTATAATGCTATTACGAAAGACCTTCGTCTTGTTCCTGCTATAGTTGCAAGACATGGGTCAGGGAATAAGAACTATATCTACTACCATGACAGTACAGCACTGGTTCAGAATGGTAGTCAAGAGCCAAGAAGCAAGAGGGGTGCATACAATTCACCTGAGAACCTTACTGGGTATCTAGGTATGGAGGCAGGTGCATTCAATGATGATCCTAGAAGTCATATCATATCTGTGTTTGGAGAAGAGAGAAAGCCTGTCAATGCAGACAAGTTGGTTATAACAGCATCGAAAGATGACATCATTGTATACTCTATCAACAGTGTTACGAGAGTTGGAAAAGAGATTGTCGTAGATGTATGGTCTGATCCATCATCTGAGTCAATAGTGATAGGTGAAGCATACGGATACACCAAGAAGGAAAATACTACATACATACATCCTAACCATGTTCTGTTCCTAGGCAGGAAGTCAGGTCTCTCTCATGTAGGAGAGAGGAATAAAGCACACCCTCTGTCAGAGCTTATGACTACTGATGATATAGACAGTGCCTTTGTGAAGACAGCATCGTTTGATGTTACTTACTCTGCAGGTAGATATTTCTATGGTAATGAGAGGCTAAGTAAGCCTGAATTAATCAATGAGTTAAGAGAAACTGGGTATGATAACGAAAGTATAAGCACGATTGTTAAAACAGCTCAGGACGCAGGCGGTATGCCTGTTGACTTCAACGAGATTTCTCTCACACTGAAGGCTATCCTGTCTGAGATAACTGAATCCAAAATACTCATGACTGACTTACGTTCAGCTATGATGGCAGCACAAGGAATTGGAAATGGCGAGACTACAGAACAACCGCAACCGCAGGGGCAACCAGCGCAAACACCACAAGGCAATCAGGGGCAACCAGAGCAAGCCACAGGGCAAGAAGGGCAGCCTGCAGGGGCTGATGGACAATCTGACCCAGCAGTTCAGTCTATTATGGAGTTGGCTGCTTCAGTGGGAGCAGACGGACAAGCGGTACTCCAAGCCGGTCAACAACAAGGTATGGAACCAGCACAAATAGCTCAACAGCTTCAGCAGGAGATATCACAAATGCAGGGTGGCGGTGAACAACCACAGCCACAGCAAGGCGCAGGGCAAGGTTCTCCTATGGAGCAAGACATGGCTGCTCAAGGTCAGCAGATGGCAGGACAAGATCCTAGTCAGATGCAAGGACAAGCACAAAGTCCTCAGGTAGCAGGACAAGATGGTTCAGAGAGAACAACAGAAGAGCTACAACAGCAAGGGTATAACCCTAACATGACACCGGAGATGTTGGATCAGTTACAGCAGATAGCAGACAAGGATGTTCTTAATGCATCTATCATCTCTTATCTTGTTGACACTCCGGACGCAAAAGCAGTTACAAGTCAGTATATAGATGATATCACACGAGGTGTTAATGGTCTAGCTAGAACACTTCTTCTAGTAGAGATACAGAGAACATCATTTAATGACCAGATTGGAGACAAGCAGTTGAACACATTCTTATCAAGAGGTAAGACACTCCTTAACCGTATGACAGACTTCGTTATAGATGTATCCGTTATAGACTAAGGGTACTCATGCGGAATCTTTCCATATTTGATGAGGACTTCAACCTCATCCGTGAGCCGGAAGAAGATAATACCTTCGACCTGGCTCTAGAAATCAGCAACAGACTAAAGGGCAAAACAAAGAAGCTATCTCACGACGCAACAGAATTGCTTGAGGCAGAGCAGGGTAGAATAAGAGGCTCATTCATAAAGCTTATGCTTTTTGCTGATGCACAAATAGAAACCATAGCAGCATGTATGGATATGAAAGAAGAACTTGTAGTAGCCTATAAAGAGATTTTCTTTGATACTTCACTTATTCGTGGACAGCTTGGTAAGACAGAGATGTATGAAGACATGCTATACAAGTATGACGATGGTACACAACAGTTCAATTTCGCTACAATGCTAAGAGACGCTCACTTAGGTGGTCCGGACATCGTAATGGCACAGTTTAATATAGAGCTAGATGCATACGGTGTAGCATCCTATAAAGATAGAGAGCAGAAGTATATGATGTGGCAACTCAAGGATACAGACAGAGGAAGTAGGGACTACATCACTCTCAATGATCAAATGAGGGCAAGAAAAGCTGTCTTGACCACAATCAAAGAGGCTGCTGCAACAAACGGACATCACAAGATGTCAGACCTTGCATCTCTTGTCAGAATCATAGAGACAATGAGTGAAGAGAGTATGGGTGTTGGAGAGATTGAAGTAAGATCATACGACATAGAGACAGACACAGTCATGGAAGCAGATTTATTGCCAGCACCTACAGAAGGAAGTACAGATGAATAGTAAAAAAACAACAGGAGATATGTAATGGGATCAACGTTTAGTGGAAAATTATACGACAGAAGGTTTATGGGTAAGTATAATAACCTATCCAGTGTATACGCAGACATTCTGCCAAATGATATCAAGGAAGTCATACAGTGGTCAGAGTTCATTGTAGCAAACGTACCTACTGTAGCATCAGCATTGGACAAGATGTCAAGTGTTGCCATTACAGCTCTACAGTATATGACGTCAGACCTTACAGAGATGTCTTCGACAGACGCTAAGTCATGGAAGAATATCCTTGAAGAAGAAATGGACATAGAAGAGAAGCTACAAGAGATAGGGTTCAACTATCTTCTTAACGGTAACGTATTCCTATCTGTGTTCTTCCCAGTACATAGAACTGTTACATGCATGAAGTGCAAGACTTCACTGTCACAGGAGAGATTCTCTTCAGTAAGCAAACTGAAGCCAGAGATGGAAGAGATGCTAGTGCAGAACAATGGTAAGAGAGACGGAAAGAAGATGCCAGGAGAGAAACAGCACTCAAAGAAGAAGGTGTTGGTATTCAAGGGTGCTTGTCCTGCCTGTGCATCAAAGTCAATATTCACCATACAGGACATAAAGGTGAAGAATATGCAAGGGGTAAATGTTGTTAACTGGCCTGTGAACAGTATGAACTTCGTATCTGACAACATCACAGGTAGGAGTACATATTACTACAAGATGCCAAACTCAACAAAGAAGATGATCACTTCAGGGTTCCTTGACATGCTATTCCATCAGCCATTAGATATGATAGAGTCAGCAGTAAACAATACAGCAGTAAAGTTTGATCAGGATAAGATTCTACATATAAAGAGAAAGAAGATGTCCGGGACAAACACAGGATGGGGAATGCCTATACTTACCTCATCGATACCAGAGATGATCTCTCTACTCTTGCTTAGAAAGTCTCAAGAGAGAATACTATCGGATATGATATTCCCGTTACGAGGATTGTCACCAAGGGCAGCAGGGTCTGATGGTAACGCAGTGTACAACTTCATGTCCGGAAGTGACCTGACGAAGAAGGTAGAGGCTATTCTGATGCAACATAAGAACAATCCTACCTCTGTAAAGTTCTTCCCTATACCTCTAGACCAAGTGAATGCATTCGGAGAGGGTAAGGCACTCAACCTAAGCGAAGAGATAGACCAGATATCTACAATGATTATGACTTCTATTGGTGTACCTATTGAGTTCGTAAAAGGTGGTCTTGGATATACAGCTGCCGGTGCATCTATTAGAGTGCTTGAAAACCAGTTGATGGGACTAACAAACTCTATGGAGAAGGTAGCAAACTTTGTAGCCAAGCAGATAGCAACATTCACAGATAAGAAACAGGTAAGGATTAAGATTACTCCATTCAGAATCATCGATGACCTTGCAGAGAAGCAAATCTTACTTCAAATGTACCAAGGACAGAAAGTATCAGATCACACTATGGCATCTATGTTCAAGCTCGATGCGAAGACAGAGAACGACAGAATGGAAGAGGAAGCAAAAGCAGGTGCAAGAACACAGGCTGCTGTGCAAGAGTATATGCAGAACATATCTCAGAACCTCGAAGAGAAGGCAAAGACAGAGGCTATGCTATCTCAGAGTTCTACTCAGCAAGTCAATCAACAAGCTATCATGCAAGAGGCAGATCAGATGGCAGCACAGTTACAGCAGATGGAATCCGGGCAGCGTAAGTCAGAGATGGATCGTCTTCAGAAAGAGAACTGGCTATTATATGTTGCTACTAAGGAACGCATGGAGTTCAATGGTCGCAAGGACGCTACACAGGCTGCGCAACAACAACAAGCTGAACAGCAAGGAGGAATGTAATGAGCAAGAAGAAGATAACATCAGTAAGCATACCATGTAGGGGACTTAAGCCTTCTAAGACAAGAGGGTTTAGTTGTAAGCAAGAAGTTAAGACAGCAAAGCAATTCATCACAACTCACAGAGCTAGATCTAAGGGATACGATTCACTATCTGACATTCCCGTATCTATTCATAAATTTATAGACTCAACAGGATAACATAATGGCAAAAGACAAAAGCGTAAAGAAGAAAGAAGATAGAGAGTTAACCTTTGGTGAGAAGGTTCTTGGTTTTGGTGCTGGGTCAATCGCAGGTGGTGCAGTAGGACTTGGAGGTCAGATAGGAATAACGCTTGGAACAATAAAGGCTATGAACTCTAATCGTGGAGAGAAGTTTGACATGGAGAAGCTTCGTAAGAGCGTAACAGGAAAATCAAAAGATGGTTCCCTGGTCATGATTGACAATAAGTCACCACTATCATCACATTATGCATCAAAACATGTAATCGATGCAGGAGGCGCTCCTCTTGGTAGGAAGAGTGGAGGAAAGAGATACGTCTCTTCACCACATGATAATGCAGCCATAACAGCTCACGAGTTAGCACACTCGTCAAGTAAGTTCGTAAATCATAAGGCTGGTGCCGTAGCGTACGGACTATCAACTCTTGGAACTGCAGGTGCTCTACCTATAGCAGCAATGATACAAGGAGCAAGAGGTGAAGATCTAACCAAGACAGAAGCAGCAGGAATGCTCGGTGTATCTGCTCCTATGTTATATGAAGAGAGTAGAGCAAACATAAAAGCTTTCCAGGCATTAAGAAAGATGAAGCATAGAGACGGTCTATTGAGAGCATCTCTTCCGCTTATTGGATCTCAGCTGTCATATACTGGGATGGCTGCGCTTCCATTTGCAATACGAAAAGGTGCTAAGACCGCTAGAGAGTATGTAGACAAGAATATTGTAGACCCAAATTCATCTACTAGCAACTTGGCCTCTGCTCTATAGTATTTGAATATGGAAAGAAATACTGTATAATTTACAGATAAAAAGGAATATAATATGTCAAAATTTATGACCAGTGTAATTATAAGGGGAGGGATAAACTTCTTGGGTAAACATCTATTAAACAGAGAAGGACCTCTCCAATCAACAATAGATGCAAGCGACCCCGCATCATGGACGTATACAGGGAGTCAATTTTCATTTTCAGAAGGTACATTCAGCAGTACAAACCACTCTCATCGCTCAACATCTAGTATGAGCATGACAGTTCCACTGCTTAGTTTCATTAGACTTAAGTGGAGAGTAAGCTCAGAGGGCGGATGGGATTATATAAATATTTACATAAACGGAGAGAGAGTGATAAGAAGGTCAGGAGACAGTGGCTGGACTGACTTCAACTACACTGTAGATGGAGAACCACTTGAAAATGCAACTATAAAGATAGAATATTACAAGGATGGTAGTGTATCTAGAGGAGAAGATAGATGTCAAGTGAAAGATATAGTCGTGTCTGGACCAACTGTGTTTGGACCTCCTCCATGGAGACTTATGCATCAGTTCGCCTCAAATACCGGTGCACCTCCATACCCTAACGAAGTCAGCCTTAATGGGGCTCACGAGGCAATCAATACACACGCCAAGCTTGACGCTGCAGGAATAACACACTCGTTGAGCCATTATAACTATTCAGGCTATACTAGACCGGCAAACTACCTTCAGGCATTCAGAAGCGGATCACCTCAAGGATATATAGAAGTCACTATGCCAGTTGGATTCACTGAGATGAAAGTAGAGTGGGGAAACTGGTATAGTGGACATGTGTTCCTTAAAGTTAATGGGACAACAATAAAGACTCTTTCTCCAAACCAGAAAGCAGATGTTGAAGAGTTCGCATGCTCCTCAGGCAGCAAGGTTAGAATACAAGAGGATGGGATTCTTTTTGTGAAAGCAATATGGGTACGATGATATGTATGATAAAGAAGCATTAAGTATGAAGCTTACGGCAATGAAGAGACTGCAGAGTAAGTACGCTGGTCTTGCCAGTGAAGCCACTGAGCAAGCAAACATAATAAAGAGTATAGATGGGGCAAGCAAAGAGGCTCTGAACTATGCCAGGATCGGAGAGAGCAGCGAAAAGAAACTGTACTCTCTTAGAGACAAGATAAAAAGTAAGGTATCAAAGAGATACAAGAAGATATACAAGACAGAGCCAACCATGCTAGGAAAGCTTACTCGGCTCATACAAGGTAAGAAGTAATGGCAGCAAGGACAGAAAGAAGAGAGCCAACCGAGGCAGAGATACAAAAGGCTATCATGCAGTACCTGGCCACTAGGAAGAAGATGGTATTTTGGAGGCAAAACTCAGGATCATTTGTTGCTCCAGTATTACGTGCCATCGCTGCAGTCTTAGTCAAGTTTGGACTAGGCAAAAAGAAGATGGCTATCATGGCAGCCGTAAAGAAGGCTGCAGGTCACTATAAGTGTACAAGTGAACCAGGCATACCTGACATAACAGCAATATATCGTGGTGTATACGTTGGTCTTGAGGTGAAGACAAAGGTTGGAAGACTTACTAAGGACCAAAAGGTGATGCACGACAGAATGCACAAAAATGGTGTCAAGGTTGTCATTGTAAGAAGTGTTGATGAAGTGAAGATGGTGCTTGCTGACATAGACGAACTCTTTGAGAGAAGTGGTGCATAGCATGAGCTACAGTAATCTAAGCAAGTGGATCAGTGACAAGTTTGGCGACATAGAGGTGAAAACATTGTCGTCTCTATCTGTGTGCATATATGGGACATATAGCATAGATATAGAGATGAGTTCTGAAGGAATGAGACTGGTATCAGACAGGGATCTCAATCTTCCTGTTATAGGACCAAAAGAAGGAATAGGTTGTGAAGAGATAGCCGGCTTCAGAGTCAAGGGCGCTACAGAACTCAGGAATATAGATATACTATTTGATATGAGTGATGTGTCAAAGTCTTCATTATTCATACAGAGAGGAGCAAAGCATACGTATCCGGACTCAGGAGTTGGTGTGATAGTAAATGCTGACATAAGCCTTGCTATATTCATAGCTTGGTACTTGTCTATTGATGAGGTGTCAACACACATAAACAATGAAGATGATGTTATAAAGGCACTAGAGATGCTTCCTGTTCCATTCTCTGATAAGCTAATACACTCAAAGTTTGTAAATGCTATAAAAAGCTCAATGGATGAAGAGGTAAGACTCATCATAAATGTAGAAGAGATGATATCTAGGGTGAAGGGGATAAGGCTTGATCTTATAGATGAAGTTCACTACTATCTCGAACATGATTGTCATTCCAATACAGACTCATTTTAGATATACTACGATAACAAGAATTTTAAGGAAATAACATGAGTAACAAAAAAGTTTTACTATATAAAGACAAGATGGCTCCACTTACACATAGAGAATTGGATGACAACTTTGAGCTATTGGGTGCCAAGGCAGATGGAACGTTCTCTGGAGACTTTGCTATTGTGCTTGAAGGAATGAAGAGCGAAGACTATGTGAACCTTAGTAATGGTGCAGGTCACGCAAAACTGGAGGGACCTTGCCCACTATACGATAGTGACGGTAGTGCTATGTATCCTATAGAAGGTGAGATAGGAATAAAATTTGATCCTTCGACAGGAAGAAAGTCTTTTGTGTTGCTACCAAATGATGAAGATATGGCTCTATCTCCAAACGGACAGATAATTGCATCAGCAGGTGGGAGTAGAATTGTAATATCTTTTCTTGAAGATGAAAAATTTGGAGAGTTTTCGTTACCTGCTGGTTTTACCTCCCAGACATATTGTTGGTGGAAAGATGACGAAACACTATATGTAGCTGGCCACAGATATACTGACATACTTGTACTGAAAGTTGATCTAACTAAAGACTCTCTTCTTGTGCTAGATAGTACCATGTCCGATATGTTGCCGGTAAACAAAAGAGGGGTCGTTCTTAGTGGAGACTATGCATGTTCCTATGACTATTCCAACAATAGCATTGTGACTGTTCATATTTCTACAGGTACAAAAGCGGTATTACCAGAAGAGTCAATATCAGCTACAGCAGAATTTTTTGCCATATCTTTAATTGGGATGAAAGATAACAAGTCAATGTTTATAGGAATAGAGTATAACATGAATGAAGCTGGGGATAATCTAGATATAGGATCCCTAGCTGTTGTTGGTATAGCCTTGGACGTGAACGGGTCTTTTACAAAGATGTATGATATGGATATGTCTGTTCTTGAGTCAGCAATGCTACTAAGCGATGATAATGAATTTGTACTTCAAAGACATGTCGTCCAAGGAAAAGAGTTCTATAAGCCTACATATCAAGAATTTTTTACAGGAATATACATCCCAAATGAGGATAGATGTTTAGGTATAAACACGCTTTCTCAGGAGATAGCAGTTAAAAAAGGCAAATAACATGACATGGATAATCACAGACCTGACATCGAGTGGCTATGGAGTATATGTAGATCTTCCCTCTGATACAGAGGAGACCGCATGTACTGTAAAAGAGATATATACCGGGATGACATATCCGGTTGGCGATGAGTGGAGAATGGTGTCTGAGCCAATCGAAGGTCACAACGGAAGCGTTCAGGGTGGAACATACGTAGCTAATGGATATGTTGCATCGGGGTACACAGAAATAGAGGCTGCTCCAACTTACACAGAATCAGGATATGTGGCAGCCGGATACGTTGAAGGTGGATCACCTATACCTGCTTCTTATGTGGCAGCCGGATATGTAGCTTCTGGGTATACAGAAGGTGGAGCGGTAGTATGTACTATAGGAACCAATAATGATCTAGCTGTTGACGCAGGATTTGTTGACGCAGGCTACTTTGAAGGTGACGAGGGACAGAGTAATTATGTTGCTTCAGGATATGTTGCCAGTGGATATCTTCCTTCTGCAGACACCGCATGTGGTATCTATGTTGAAGAGGTAGAAGGAGTCTGGGAAAGATGGATAGTTGACCCAGTAGACTCTACATATGTCAGATCAGGGTTCTTCGCTGAAGACATAAACCCAACTCCATGTGTGCCATACACAGAGGAAGAAGACGATGATATGTTCAGTTCAATATACGGACTGTATCCTTTCGGGGACCAAGTACCTGCACTTCTAATAAATAAGAGCCTGAATAGACTGTTCGGATCAAGAGTCCCAATAAAAGAGAGACCAGATATTGGCCACTCTGTACTAGGGAGATAGTATGGGATGGACAGACTTATTTAAGTCCAAAGAGGCAGACACTCTTAAGGACATAGACAAGATAGTAAAAGACCTAAAGGATCTTCAGTTGAGTATAATTGAGTTCACAAATGATTCCTCTATAGATATGGAGATATCAGAGATGATAGGGAAGCTTAAGGCACAGAACCCAGAGAATGTAGATCCTGAAAAGCTTATGGAGTTTCTGGCTTATCTTAGCGACAAGACAAAAACAAAGAGTGACATGACACAGAGCCACTATACTGACACAATGATGAAGGTTATTCATGCTAAAATAGAACTGCTTGCAATATATCATACCGGTGTAGTAAGAGGTAGTGTGATAAGGCAGATATTCTCAATGTCTTCAGTATGGCCTATTCTATTCTCGCTTGTGTTTATTGTGGCTATCCTGATAGGTACACACAAGTATGATCCGTCTTTGTTTCGTGACTTAGGGATATCAGGACAAAGAACAGTAAAGACAGAAGGAACTTCAAAATGATATCTTTTTTAAGAAAAATAATGAGCCCAAGTGAAGAGACAGTAGACTCAAAGAGTATAGATGATATCCGGGAGAGAATGGCTAATCATCTTAAGGATACAAAGACTCCAGCTCTCAAATATCCAGACGGATTTGCCTCTGACAGGAAGACGGTAATTATACTTGATGACAGTGCAGGTGCAACTATGCTGTTTGATGACACGATACGAGAACTTCAAAAGAGTGGGGAGAACTGTGTAAACGAGATACAATTCGTAAAGATAAGCACACCTCAGGCAGTATTTATGCTTAAGAATGAAGTTAACAGAGGAAACTTGTCAAACATAGTAGGTGCAGTGCTTGACATTACAATAGGAGGATATGCTATAGTTGATGGCAACACGGTTATCTTGGACGGTATCGATGCCTTTGAATTTCTTAGCTCAAGATTCCCTGAGGCAGAGATGAGGTTCTTTACTTCTCACTCTATGAACGAGAAGAACGCAGAGATATTCAGGTTTATGCAGAAATACAAGAAGCTAACTGGTGAAGACATTACAGGTAAGACATACATAAAAAATCCGTTCTCTACCAACAGAATAGACATGATGAGAGATATACTAGAGAGTATATGTAATGCAAAGAATTAAAACATTTGTTGACTCATCGAGCGTAACATTCGCTGCCAAGTTCTTCTTTATGTTCGGTATCATTTATACCCTAGTAGTGAGTATAGCATTTCTTGTAGTTGTTGACGAGTGGAAGCAATATGCGAGCAGTGGAGTATATGCTGTAGAAAAGAGCGAGGCTCATGCTATAGATGTGTGTGACATACTTCAGTGTGAGTATATAAATATTGATGGAAGTATGATATATAGGATATCAAAAGGTGAATATGACGTAAAGAAGCTTCCGGAAAATAAGGTTATGGAGGCGATAAACTCAATCCTTACTGTCGATATACCAAGTCATACAAGTGGTGTTACATTTGGATTCTCACTAGAAAACATAATAAAATTCTATGCCAATGCCGTTACAATACTCTATTCACTACTCATGATACTGTCATTACTCTTCCTGGTGCGTTTTTTGATTAAGAACAATATCAACAATCTAGTTCAGGGAGCAAGCACAACAGCGTCATTGCACAATAAGAATATGGCTATATTAGCAGAGCAACTTCATCATGAATTGAATACACCACTATCTGTTGTAAAAGAGCTTTGTGACAAGATATTCGTCAACGTAGAAAGAGATGCAACATGTGGTGTTGGAGATCCAAAAAAGAGATCAGCATGCGACAAGTGTGAGGCAGCGAAAAACTACTCTCAACTTAGTGTGTACAAGAGAATAATAGACAACAATATAAAGCAAGCATTTGTATTCATAGAGAGAATGGCAGATGTAAAACAGATACGATATTCCAATGGTAATAAGAGCGTATATGACATAACAAAAGCAACCTTTGATGTGATGGGCGTATTCAATAGAGCAAACTACTCGTTTGATGTAGATCAGAAGCTAAGAGGATACACCCTAGATCATGCCTCCGGGCTTCAGAACCATGAGCTAATGAATATACTCCTGAACCATATTAAGAACTCTCTAGAAGCAGGGTCTAGTCATATATTCATATCCCTTAACAAGATAGAACCTCCAAAGAAAACCTCATTAGACAAGATAATACTAAAAACTATAGACATACTGAATAAGTACAATATAGGTGTACCAACATACGCATCAATAGTAATGCTGTCTAAGATGCTTAGTCCAAAGGTTAAGTCAGGTGTAACTATTGCAAGGATAGCACTCATAGATAATGGATCAGGTATACCTAAAGAATTTCAAGCCAATATATTCAATCTTAACACGTCTACAAAAACAAAGGATGGAGTCATACGTGGCGCAGGTCTATATCTAAACAGACAGATATTAAGAGATGCCGGCGGAGACATCTGGCAACATGACACAAGTGGAAAAGGGACAACCTTCATATTGGACGTTCCAGTAGCAGCTGCCTCGAAAGAGATGTTCCTCTATGGGACATAATATGATATAATACATTTGTAACAAAAACACAATCTAAGGAACATATAATGCCAAACGCAGAAATGGTAGCTATGCTACAACACTTAATGGCGATCACTGGTGCTCACACTGGTACAGCGATCAAAAATGCTATAGACAATCTTGTTGGAACACACGATATTGACGTAGATGCTTTACAAGCAAAAATCCAAGTAATACAAGACATATTGGATGCTGACCCGTCGACCCCGGAGTTTGACCAAGCTCAGAACATAATCACTTCACTTAACTCAATCCTCTCTCGTCTTTCTATTGTAGAGACTACGATTGCACGCCTTGAAGGTGACGAAACCGTTGCTGGATCAGTAGACTTTAAAGTCGCTGCTGAAAGAGCGAGAGCTATGGCTGCCGAGCAGGCGAACGCTACATGCTGTTCAACAAATGCTGACAACCTTACAGCTCACATTGCTGCATACGATGCCTTCGTAACAGCTACGAATGCTTCACTAACAACACTTGCTAGTGACATATCTACAAATGCTCAAGCGATCTCAGATGAGACAACTCGTGCAACAGCTGCAGAAGATGCGATCAACGCTGCTATCTCGGCTATACAGACAGCTACAGGTGCATCTGATGCAGACTTAGCAGACCTTACAGATCTTGTTGGAGACATTGTAACTGGTACCGGTCTAAACCCGGACGGCTCATTCACTCCAGACACTGCAGCCTCTGACGCTACAAACCTATACGAGTACATCCATGATGTTACTGCTGAAGGTGCTGACCGTGCGAATACGCTACGTAAAGCCATCAGACGTCTTGCTCGTAAATCACGTCTTGCTGATGAAGCACTAGACGCTCGTCTTGACATACTTGAGGGTGATGCTTCTGTTGCCGGTTCAATCGTGCAAATTGTAACTGATGCAGTTGCTACAGAGACAGCTCGTGCTGAAGCTGCTGAAGCTGCTCTTGCTCAAGCTGTGGCAGATGAGGAAACTCGTGCCACTGCTGCTGAAGTTGCACTACAGGCACAGATCGATGATCTGTCTGGTGGTGGTGACGGTTCAATACAGTCAGTACGTGATGAAGTAGATGCTACTCAGACCGGTGCAGGCTTAGAGGCTGACGGATCGTATGTTGCTGATGCTACGACTGAGTATCTTGGTGATGCGACATCTCTCAAAGATGCCGATAAGAAGCTTGACGTTGAGATCAAAGGTCTCGAAGATCGTAAAGCTGACCGTACAGAGGTAGTTCTTTCTGCAGATATTGCAGCTATCGACTACTCAGCACTCGGAACAATCTTCCTAGATGCTCTTAACTGTGGTCTAACAGGAGGAACTGACTGTGGAACACCTAACACAACACCTGATGGTGGTGATGGAGACGGTGCTGTACTTTAAGTCTTACAGAGAACTCCTTCGGGAGTTTTCGATAAGGCCTAAGCCATAGCAATAAAAACAGGAGAAAGAAATGCAATCAATTAATGTGCATGATGCAGAAGAACTACAGATAGGTGAGACCACGCTAAGCAGTCTTAATGCTGGAAAAATATACAAGATAACTGCTAAAAAAGGTCACGTGTATACAATGTCAATGAAAGCTCCAGACGGGAACTATATTTCACTTCGTGGATTCAATGCATATGGATACGAAACACTTAGCTCTTCAGCATATGGTGAAGAGTATAGTAGTGAGATAGAGATTCAGCTTGAGGAATGGGAAGAAGAAGATACTCCAGTATTCTTTGAGCTTAATGCAAACTCAGGAGACTATACTGGAACTGTTAAAATTTCTGAAACATTCGTGACCCTTCGTGAGAAGAAAGGAAAGTCTCTTACTCATTCTGAAATGGATAACAATTTCAGAATGATGGATAAATCAATGCGTGTCCTTGAAGAGAAACTCTGGTCTAACAGATTTATACCTGAACATACTGCACTATTTGCACAGGGGATAATGGGAACCGTGAATCCTGGGTCATCAGGATCAGCGTCTCTATTCCAGATATCAACGGATGACTTTGAAGAGGATGATCTCATAATGGTTGAGATGAAGCTCATGGTAAGAGAAGCAGGAACGTCAGTACCATTCACACTAGTCAATACACTGTCAGTTTTCAAGGTGTTGGCTAATGGTGAAGTAGCAGAAGAGGACTTCCAGTATATGTCTGGGCCTTATGACTTTGCTACAATAAAGCCTGCCGTGTATGGTAGTGAAGACAGCAACATAGGGTACAGCGAAGAGTCAGTTACTCCAGAAGGAGAAGATGCTATAGAAGTTGAGTATGTTGGAACACTAAGCTTCAGTTCGTCGTCGTCACCTAGTGCTCCACAGACATATTATGTTTATGACTCAGAAGATGGGTCAGGTAGTGGTTCCGGAAGTGGTTCTGGAAGTGGTTCTGGAAGTGGTGGGAAATGATAACGGTAGTCTATCCTCTTATTAAAGCAGAGAGAGATTGTGAGGAGTTTCGATACTCTCTAAGATCTCTTGAGGCAAATATGCAAGAGGAATTCAGAGTATACGTGATAGGGCATAAGCCTTACTGGTGCACAGGGGTAGAGCATATACCATACTCTGATGCAGGAGAGAAGCAGCAAAATAAGAACATAAAGGCACTTATAGCATCATCTCTTGCCGATGAATTTCTATGGGTGAGTGACGATATGTATATTGATGAGCCTGTATCAATAGATGAACTCTCTAAACAGTACTATCTTGAGGTGTTCAGTGGCATCAAGAAGGGAAGAGTAAAAGGGTTCAAGGCAATGCTATGGAGAACCTATGATAAGGCAAAAGCACTTGGCCTGCATGGGCTAAACTATACTACACATACACCGGTACTATTTAATTCTGAAAAGCTAAGAAGAGCGATGGTTGATTTCGGTGCAGTAGAGAATGGATTACATCTTGAGACTCTATATCTGAATCATATTGGTGCAGAGAAAGATGCCATCAAAATAGGTAGCGAGAAAGTTGGCAGATATAGCAACAGTGAATTTCGTGGTGCCAAAGATGCTATATATTTGAGTTTTGACGATGCCGGAAAGGGCAGTGGAATATTCAAGTACATCAAGGCTAAGTATAAAAATAAAAGCAGATTTGAAATATAGGCAGTACCAGTTAGGTATTGTAGCCATATACTATTTCTGCTATAATGACAAAAAACAATAAAAGGACAACACATGCCAGTATCAGTACCAATAACAACAGAGGGTCAATTCCTAAACAACTTAGATTTTGCAGAGTTTGGGTTTGCGCCATCAGTAGACGGAGTATATAATATTACATTGTTTGCACTAAATGATAGCTACACTGCAGCAGGGGAACTTACTCCATCAGCTCGTGTTAACGGGGACATAGTAAATGACAAAGACGGAGACCCAGTTGATACATCAACATCATACTCACTAGAAAGAGGCGAGTTCTGTACCATAGCTATCCCACTCGTAGCAGGGGGAACGGTATATATTCAGACAGGTGCAGCCAAGATAGCAGGTATTGTTAGACTTGAAAAGCCTTTCATCTCAAGAGAGGCAAAAGGGTCAGAACTTTCTTTCGAAGAGATGGATGCGAATGTTGCGCTAGGTAAGGAAGCAATATTTAGATTGGAGCAGGATGAATTAGAGGCTCTAGCAGAGAAGCATTCAGTTGAGCCTGCTGCTAAGACACTTATCCCTAATGGAGATATAGATGCATTCTTTGATGCGATGTCATCAAACTATGTTAGTAGACCGATTCAGCTTGGAACAGATGATAATGGTCAGTTCGGGTTTGGATATATGCAAATAGATGAATATGCAGGAAACTTTGTTGTAAGAATGCCTATCCCAGGATTTGACTCAGTATTCTCTCCAAGTTCAATGCTTAGCTTCGGCAAGGACTATTATGACAATTTATCCATTACAGAATGGACTATAGAGGCTGATGAGTATGGCTCTAGTGGTTGGGTAACTTCAACTGTTACAAATGCAGATCTTGTGGCAATGAAAGAAATCGCTGAGCTCGATATAGGCCAAGGAGAAGAGCACATTGTACTAATGGCATTCGCAGGGGATAACTACCTGGCACCTCAGATAGGAAAAGGATTTGGAAATTTCGGATACGACTTTAGCGACAGCCCTATGCCATACTCAGAGCCTATGCATCCTGCTGAAGTATGTGGAGTACCAAACAGAGTTCTTACAACAGTGTCTATGACCGTAGGACAAAAGAACATTAGGGTTGCAAGATGGTGCGCCATGAACATCGACGAGTACAACAACATCACATTTGACCCATCAGCACAAGCGGGCTAAGCATGAGACATGACAACTTAACAGCTGTCGTAACTCACTACAATACACCGAGAGACCTGCTCGTCAGGGCTCTTGCCTCTCTAGATAAATTCAAAATACCATATATCATTGTTGATGACGGAAGCGACCAAGAATTTGTTGATGGGCTACGTGAGTTTGGCGACAGGGTGATATACCTGAAGAAGAACATAGGTCAAGCACAAGCATTTTATACTGGAGCATATGCAGTAAAGACAAAATGGACTCTAAAACTAGATAGTGATGATTATATCACAGACCATCCAGTATATGACGATACTCATGATGCACATGTTCCTAAGATAAAATACGATGCTCCTATAACACACAAAGGATTGATGGCTGTACCATATTGTTACTTTTCAGGATCAGTTATTAAGACATCATTTTCATGTGCTTCATATGCTAAAGTCACCAGAAGATTAAATGATGATGTTGAGGCGTATGCACACTTGATAGGTCTTGGAGCAAAGATAGCTACATATGAGTCTAGTTGGTATAAGTATGCATCAGACAAGCCTAAGAGCGTGTCTAAATCACACAATATATCAGAAAAAAAACAGGCACAAAGGGAAATAAGACAATTAATAACAGAAGAGTATGGAGAGTTCGTATGATAGCTGATGTGCAGATGGAAATAACAACGGTATGTAATATGGCATGCTTCTATTGCCCTATCGAGGACATGCCACATAAACATATGGATCTTGCGCTGGCCAAGGAGATTGTTGACCGGTATGATAAAGGTTCAATGTTCATGCTCAATGGTACCGGAGAGCCAACATTGTATCCGCATCTTCTTGAGCTTGTTACTTATATTGTGGACAATGGGAAGCTAGCAAACTTCATTACAAACGGAGTGAACTGTGTAGATGAGGACATACTTAGATTGCTTGATCACATAGCCTTCTCTGTTGATGACTCAGATACAGACAAGAATGTGAAGACACTAGAGAATGCAGAAAAAGCAATACGTCATGCATGCTCAATAATTGGAGGCGGAAAAGTTTCTACAATGACTGCTGACTATGGTCAAGATTTGTCAAAGATAAAAGCATTCAGTGAAGAGCTTGGGTTCACGATGAGAAAGCAGAGGCTGCAACCAAAGGCGTCATATCAAAAGAAGTATTCTATACCTGGGCATAAGCCAAACAGGCTTGAATGTCCATATATAAAGTTCTCGTATATGGATTTCTATTTTCAGAACGGAACAAAGGCACCATGCTGTTTCATGGTATATGAAGAGCAAAGCATGTCACGTGATGAAGTTGAGAAATCCCTTAATAAGGGAATAGTTCCAGAGTGCTGCTCCGGATGCTACTTAATGAAATAATTGTAGAGTGAAGATAGTTATGGCATAATTACATATTGAAAACAGGAGATTGCTATGGCAGGTGCGTTATGGAAAAAAGAGGTCGTTATACGTCAGAACTCAACAATAGGAATAGTGGCAGCTCAGAACTGGACAAAAAATTGGCTTGCTAGCTTCCAAGATAATCCAGTAAACATTGATGAAAATGGAGACTACATAGATCACTTCTTTGGAGATCTCTTTGATGCAAGAACCGGAAACTTGTATAGGATATTCTCAGATGCTGCAGGCGTTAAATATAGCATGCCAAATGTAATCTTTGACGTACTTATAACTTCTAAGTTTGTGCCATGGGATAGCGTAAGTGATAATCCCGATCTTGCCACCGATGAAGACTTTCTTATTACTAGAGGTGGTGTTGCTGATGTAATAGATGAGTTTATTAGTGAGGCAAAGATAATCAATGATGGTGGGATAATCAACAATAATAAAATAACCCTGTCGAATACTCCAGTAGGAGGTATAATTGGGGGGACATGTAGGATCAAGATAGGAGCAGTAAATGTGTTCGACGAGGTTGACTGTGTAGCCAATGGGAATATCCTTACTGTGCTTCCTGATCAAGGTGTAGACTACGAGGGAGAAATGTGTCTTGTCAGCTATCTAATTAACACATAGTGCTTTTTGGACAACACTATGCTATAATAAAATAAAATTTTTAAGGAAGAAGATATGTTGAGAGATGCAATTTCTGGCCAAGAATACGATAAAGAGGCTATCTTGGGAGGAGCACTGCTTGCCGGCGGTAAAATGATAAAGTCTCTCGGTAGTGGAATAGGCAAGTTAGGGTCTGGTAAAATTTCAAAAGTTGGAAAAAATATGAAGTCTTGGGCCACTAATAGGAATAAGGCACTACAGACGAGAATGACCAAGACAGATAACCTCATCAAGAAGAATGGATTAGAGAACAATCTTGGCGTTGGTGGAAGCATAGGTAAGAGTCTACTTAGACACACAAAGCAGAGTGGAGGTTTTGTAAGTTCAAAACTTAACTCTCTGGGAAAAACTCTCATTAACAGACGTAGTGTAAAAATAAAGGCTAAAAAGACTGGTCCGTATGATCTGAATGACATCAATACAAAAGGACCTACCAGTGGTGGAGGTTCTGGAACCACAACTACGACCTCAAGCACAACAAGTAGCACAGGTGCACAGCATGGGCCAAGAACACCTCAAGAAGAAATAGACTTCCTTAAAAATAAAAATAAAAAGCTAAAAAAGAAGAGCAAGAACAACTCTTTGCTTGATGCATACAAGACTACAAAGCTACATAAAAACTACGGGAACACCCCTCTTTACGCAGCCGGTGGCGTTGCTGCTTATGCTGCAGGTGGAGGATTGGGCGGTGGTCCAACCGTAGTTAACAACGGATAAGGACATATCATGGTTGACCCAGACAAAGTAAGAGCATATATACGAGACAGGAAAGAGCTAAACGTTCTACTGAACAATAAAGAGCAGTTTGATGATGACGAGATAGAGATATTTGATATGGACACAAGAGAAGAGCTTGTCCTTATGATACCTGCTCTTAAGTCTCAGATAGGGTCAATTAGCGATCTGATAATACTTAACGGTATAATCGCAAAACTCATGGAAGCTGTTGCTCAGCAAGAGAACAGAAACCAAATGACAGTCGGTGATGACAACGTGGGACAGATAGATTTCTCAAATAAAGCAGACAAGTATTTATCCTTGTCTCAAGCATATTACAACAAGATGATGAGACTTGCTACAAATGCGGCAGCTTCATCATTCTACAATGATGCCTGGGGAAGTGTAAATATGGGTTCTGGGGACTATGAGTTCTACTTAGGAAGCTCTGACTAATGAGTGATATAGTACGAGAGAGTGTCGTAGTTACACCTATATCGTCAGAGAGAATGGACGTTACTGGTGCTGTTCATAGATACAACTTCGGATGGATAAAAATACATAGGGTAGTTGGTGGTGATCCTGGGGATGGAGAGGTTATAGAATCTACATCTACAGGAATATCAGGGATGTCAAGAGTGTTTGACGAAAATGTAACAGAGGAGATCCTACCGCCTAGCCTGGAAACACCAGATGTGACAGGATCGGTATCAGCAACAGGGATATCGGTTTCTACGTTTTACAAGATAGGAATAAAAAAGAGAGCGATAGTAAGAACACGAGCTGCTGCTCCGGCAGAGCTTATTATTCTTGGGGCACTGCCGTTTTCTATAATGGAAGATAAATTGTATGCAGATGCAATAGGAAATGGAAGCGAAGCTCCTACTCCCGAAGGGGGGCCAGAGTCCGCAGATGGCGGAGTAACAATAACTGCAGCGAATGGCGTAATAACAACAACAAAAATAAAAGGCTAAATATGTATTTCAATTTACAAGGCAAAAAATTTAACGAATCAAGACTTAAGTGTATAGTTGACAAGACAAGATACTACTGGCCACTAGACTATCACCTGAGTGGGCAATTCAGTACTGCAATCACAGGGCATAGAACAAAGTTCGAAGAGGTTGACGGAGTACACGCTCTGCATTTGGAAGCAGCAACATACGCATATCTTAATTCTTATGTTGGATTATTTATGTATGGTGCTGGCTGTGCGTACGGAGTGATGCGTGATGATGGGAATAGTGATACCGAGATGAGACTATTTGCAATTACACATGATTACAGATGGGGAGATGATGCAACTAAATTATCAGTAACTCTTCTTCCTGGAGACAGAAATGTGTTTAGAGTAAGAGCAAATGTAGATGGGGTAATGAAAAGTGTAGATACTATTGTTGAAAATTTTGACTCGAATAAGTGGTTTGAGTTGGCAGTTCAGTTTGAAGGAACAAGAGTAGAGCTACGCATCAATAACAAATCAGTAATGAATCATGATTTTGGACCTGGGGATCTACCAGCTACGTCATATTGTTACTTTGGAGGCAGAGAAAACTATAATGGTTTTTATTTGAGAGAGGTGTCCTTATTCCCGGAGATATTAAATGATGAAGAAATGGATACTCTACATGAATATAAAAATAAAATCATAGATGAAGAGTTTAAAACCGATGATAGGTACGCAATGCTACCCGAAGGAAGAGTTCTTAGAGCTTACCCTTTTCAAAAAAATTCAAGAGACATGATAACTGGGGATTATCTTACCTACGAAGGTAGCCTAAGCGGCTTTGTTGTTGATACAAAATACTGTAGATTTAACGGCGGCAAAATGGCCGTCAAGAACCTACCAATAAATGACGACACAGAAGCTGTAACAATCTCGATGAGTCTAGGAAACCTATACAGGGGAGCATTATTTGGTATAGGCTCTCAGTATCTATACTTTAATTATAATTACTATTTTGGGTTTAGTACCGGGAAAGGCGACGTGTATGGAGTAGCTCCTAACCCTATATATTACAAGAATTCCCATATAATAGTAGTGTTTAGGAAGGGAAGCTATGGCGATATCTATGTAGATGGAATAAAGCAGGAGTTGACGCACAAGGGGGCGATACCAGACTCAATAGTAAACACACTCGGCAACGAACTAGTTGTGAATGGAAGAATTGGAACAACATCAGACAGTTCGTATGTTAATGCATACAATATGAAGATCATAGAAGGAGAGGTTACGGACGAAGAGGCAATGGATCTCTTTAAGGAAGAGTGGCCAGAGAATAGAGAAGTTGGAAGTTACGTGAAGGCTATTCAAGGAGGCGAACTTGAATGTGGGGACTATACTGAAAAAGGATGCATTACCGCATCTACAGCATCTTCTGATATTGGGTTCTGGTCAAAGCATATTTTGGAAAAGGTAAAGAGTCATCCGTTTGCAGAATCAACAGCAGTAGATATTGTTAATGAGAAGGTATTCCAGATACTAAATGAGGTTTCTGACGGATCATCAATATTCAGTCTTGACATAGATGCACTCCCTGAGTTTATGTACAGTATACATAATGGAGAGGCGGCACTAGTATCTTCTGAAGCAACACTTACCTATCTTAACAGCAGAAACGATATAAATATGGATAGTGTAAGATCAATATATGCAAGAATAGCGATAGATGACAATACTGTATTTGGATTTGGATCTTCATACCCTCGTGTACTGATAAAGAATAAAGTGATCATAATAGAGTGGGACGATAGTGAATACCACAGGACAGCATATCCTATAAGTGGAGTCACGGATGGAGACTGGGCAGATGTAACAATAGTTTTCTCTGTGACAGGAGTAGATCATGATAGAGTAGTTGTTAACGGTGACACAATATATAGGGATTATTCTCTATATGCAGAACAGCTAGCATTGCTCCTAAAAGAAAGATCCGGGAAGATCGATATTGGATCATGCAAAGTAGGCTCTGAAGAATATGTTCCTAACGCAAGAATATCAAGACTTGAAATATTCTGTACCGGGATGGGTCTCAAGAATATAGAGAATATAGTGTCAGGACTAGAATATAATCACGGAATGAGCAAAGATTTGATACCTGAAAGCAAGATATATATGGATGGAGAAAATATATTTGGAATGTTCAAAGGGCTTCTACTTCTTCCATATTCGTCAAGAAATAGTCCGTACTGGGAACATGAGCCAGTTGAAGCAATAGCGGGAGAGATACCTGTCCTTGCAGGAATACGTGCCTTTGATAGACCAAATAAGATAAGAGATATTTCGATAGGGAAAGCTACATTAAATGGTGCATATCGCAAGGTTAACCCACACATTGGGAACTATGCAATAACTGGAAACTATGGCGGTAGCATTTCTATTACGGAAAACAATCTTACCCCAAATAAAGATGTGTATGTATATATGGACTTAATAATTTGTGAGTATTTCTATCTCTATAATTTAACAGTCAGAGTGACTGTAGGCACAAGAAGTTTTGTTATAGAGCCTCCAGTATATAATGGCTATGGTATCGATAATATCGATAGCCTTCTTAGAACAATAGACGAGGTAGTAGATGTCAAGCCAACACCTATAAATTTAGAAAACTCCGGAAGATATTATGAAGTTGGAGAGATGATAGTCACACTTAAAGTAAAGGCAAATACAGGACCAGACGGAAATGTGTATATGCAGACAAAGCTAATATCTGGAAAAACTGAATACTATGGTGCCATAGGACTATCTAATGTGTCAGTATGCGACATAGAAGATCCACAGCAGAAATAGTTTCTGTGCTATAATATGATAAAAATAGGATATATTTATGACAAGTCTTAACAGGGATCACAATGAGATAAATGAAGCTATTCACAATGAGATAGTTAAGGCTTTCGAGGGAAGAAAGGTAGAGGGAAAGACAAAGACTCTTGAGTACTCCAATGTGACAGGAGCAAAAGCAGACATGTCATACCGAAAGCTAACAGATGCAATAAACTCAGGTGGAACAATAGCTAGAAAATATAAAGCTGATGTTACGATAAGAGATAACGAGACCGGTAAAGTACTTGATAAGAAGAGTGGTGTACATATAGGGGAGACTCCAATTTACACAAAGAAGGGTGGGTTGGTTGTTGACGGGAATACATACAACCTTCCTAGCCAGATAAGACTTAAGCCTGGTGCGTATACTCTCAACAAGGCAAATGGCGATGTTGAGACTATGATGAACGTAAAGAACGGAAGAGGTATGAAGCTTGTATCTCCTCAGGACAAAGATGATGTAAAATTGCAGATAGGTTCAAGACAGTTTAATCCTCTTGATGTCGCAAAGATACTTGGTGCAACGGATAAGGAATTGTCATCAAACATAGGTAAAGATGTTGCTGCTCACTTAAATAAGAAGTCGAATGTTGAAGGAACAGCACTTAAGCTATCTCAGACCCTTGGGCTTGTCGGTCCAGACATAACACCTCCACACAAAGAAGTGATATCAAATCTACGAGATTATTTTGGAAAGACTGAGCTAGATACAAGCGTAACTACTCATACACTTGGAAGGGCAATAGATAAGATTGATAAAGATGCGATAATGCTTGGTATCAAAAGGAATGTTGCTGTCAAGAGAGGGACAGAAGAGGAAGATGACAAAGAAAACCTAATGTTCAAGAAGATTATCCCTCCAGAGAAACTTATGGTAGAGGGTGTAAAGAGGGACCTAATGAAGCCAGAGGCAAGAATGAAAGGTCTTCTGAATAACCCATTTAACCATGCAAGCATAACAGAGGTTCTTTCTGAGCCTACATTGAAGCATGCAGCAAAGAAGTTTGTGACAACAAGTGCGATCTCAAGAATGCCTGAAGAGTACAATCCATTACATACATTGCAAGGGAGTAGTGATATAACTCCATTGGGAGAAGGCGGTATAACATCTACCGAGATGATAACACCATCTGTAAGGTCACTACACCTATCACAGCTTGGATTTATAGACCCTATAAAGTCTCCAGAGGGTGCAAACACTGGAGTCACATTAAGTACGACTCACGGGGCTTATATAGACGACAAGGGTAATGCTGCCATGAAGGTTAAGAACTTAAAGTCTGGGAAGATTGAGACAAAGACTGTGGCAGACCTATGGGACAAGAAGATAGCGTTCCCTGATCCAAACAAAAAAGGAGAGGTTGGCATAAGACACAAGAGCGATATCAGTGTAGGCAAGATGAAAGATGCTGACTATCAGATAACGCACTCTGAGAATATGTATGGGCCGGCTATGAACTCTCTTGGAATAATAAGTTCAAATGACCCAACCAGAAACCTTATGGCATCAAAGCATGTCATGCAAGCACTTCCTCTTGTTGATGGCGATGCTAACCCGGTAAGTCTGCTTGGAGCAAATGGAAAGAGTATGCTAGCAAACATAGCATCGAAGCACTTGCCTACTGCGAGTGTTTCCGGGACTGTTACAAGGGTTGATACTAGAGCTGGGAAGATACACTATAAAGATTCGTCTGGAAAAGAACACAACAGTGACTACGCTATATCTCCAATGCAATTAAATACAAAGACTTTCATACAGCATTCTCCTATAGTTAAAGCAGGAGACAAAGTAGAGGCAGGACAGGCTCTCGCTGATTCAAACTTCTCTAAGGGTGGAGAATTGGCCATAGGAAAGAATCTTAGAACAGCATGGATGATGTACCCAGGTACAAGAAATGATGCATTCGTATTGTCTGAGTCTGCAGCTAAAAAGATGACATCGGTACACTCTTCAAAGTTTGATATAGATGGGACAAAAGGTACGATACTGGATAAGAAGAAGTTTGCAGCCATGTTCCCAGAGGTTGTTAAGAAGATAAGCCTTGACAAATATGATGACAGGGGGATAATTCTTCCTGGTCAGACAGTGGCTAAAGATGAACCAATCGTTCTAGGCATGAAAAAGATGGATCCATCAGAGGTCAGATTTGCAAATGACAAAGTAAAAAAATTACTATATGGCGGAATGGCACCGGTTATGCAAAAATGGAAGGGAGACAATTCAGCAACCATATCTCATGTCACAACCAAAGGATCCCAGCATAGAGTTATTGCTCAGTACAAGGCAGAGATGAAGACTGGAGATAAGCTTGCAGGTAGATCTGGAAACAAAGGTATTATCTCAGCTGTTATCCCAGACAAGGAGATGCCTAGAGATGAGAATGGAAAGCCTATAGAGCTTATACTTGGTGGTGCTGGTGTTAACTCAAGACAGAACCCTGCTCAGATCATAGAAGCTCAACTTACGGAGGTAGCAAAGAAGACAGGGAAGAAGTACGTACTTCCTCACTACACTCATGATGATCTTCATATATTTGCAAACAACGAGGCAAAGAAGAACAATGTGAACATGTATCATGAAATATACGACCCTGTAAGAAAGACCAAATTGAAGAATAAGGTATTTGTGGCAGACTACAATGTAATGAAGTTGTTCAAGCAGGGAGAGGGGACATACTCAGCAACAGGTCATGGCCCGGTTGACTCATTGAACCAACCGAAGAAAGGAGGAAAAGAGTCTGCGGCATCGATATCTAATATGGAGATAAACTCTCTATTGTCACATGACGCAAGAGACTTCCTCAAAGAGGTTGGAACAGTAAAATCACAGAGAAACCAAAAGTGGTTCTCTGCATTTGAGTCAGGAGCTATACCGCCTGCACCTGAGAAGAAGTCTGCTAGGGACAATTTTCATGGGCTTCTGAACCAACTCAACATATCAGTGAGAGAGGACGGAACAAGTAAACACATAGTACCTCTAACGGATAAAGATATAGTAAGGAAAAGTAGTGGTAAAATTATTGAGCCGTATGGTCTTAAGCGTAATACTCTGGATGCTGTCAGTGGCGGCTTTTATGACACTAGTGTATTTGGTGGACATGGTGAAAACTTCGGTCACATAGATCTTGGATCACATATCATTAACCCTCTATACAAAAAGCCAGTGGCGGCTATGATGGGTACCACAGAAAAAGGTCTAGATAAGATGATGGAGTCAGAGGGCATATCAAACATATACAAAAAGATAAGTGGCTCAAGACTAAAGTCAACAGTGAATAGGTTAAAGAAAGACATAGAGAAGACTAAAGATACATCAAAAATAGACAGAAGCATGAAGGCGATAAAGGCTCTAAGAAAGATAGATAGTCTTGGAGATAACCCTGCAGACGTTATGTTTATGTCAAAAGTTCCGGTATTGCCTGTGAAGATGAGACCAATATCTAAACTTCCAGACGGCAGTATTATCGAGCATGATGTAAATCATCACTATGCGAACATAATAAGGGCGTCAAATTCTTTACAGAGAGCAAATGAATCCGATACTCCGGCACCAATAAAGAACAGACTTCATAGAGAGCTACAGGACCATGTTGGGGCAATGTACGGAACAAACAAATCTCCTGATCCAAAGATGGAGAGAAAAGAGGTCAAGAGCGTAATGGATGTTGTGGCCGGCTCAAACCCAAAGACATCTTTTTGGCATCAAAAGATACTTAAGAATAAGGTTTTTGGATCAGGTAGAGCTGTAATTGTTCCACACATAAAGACTATGAATATGGACCAAGTAGAGATACCTAAGTATGTAGCATGGAAAGCGTTTGAGCCTCATATAACAAGACGCATGTCTCAGATGGGTATACCTAATGATATGGCGAAAGACATGATTGACAAGAAGAACGAGACAGCAACCAATGTTCTGCATAGCGTTATGAAGGAGGTTCCGGTTGTTATAAACAGAGCACCTGCTCTTCATAAGCACAATATGACAGGACACTACGCAAAGATATCATCCGGAAATACAATGCATATACCTCCTGAGATAGAGAATGGTCAAAATGCAGACTACGACGGAGATCAACTTGCAGTACATGTTCCTCTTGGGCATGCTGCAATAAAGGATGTTAAGACAAAGCTTATGGCGTCAAAGCAGTTGTTTACTGATACGTCTAAGAATGGTCTGACAATGGGAATAGACTTGGATCCTTTTATAGGATTCTATGATGCTACAAAACATAAGAATGGTAAAAAGTAAACCGGTTAGTAAATAATGGTGTGACTATAGCGTAATCAATGTTTTTTAGATACAATGTTAAATAAACAAATTAGTGGGAGCAAAAAATGATAACACTCGTAGGAAAAGTCCTAAAAGACGAGATAGCGGTTCCAAATTCACGTGTACAAGTATGCGTTAAGGACTCAGCAAACAATATAGGTGGCTGGTCTGAAGTCGTATCTACAGACAGTTCGGGAAGATATCAGATTTCATTTGGTGATATAAGAGATCTTCATCAGAACTTCTCAGACGGCACAGAAATTCTAATCGCAGCATGGAATGATGATCTAGAAAGAACAGAGAATCACGCTGAACTTGGGACAAAAGTAGCAACCTATAATGGGGATGCACTTATTGTAGAAGATGTCACAATACTTGACGCAGACCAGTGTGATTATTACCTTGTGAACAGTGCAATTTTTGTAGTTCAGAAAGAAAGAGTGCCATATACCCCGGTATTCGAATCAAGAAATCAGAAATCTATGTTCCATGAAGAGAGAGTGTTCCCACAAAATGCTACCACCGAAGTTCAGATGCATAACGGTACTGACTACATAAGTCCATTTGACATCATAAAGAACGATGTTGGTGAAAGTTGGATCTTAGTAAGGGGTAGAAATGCGAGTGGACTATCCTATGTTGGATCACTACTTGTCACCACAACAGAGGCTGCGAACAGTCAAGATATAGACTTTAATTCTATAGATATAGATCAAGGCTTGTCTTTCTTTGTTGTAAAAGACAGAGGAATATCTGATAATATATTCAGCGCTACTATATTCACCTCTCAAAGATACACTCTTACAAATGCAAAGTTTTTCGCAAACGGACTCCTGGTTAGAGAGATGACAGACTTCTCTATCCCTCTCGTATCAATATCACTGTCCGGAATAGCAGACAGAACAAGAACAATGAAGATGGTAACTACTGGAACAATAGAGGGAAGTGATGAGCTTGTAGAATACACATACGAAAAAGAGGTAGCAGACTTCGACTCAATAACGGGAGATATCTCTATATCACTTGATGCCAACAGTGGTCTTCATACTGCCGGGCTTAATATAAACAATTCATCTGAGGTGACAGAGATCCTTTGGCAGATAGTTTACAGGTCTACTATTGTTGAGAGAGTAATTAAAGTAACCGATGCGGAAGAGAAAGCTCTTATCAATATTCTATATCAAGAGTATGCTAATCCTTCAGATACAACACTTGAGTTTGAGGCATTGCAGCCGGGTAACTATACCGTTATGGCATACGTTATAAACTCATCAGGTGCATTCTTTAAGATATCAGAAGACCTGTTTGTGCCAGGCGATGCAGGAACAGATCAGCCCATAGAGGTTGGAGATGCAATAACCATAGGGTGCCTAAGCAACCATGGAGAGGTTCCTATCCTGTCAGTGTATAGGCTGTCTAGAGATGGATATGTGGAAGAGGTATCTGTTCCCATGGACCATGCCTACGAAAGAACGTATTTTTATGACTTTACTGTTGCTGATGATGATAGCTTCTATATCTTTAAGGCAGCAGACAGTGTTGTCGTAAAGAAGGTTGGGATACCAAGAGGATGTGCAGTTGCATATTCAAAAAGTAAAGAGAGCGGAAGAACTATTGAATACAAACTACAAGATTTTAACGGGAATACTATAGACGAAGGTACGTTGGATGACTCAGGGTTTGGTGTATACTACAAAGTAATGTCAGAGAATGTTCATGGAGTATTAGTAATAGGAAAAACATATAAGGTTGTGTGATGAACGCAGCCACAAGAGCACCCAAGATAATAAAAGAGAGTCAGTTTGACATCTACTGCAAAGAAGATTCAGATCTTGATATTTTCTCTTTTGTGTCAGGACAACTCAATAGGCTGGACGTAACATTCACAAGTCGAAATAATGGTCTAAAATCAGTTGTTGTCCCGGCAACATCTGATGGATACTATTTTGTAAGATCAGCTAGAAGCATACAATCTCTAAAGAAAGGAAATGTAGAATATAAGTTATTCTTTTTCGATCCAAGACAGCGTGAGAACCTACTTTTGCTACCAGAGTCATTTGACTACAATGGAGATAAAATTGGGTATAATGACTGTACGCATATTGGATATGGGATATATGCAATAACACCACTAGTCCTAACCCCTTCAATAGTGAAGATACTAGGAAAGGTATTTTATAGTTTCCCAAATTCAAAAGAGGTCGAGTGTCCTGAGCAGAGTAGAGCTGCCTCAACAGTATCTCTCGGAGCAGACCAAGACACAACAACAATAAGTATAGGCGGAGATGATCCTAGCATAGAGGCTAAAGAATCAAATGTTGGCCTATCTGTTGAACAGACAATTTTCAAGGTATAATATGAAGAGACAAACATTACGACTGTCAGTAAAGGCAAACAAGCAAGTAAGGCTAAAGACTTCAAAAACAAAGACAAACGCTTCCGCAACAAGTACCGGTGGCGGAACAATAACATTAAAAGGAACACGACATGGCAATTAGTGAAGAAGAGTTTATAAAATTACAAGGTAAAGTTGGAGCATTAGTAAGCATCCTATCAGGTAGAGAAGTAGATGAAGCAGATGGCGAGAAGATAAAACGCTTCATAGATAATTACTCAGTTGTAGAGTCTATCATAGAGAACGATACTATTAGTGAACTTATTGATAATGTTATCCAGATCAAGGTTAGATTCGAGGATGTATCAAGCAGGGTCGACGGAATACTTGGGGCTGTTGAGGTTGAGTCAAGCAAGCTCGTTTCAAATATTAGTGGAGGTGCTTCCGGAGTAGCTCTAAATATTGCAGATATGGTATTGTTTCAAACGTCAGTGTCTGATGCATACAAGTCACTTCTTCAGCACCTTAATGATATAGACCTTACAGGAAAAGTAAACAGAATGGAGTCGTCACTGCGTGAGTCTCTTGGTCTTATTGATCAGATGAAGGCGCAGAGAGAAGAGATTAATGTTCTTCTGCAGAAGGTTGCGGACAACAAAGCATTGATAGACAATATGGACGATGTAAACCATACTCAAGCAGTTCTTATAGATAATGCTGAGAACATGATAGCAGAAATGGAAAAGCAGATAGAGAACTACTCTTTCTATGCAGAAGAGTTTGATAAGGTATACACAACAGCTGTAATATTCGTATCAAAGTTCTCATCGATAGTTGCTGAGCTAGATAGAGTTTCGGCAAGAGACGCCAAGCTGGAAGAACTGATGGCGTCAGTAATATCTGTTTCGACGCAGGACTTCACAGCAATGGAAGAGATTAATGACAAGATGGCTATGGCAATAGAGTCTCTTGGCCTAAATACAGCTCAAAAGCTTGATGACATGATAATGTTCGTGAACGAGTACAATGCGGTAGGAATGGCTCTTGACGGAGTAAGAACAGATATGCAAGCAATCACATCAGCTGTTGGAGACGAGCTTACAACACTAGGCGAAGAGCAAATAGGCTACCAAGCATAATAGGAGAGTTTCATGAGACAGTTCAATTACAAGTATAAATCATATCTCAAGAATAGACATGGATTCGTAAATATGGTTCCTGATGCAAAGCTGCTCCATGACTATATGGGGATAAGTGGTAAGTATGGAATGCCTGTATTCCAGACACCAGGAGCAAAGTTTTACGGAGAGTTATTTTGTGATATATTTAAGGACAACAAGAGAACTTTTCAGCACAAGGTAAAAATGTTCTTCCCTGAGATAAAGCACGGCGTTATCTCAATAGACAAGATACAGTACTCAATGGAGTCTGACCCAGTTGATGATGTGTCTATGGAGTATAGGCTCATACAAAATGGAAAATACGAAGAATACTATGTTATTGACGACTTTGTAGTTGAGTTTGAAATAGAAGTGTCTGTATCTTTTGGTAAAAGAAATTCAATAACAAAACCGGTTGAAATATTTTGTGACTACATAGATGTGTATGTGCATAATCAGTTAATATCTCTTACTGTCCATGATAATAATATCCTATTTGTTCCTTATGCTATGTCGTATAGGTTAGATATGCCTCCTGAAGCTGCACGAAACGAAACAGATTCGTCAAACATGACAGTAAACACAGACTTGTCATATGGTTTTATTTTAAATAAGGCTTCTAGAGACAAAATGGAAGAGAAGGGGTTCAAGACAACAGAAATGGATATGCTTCTCTTGGATTCAAAAAAGAAAATTCAAGGGCTAAAAGAAGATGTGGTAGACAACCCTATGGATACAGGCATCCCAGGTCCACTTGTTGCTAAGAGGCACAGTGGTGTATCCAAGAAGTACATGATCTCTCTTCCTGAGTCAATATTCCCAGATAGGATGACATATAGTGGATTGCCAATTTTCAACTCAGAGAATTGTCTATCGTGTTGTGATGTAAAGAAGCTTGGATGGTGTTCTGTGCACTTCAAGCCATATGGGCTACCGATGAGTAGTCCATGCCCACCCCCAGCACCTCCATGTGGAGAAAAATGTTCTAAATTTACACGGTATACAGTAAGGAATAGACTTATAGACACATTATTGATCCTCATGGATAAAACATTTGAAGAGCTCGATAGCCTTGTTGTGAAGCACAGTTCTAGAGCAGCAACGGAACTCATAGATGACGAATATATAGTAGAAAAGGAATAACATGATTGTAGTTCATGGAAGATCAGAATTAGGAGAAGGTGGTAGCGGAGGGCAGTCGTTTGAGATACTGATAGATAATGATGATCCAAAGATAACCAAAGACGAGAGAAAGTCCATAAATGACTCAGAGGTATCAACTGACCCATTCACTAGGTTTGATGCAAGTGATGCTAGTGGAGGAGTAGAGCTCACTATTAAAGGCACAGTAAAAGGAATCGAGGGCATGTCTATAGAGAGTGCAATAGTTAGGGGATATACCCATAAAATAAAAGCACCTTCTTTTGATGTTCCATCACTAGGAAAAGAAGATTACCTTCGTGAAGTTACAGCGTTTTCATCTGCGGCTGCATCTATTTCTATAGGAAGAGGAGAGTGGCACAGTCCAAAGTATGGAAAGATAACATGCGACACGCAAAAGAATGAAAAAGAGATTGACGTTAAAGGATCAACAGAACTAAAAATGGAGGGGGAAAGCTTTGAAATAAAACTAGCCCTGACTGAGATATTTGCAAGGTTTATTGGTGACGATAGCTATGGTATCATACAGTCTGTTGACTTTAAGTTTGTTGGCACATCAACAACAGATGGATCAGTGGCAAAAACAGAGGCTACATACGTGAACTCAGATGACCGTCCATTGACAAATGGCGTGTCCGGGCTAGATAGCGCAGATATTAACATGATAACATTTGATGACTCTATGAAAATGCTAGGAGGATGGCTTGATGGGATGGAGATATCATATCAAAAGAGACTGGTAGCAAAAACAGAAGGAATGCTATATAAAGCTCTATTTACATATAAGTTTTATGCCGAGGTATCACCGAGATACTTTAGTTCAGACATATCACGAATAGCCCTTTGTGCAGACAGGAATGGAGATCAATATTTACTGTCTAAGATCTTTACAAACAATTCTCATTTTGGGGGGAAGAACCCAGACGTAAGCGTTACCGCACGTGGTCCAGATGTAGACGGAGACATAACAGTTACTTCTACAGGTGACAAAATAATATTTGACACATCAGGATGTTCGACTGCAAGCGGAAGAGTTATAGGTGATCTAGTCATAGAAGGAAGCAATTACCCTTTCCACCCATTTGAGATGCCAAGCGGCATAGCTACAGGCGACCTTGTTGTTGCAGCAGTTGATTGCAAGATTGCGTATAATGGTCTTGGTAATACGGACTACTATAGAGAGTATGAGGCTCATGTATGTGGGCTACACACATTTGACCATGCGGTAAGAGGGTTCTTAAATATAGCGTCAAAACAAAGTGTAGTAAATATACTTACCGGTCTTGTTTTTGCAGTCTATACACGAGGTATATCCTGTATTCTTATGTCACATACTCTGCCATTTATATATGGAATGATGTATCTTGAGGATCTCAGGAGACTTGGCCCTGCCGTGACAACAGCAACACTTAGTGGTTACGATGCCGTGTTTGAAAGATTTCAACTATCTATGGCTGCCACCATAAAAGGAGTTCCTAGAGAGTTGAGATCAGATATGGCAGAACAGTTTCTAGAAACAGTATCAGAAGAAAGAGTAGAGGCAATGTCTCATGAGCAGCAAGTTTCTTTGACTATGACGATACTGTGCGTATCTCTAAACTTCTTATTTCCAGTAAGGTCTGCATGGATGCCTGCTGCTGCAGACTATGGTGTTCCTCTAGGGTCAAATATACTTGAAAACTCAGAAAAAACAGAAGGCGGTCTTCTTACTGACGATATCAAATCAATGATAAAGAAAAATATGGCTCACAACCTATATGAGACTGCCGTAGATTGGAATGAGGTAACGGTCATAACGCTACAGAGAGGTAGGACTGTCATACTTAAGAGGGAAGGAAGACATCAAGAGATGTATGCAATAGAAGACCCTGGGTATATGACAGGAGAATCATTGGCGAAAGATGGTGGACCCGGAACTGTAGATGATCTAACATATGTTACAATACCTGGAGAGATAGCAGATGAATGGAACGAGAAGAAGAGAAAGTATATAGGCATCATGAACAGTCCATATTACCAATATAAGATTGATGGGTATTATGGTAGTGAAGCAGAGACAAAAATAGAGGACCAGAAAACAACAAAAACAGATCTGCAGCCAATAGGTACAGAGTTTGTAATTATCGATATAGATGCGGAGTCTGTTAAGGACAAAGACGGCACAACAGATGTCAAAATCATAAGACCAAATGAAGATTTGCTTCTAGCTTTAAGGAAATAAAATGGCACAAATAATTAAGAACCTGCAGGGTCAGTACGAATTAGGATTAGCTCCGGATTCTATAATCCGGGCATTTGGAAATGGTGTCGGTGGAGAGTATCCGAAGCAAGTAGATGCTCAAGACAAACACTATACGGAAACTATACTTGTGACAATAACTGAAGATTTTGCAAACTATGCAAGAGCTCTATGTTCGCAGAAGCTACACCTTGAGGATGGGTTTGGTTCTCAAGGCAATGAGGTTTCTATAATACAGGGGCTAATGAAGGCTCCTCTACCAATGGCTCCAGTATACACAGATGTAAATGGAAGTGTCCCTCAGCTTTCCGCATCAGATATTTCAAACATGTCTACAAATCTTGAGAATGTGCAAAGAGACTTTACTTTTACCGTGTCAATTCAGGTTCCAAATGGAGGATCTTTTTCTCTTATATTTATGCCTGATGCTAGGGGGTTCAATATTATCGCAGTAGATCCATCCAAGCCCATAAGCCTAGATTATTCTCACCCATTCATATTAACAAAGCCTATAAAGACGCCTTTTGAACAGGCAGACCGACTTACTGACGGGGAAGCAACAATATCAGGAAATTTCTCTGTAGATGACGCTAGAATTTATAAGTTCTCAACAGAGGAAAGTGTAAAGTTTGGAGAAACTATATCAGGAAGTCTTTCTACAATTAGAGGTGACAATGAATACACTGGGAGTTTCATAAGATTATATGAAGCCGTACATAATGAGATGTTCTGGAGAGAGGGGGCAAATCAAACAAAAGGTGAAATTACAGGTGATAGGCCATGGACATCAGTATTGTATGGTGTGAGTCCAGAGGGAAGAAGTATACAGATAGTAGATATAAGGGACTGTGAAAGACAAGAGACTGCTGCTCCAGGTATCAATATGATGCTAACAGGATCCGTTACATCTACTTATGTATATGGGGATATAAAATACCCTGCTGACCCAAGAATAGGTTCACATAAGCCAGTATTCGACATAATATCAGATAGTGAGGGGTGGACAAAGTATGGTCCGACATCTGTAAAGTATGTAGATGGAGAAGATGGAGATAAGGAAGCACCTATGATATTCTCATGGGAAGGAAGAAGATCATCTTCTCCAAAGATACTTCCTAGAGTAGCTGCACAACTAGAAAAATTTGAATAGGAACTAAAATGAGTAAGTTTATAGAAGAACATGTCAATGTTGATACGATACACAATCTAGCGAGAGTATACACAAAAGATCTAGGAAATGAAAACTGCATGGTTTCAACTGCAGGGGTAAAGCTATCAACAAACAGATCTTTAATGCTGAGCCTTGGCATAGGAGCTACTGTTCCCGTCATAGGAGAATATATAGAGATTCAAGTTCCTGGAGGAGACTATCTTAGCATGTATGCATACTCAGTTCCAGACTCCACTAGCACTATGGGTCATATATACAGTATCGGATATGATATAGAACATCTCGGATATATAGATCAGGAACATTGGGATGAGGATGCAACCCATGAAGACAGAGTAAATGCAGTATTTAGATTTGTAACAATGAAGAGAATGAAGGCTAGACAGTCAATAACACTAGATGGGATATCGTACAATTCTCAGGGGATGGTGCAATCAGGTGGCGCTAAAGATGTGGCAATGCCAATAACACTAGACATGGAAACAATGAGCTTTGGAGACATCGATAGACAACTGTCTACATATAATATGGCAAAGCTATCTAGAGAGGTTTCCATTGTCAGATTCAACAAAGACAACAAATTATGTTTAACTATAAATACGGATAGAATAAACGACAACTTCATAGGCATGATTGAGTACGAGATGCTCGACTCGTCTTCTTCCGTAGAGGATTCTATAGCGAAGAAAAAGATAATTATAAATAGTTCTGTGTCTGGTCTAGTTGACATACCTGTAGTGGAAGGAATGTTCATTGATAGAGTTGTAACAGGAGATGACCTACTTAGGACTGTCGAGGTGATACAGAGCGAATGTGAGACAGCTGTAATTATTGATGATGGCACAATCTCAAAAGGTGAGTGGTTTGCGGTGAATAAGACCCAATACAACATGAGAGTATCAATGCAAAATGGTGAAAGTGTGACACTCGATCCTTATGGAATAGTAAAGACAGGATCATCGCAGCCTCAATCTGCAGCAATCTTCAAGCCTGTATATGCAAGACCTTCAACCGTTTCAGGAAACATAGATAACGAGGTATTGTATAAGCACCCAAAAAGGTTCGAGATAACTCACGCAGGAGGATATTTTATGTATCCTGCCGTATCTGTTATACACGGCATAGACAGTGATTCGCTCGTATATGTAGGGAATGCGTCCGGTGGTGGGTATGTAAATATTGGCCCATATGAAATAGGAGCTGATATACTTGATGGAACCCATGAGATAAATCAGTTTGGTGACGGACTTGATAAGTTTTTTGCTATCAGATACAGAGGTGTAGATATTAGATTATTGAACCACGAGGTATATGCAAAGCTTGAGTCTGATCTAGACTTTACGAAGGTTGAGCTCGGCGATGAGTTCCACTACGGATGGAGGGTAGCCACCATAGGAGACGTGGAATTTAGAGGTAGATATGACGAGCATTATGGATCAGTACATAGAAACAAGTCGTTTATGTATGAGAGCAACTATATCGTGTCTAGCGAGAGTGTAGACTCAGAAGTAATTGGGCATGTATACCCTACTGAATTTTTCAGGATGGCGAGACTCAAGAATAAGACATGTCAGACGTTTTCTGATTTTCCAATGCCAGACGGGCATGCAAACGCAAAGAATAGATACGAGGCAGGCGAAGTTACGGTTGTGTTCGAAGAAGGTGACGGATATCTATTGGTTGGTAACAATAAAGAAGTAGAGAATGACAATATAACATACTCATGTTTGGCAGTCGGTGGTAAGTTATCAGATGTTCCTGTGGTTGTGGAGTCATTTGGCTTTGTCAGTAGAGAAACAATGCTCGGACTTCCTTCTGAGCATTTCTTGTCAAGCAGTATAAAAATGTCAAATGTTTCAAGAACAAGAAAGAGATACTCTGGGGCTATAGAGAATATAACTTCCGAGTATCTTCTGATGTGGATAAAGCTTAGAAAAGTAGGAACAACAGAAGAGAATTTATTTGTAGAACATGAGTATGCAGATGAAAGTAGTATGCATCTTGGCTTTTCTGGGTATCTTGCCAAAGGTGGATCATGTGAAGGAAGCGTGGATCCGGTTAGTAGGCTTACGGCAATAACCAACATGTTGAAATACCCAGTATACCATGAGTCTAAAAATGGATCCATAGTTCCTAGAGAGCTTAATAGATTAGAGCTTCCAGTAAACAAGGCAGTAACTCATATGTCTGGAAATTATTATGGGAATATCAATACACATACTATTGATGGAGTCGATGGTGTTCGCATAACAGCACTATCTCTTCAGTCCCCAACAAGAGTGGTTGATACGTCAATAATAACAGACCCTGTCGTGTTAAGATCAGACGAGACATTGTTCCTTAGGAACTCAGTAGTTGCATTCCCAGAAATAGGATTCTTTTATCATACCCTAGACGAGGTTGAGTTTAACGATATTATGACATACCAAAAGACAGAGATACGAGAGCCGTCCAGGAGAGGTGTTAGGATCACATGGGAAGATTATGAACTCGACGCATATTTGGAATATAGAGCTGCAGACACAAATGTATTCTCTGTCTATGAGCTAAGGAGAGCGTCATCTAGCGTAGTTTGTCACATTGAGCAAAGGTTCCCTGATGCAGCTATCGATGTATCAAAAATGAACAATGTAGATGGTTTATACGATGAATATAGAGGGGATCAGCATGCAGACTCAAATAATATGTTGCAAAAGTGTATACCTATGTACCTAGCAAATTTTCTTCTTGAAAATTATGGTCATGCACAGAACATAGCAGGAGTATGGGATGAAAGCAGTGGGATACTTATAGATGATGCAAGCTTAGAGTTTGTATCGGAAGATGCAGAGGCAGGAGTCAGAGTTGTTCCGGTGTGCTCAGGATCTGAGCCTATGGATATAGTGGATCACTACGCAATGCTTTCAATCATGAAGACAGGTAAGCCATACGATGTAAGTACAGAGACAAGAGTCAAGATGAGCAAGTCAGGACTCGTGCAAGGTATAGATGAGAACCTATTGCCTGACAGCACAGCTCTATTTGAGAACGGTGATGCCGATGCAGCATCCATAATGGTAGCTAAAAGCATATCCGAAAATATAGATGGGAATTTAGTCATGATAAGTGTTGCGCCTGTCCTTTACGGTATGCAGGGGCCATGGAAGAATCCTATAGACTATTTAGATACAAAGGAAAAAGTTATTCTTTCCGGAGACATATCATATAAGATAAAGCCGAAGAACAGACTCATTCTTGAGTTTGATGTTGGTCCTGAGAATACGTTATCTCTAAACTGCCCAGGTAGAAAATTTGATGAGATGTATAAGATGATCGATGGGTTTGTAGAGGAAGAAGTTGTGTCAGACGACAAGAAGACCCCAATACAGAGAGGAGATACAACATACTCTTTAAAATACTCCACACATGTAGGTGACAACATAATTTTGAGAAGAGACATTGTTGTGGACCTTGAGGCGTATCCAGCAAGATTGTCTTATCCCAAGAATAATCTAATACGAGAACTCATATCTCCAATAAGAGAAGATGCTCACAGCAAGAAAATGGATGCTAGAGCAGTGTATGTCAGGTTCGACACAAGATATGTAAGTGAATCAGTAAGGTCATACTATGACAAGTTTATAGAGGCACCAACGGCCCTCACATGTGACTCTTTGCCTGAGGAAGCCATACTTAGTAGAGAACATGGAAATGATGACTCACTGTACAAGAAAAAGATGATGTCAGTTGATGGTAGCGATCTCATGAGAGTTGGAGGAAAGATATTATTGTCATTTGATAATGATACTGATTCGGAGATAACATTAACTCCTGAGTATGACAACTCTAGATGCATGGTAAGTACAAACAAGCAAGGGATAGGGTCAATACCTATCTCAAGTGTTTATGAGCTGTTCTCTAAGGACTTATTGTTCGCAGGGATAAGTACAGAGAACCCTATAGGAAGAGTTAAAAAAGGCAAGAAATTTGTCAACACAGAAGTGGAAGGAATATAATATGCTTTGGATAAATGAAGAATTGGTTAGCTACGATAAGGCTATAAATGGATTAAATTTTGATAAGCTTGGTCATGAGACTGGGCTTGGTTCATGGGGTGCACTTTTGACTGTTGAAGATAGCTTTGATACTCCACTGTCCCTATTTATAGGTCTTAAGTTTGATGTTGTAAGCATCATAACAAACAGATTTATAACCACTTTTGTAAATATACCTAGGGAGATAAAAGAGAGATCCCAAAAGCTTAGAGGAGGTAGACCATTATCTGACTCCATATCTGGAATCTCAAACTTCATACCAGACATAGATGGTGAAAACGTGATAACATTCTATATAGATACTCATAGGGTAGACATAGATGTTGTTGAGATGTCAAATGTGCTATATAAGTACGCAGACACAACAGAGGAGTACGCTGCACTAGCAAGAGATGTGGTGTTCTTGTCCGGTGGGAAGAGGGCATCAAGAGCAATATCTGCATCAATGCTTAGGGTGTATGATGGCAATCTTGAAAATTTTGGCTTCATATTCACTAGGAGTGGAGTAAATTTTGTTCTTAATGAGATGATGGTGGACGAGGACCTATTAAATGATGAGATAAAGTTCACATACTGGCTAACTCCACATGACAGGGAAGAGTACTCTTTTTTTGAGAACAACAACAACGTTAAGGCTGAGGGGGGATCAGAATTTGTAGATGGTCTTGGGGTAGAGAAGGTTTCAGGGTATGAGACAGATAAGTTATATCAATATGACAGAAGAGGTATGAGAAATGGATACTATGATATCACTGTTGAAAATCCACTAATAAATTCAGGATATACAGATGGCACCATAGAGGTGCATGACACATTCCAGTATACAAAAGATACCGGGGCAAGGATACATAAGCATAAGGCAGGTGTAGAGATAGACGCTGGATACCAAGATCATACATCGAAAGTTCTGTCATCTCTTGTCCCTGATGAGGGAACCGGAGATAAGCTATCTAAGATATCACAGATATTGACTCCAATATTCAAGCTAGGCGCACTAAAAATGATGAAAGACGGATACAATGGAAGCTTTACCGACACATTCAATAGCACAGTGACAGGTGTCGTAATAGATGCTGTCCTTGAGGCTATAGAGCTCACTAGTGAAGAGATACCAGACTCAACAAAGACATATGTATCGAACAATATAAAGGATACCCTAGTCATCCCGTTGGCAATGATGAATAAAATGCATTCATTTGAAGACATAGATGTTCAAAGTATTTATGAAAGTATTGTTTTTATCTATCATCCAGTCATAGACAAATTTGTGTTTTACGAATTTGGGCAGAATGATCCTGCCATTGTAACAGAGGACTCCATAATATTCACATCAGATGGTACACGATATGGGATAGACATGTCAGGCAATGACAATGAGTTTATATGGTCAAACTTCAAGAAGAAATTTAGGCTTGATTCATCAAGATGGATAAACGCATATGGTGAGGTTTCCGATAATGATACATTTGTAGAGGAGAGTAGCAGAAGTCTTGAACCATTGTATAGTGTACTAAGTAAAGAGGATTCTGGAGTTCCATATTATGATGACCTGACATTTGAAGGAAAATCTGCTAAAATTATGGTAATAAACAAAAAAGATATTCGAGAAATCGTTAGGAAAACACATGGCGAAGTTGCCGGTGAATATATCCTTGGTTTAAAGACAGGTGATGTAGAAATTGTAAGGGATGGATTATGGATGTAAAATCAACGCACACAGAGCAGGTGGCTGAAGATGCTCTATGGAGAATAAAACAAGATACGTTTTTTAGGATAATGGATCAAGTTGGCCAGATACATGTAGACGACCAGATACCTCCATTGATGAAGAATATATCTCTATATCTAGAGTCAGATGCTGATAATACGTTCATCCAGACAAAGTTCCAAGGAATATATAGAGCTACAAGATATAATGTCACCATCCGTGAGTTTTCAAAATTTGATGACAATAACTGGGTTGTATACATAGACGTATATAATATCCCAGACATAAAGGACGGTGTTGTTACAGACCTAAATATAGAGAACTCTTTTGCTCAGATAGAGGCCTTTACTATTGGTGCCGTAGACGGAGTCATAATGATTGCCCCACGAGAGGCAGAGAGATTAATAGCTATCACTGAAGACTTTGAGACTAAGAAGTTGAAAGTGTGTCTAAAAGAGCTCCGGGAGTTCATGGCTCTTCAGGAAAATAGAAATGGGTACAAAACAGATCAGTTTGATGACGAAGTTTATATTATAGATTCACCTGCTCCTATGTTCGCAAAAGATACCGTAATGTATAGAGATTCAGACTATGTTGGAATGTGGATATCCTTTGGAACATTGTTGAAATTCGATCTTAGGAATCTAAATGTGTTTAACATAGATGGAGTTAAGGTAGGTGCTGTGGATATAGGTTCCGGATCTCCGCAAATAAATGCACTAAAATTACTTAGCAACTCTGCATATGGATATGCATCAATACTGTTCGACAAGGAATCGTTATTCTCAAAGATAATGGATTATTCAAGAAGATATGTGTATGAGACAAACATGGAAGATGGAACTAGAATATGTGTTGACAATATACTTGAAACACTTCAAGAGAAGGGTATACTCGGACTGTTATATGAAGATTTTGATGTCGTTAGCAACTACCCTATGATGGCATTTGACGAAGTAACTGGTGAAGTAAAGAAGATACTCAGCACAATGATAAAGTTTAAATATAGAAATGAGTATATATACATGGTTCTGGATATGCCAAATAATAAAATGTACTTTGCATCATACGCAGGACGCATACAGGACTTCTACAACAGTAAGTACGAGTATAATGTCAAGATAATGAATGATATGTGGATAACAAAGGTAAATGACATCAGTCCTGACAACTTTATTTTGTTTACCGGCTTTCCTAACTTGCAACACAATAAAGTTATAGACATATACTTCGATGACACTATAGAGACATTTAGTGACTTGGACAAGAGCTTCTCTATTGATGTTACTGAGTTCGACGGATTTTATAGGGACTCTGTACTGCACCCAAATGAGGAAAGCTATGATAGAAACACTGACCTTGTACATTCGTATGGTAACAACCCATTCCCTTTAGTGTCAGGACTTATTGCATATCAACCAAAAGATTATGTTGGTCGCACGCAGAGATATGAACTTGATACACATGCAGAGCCAATAATAACTACATTTATAGACCCTGAGAATAAAGCAGCATACCTGATGGTTCCAGGAGTAAAGACAAACTGTCTCGTAGATAAGATGGACACACCTATAGGAGCACACGATTTTATCAACAACTATATGGTAAGATGGTTTAAGGGAGAGGATGTTGACGAGTGGATAAAAGAGGCAGAGCAAGGCGGATTCGCCCATATGGTTCGCAGAGCATATTATAATAATGGATGGACTATTGTAAAGACAGGTGAAGATACCTACTCTACACTGAAGCTAAATTCTACTAGGCTTATGTATGTATATAATGGAGCTGTCGAGCACCTATGCTACCCAGAAACACAAATTCTTGTTGATATGGCAGAAAAGCTACGGGAAAACATGTCTGAAAGTGAAGTAAAGCAAGAGGTAATGGCCCAGGCAAGTAAAGTTGCTGACAAGATAACTGCTAAAGTTATGACTCAGATAAGAGCCATAGATACGCAATTTATCCAAGAAATAATGGAAAAGTCAAACCAGGTAGTATCTGTTGTTGACTACGCTACTCCAAGATTCGACTTTGATAGGTTCGAAGATGCGGACAATATCTACGTGAACAATGCTCCTTCTGGGCCGGTTCTTAATCATGCTCTTCTTTTTGAAGACACATTCCACATGATGCAGCAAAAAATGAAGTCTGAGTACTTTGATGATATGGGATTTGAAATTCTACCAGCAGAGGTATATTGCCCTTACTTCAAGGGTCTAGTTGCTGAAAAGTCTGGCGATATCACCCACATAGAAGTTACATCAGATATGTCAAACTCTATAGAAATACTGAAGAATAAATCCATAGGCATAAGGCTAAAGGGGGACAGTATATCTAGAGAGGGCACAATAAATGTGGAGGGCAATGTGTTTAGCGTAAAGGATGCCTATACGAAGAATATAGAGCTAAATTACTTTGGAGTAAGGACCATAAACGGAGAAGACTTCAATATCTATAAGCTAACAACATTCACAACGATGTCCGATGCAGTAAGAGATGCATATGCTGCAGGATTTACGGAGTTTACGCAGAAAGCATCAGAAGATGCAGGTGTAGATTACGAGGAGCAGAAGAGATACATACATGGCATAATGGGTATAGACTCTTCGCCTACAGAAATAGAGGTTCCGCCAATTCCTTCAGGGCAGCCACTATATATTGCAAACATAGAGAATAAACTTATGGTATCTCTAGACGGGAATTCATTTATGGATGCACCTATTGGTTCTGATGGGGTAGAGTTGTCAGCAAGAATAACAATAGAGGATAAGGTTAGATTTTTGTCTATGCTGAGGAATATTGTAAATGCTGACAAGAATAGTGTTTCGTTCAAGCTTTCTTATGCGGAGGCTCATGTTGCTGACGATGTGTATTCTGTTGGTGTTAAAGAAATGTGGATAGATCATACCGATATTCTCACTAGAGGAACGGTTTCTGTCACCGCAAGAATGTTTGTAGATAACGGTCAGATTGTTTTAGATGATAATCATGATATAATATACTCTCAAGATGATGAGTTTATGATAACCAAAGAAGTTGACATAGATGGGTACGTGAGCGATGATGGCGACAGACTAAAGATACTTGTCAATATGGACGTGATATACTACACAAGCATACCTACTACCGATATCACATATGGCACAGCTCAAGAGCTAATGATTCAAGATACAACATACAAGATAAGACTCGGACTTCCTGTATCTCTTTCTGTTCTAAATGGAGGGTACGTTTTTGTTGACAGAGACGATGCACATGAGAATGGTGTGTCTGGGTGGTTTGATTTTACTAAGATGGGAGACTAAATGTACGACAATACAAATGGATACAGAGCGATTGTGACAGACTGCGAGTTTGTTACAGAGGAATTAGACGGCATGGGAGAGGTCTCTTTCTATGCAAAGTCTGGTGATAACCCTGAGATAAATATTTATCCAGCGGACACACAAGCAAGTCTTGAACCTTTTCTTGAGGGGAATGGTGACTATGTCATGTTTGCATACATAGGCCAAGCGCCATCATTTTCATACGACTATCATATTGATGAGGTGACAGAGGGAAGCATTCTTTCTGTGAGGACTGACCACAGCTTATTTTTTGATGTAGAATTTGATCCAAGTGCAGACCTTCTAACAGGGTACATTAGGAGGGCCATATCTGCAGCTTCTTTTACCGGTAAGAATATAGTGAATCAATTTGCAGGCAAGAATGATGTCGGAGTAGAAACCTTTATGTTACAGATGCTGTTTCCAGACCCTGCGATCAATGGAGGAAATATAGATATTGTCGCATATGGAAACGGAGAGAGAAACCATATTGCTAGGTCAAAAGTAGAAACAACCTCATATGGCTCTCTAAGAAAGAAGCTTAGAATAGTTCTCGGCGATAGCACCAAGCTTATATCCGTATCATTCGGAAGGCTTGATGCCGGAAATATGTATAGTGGAGGAGAAGAGATCTTAGAAACAAAAGCTATACAGGAACTTGGAAGCGATCAGATGTTCCGAACGATAACAAGAATGCTTGATGCCCCAAACAAGATTTATAATACAGAGGTGAATATATAATGTCAAATTTTTTTACAATCATGGATCCTTCTATAGGGTTGGTATACAAAGAGGAAAACAAGAAGAATGGAGTAGCCGGTATTTCATTCTACTTCACAAGAAAGACTGTTGATAGCAACCTTCCAATAGAGATATCATTCGTTGACTATGACGGAGAGATCAATGCTGTATCAAGACAACTAAACGGAAGCTTCCTTGACTCTGCTTCAATAGATGGTGTTGACAAGTTCATGTACATGAATGATATTATTTTTGATAAAAATGAGATAGCAAATGCACTTTCTACAATACCAAACGAAGAGGTTGATAATGATATCGTTTCAATTATTGATGGGCTATTTGGGATAGATATTTCAGGAGTAGACAACATAGAAGCTCTTGAGTTTGACAAAGTTGTATATGTTGATAGACTAGATGTTGATGGAACATCAAACTACCTAGACGGATACATGTTAATATTCCATGACATATCAACAAAGACAGTCAAGCTTGCTCTGTATGCAGGAGAACTTGTAGCATACACGTATGAAGACTATAAAGATCAGCTCAATGAGTATGGTAAGAGTAGGATATTGTCTGAGATACTTGTTACTAACTCAACAAGCAAGACGATCATAAAAAACACATCTCCATTCAGAGTTAAGATAAAAATGGATAGATATACATATGACGTAAATAGAGCAGTGTATAGAGACAAGAGTTTCACTATAAATTATGATGATGGATTTACATTTGTGCTTACTCCTGGACAAGAATACTCATTCGTACACGATAATGCTCAAAGAGAGAGATCGTACTCTCTTCTAGACAACCCGATAGACCCACCTAGAGGACCAATATACTCAATGAACTCATGGGAGTATAATGATGCAAGTGAATATATTGTAGAGGCTCCATTCAAGCTATCTTTCCAAGAGGTGATAAGCCCGGTTGGGGTAACTGACCCGGATAGATACCTAGCGGTAAGCTCAATGCATAATTTGTTCAAGGATAAGTACTCATTCGAGAGAGCAATAGTTGACAAAAATGATGATCTTCTTGGGCTTGAAGTAATAAGCAGTCATGGCACTATAAAGGTTTCAAATGACAGTGTATTTAAAGATTTTGCATCCAGTGGCGGAGCATCCGTATTCGCTGACAAAATAAGAGTCATGCTAAAGTCAAAACTTAAAAAGATATACTCTTATCTTGGTCAGGATGAGATGAATATACTTGTTGACTATTCAATAGAGAGCACAAGATATAGAATATTAGACATACAGAATAGGATAGTATACAATGATACGATATCTATGCCACAGCAGGCATTCACAGTAACTATAGGTCTTATTGGAAATATAGATGAAGTATTGCAAAAGAGTAGTCATCTTGAGTACGAGATGATTGTTAAAAAAGGCGACCTCCCATGCAAGTCAGACAGAAAAGCACTTATCAACAAGATTATAGGGGCAGAGCTATTCACATCAGACTATCTATCTTTCAATGTAAATGACGTACTGAATAACCCGACAAAGAAGGTGTACCAGGGCCCGTCGTACAAGACATATAACGGAGAGATAGATGATGCATACGAGATGTATCAGAAGAGAATGGTATCAGAGATAGAGGGATTCGGACTCGTTAACTCATCAGACATACTCAGCTCTAAAGAATTTGCTGCTGTAATGCCTGTATTTAATATGCTATCTGAGGGAAGTGATGGATGTACCGAAGATTTTGTTTTTGATATAGAAGAAAGCATAGATGAGCATGGACTTGAGATAAGCCTAAATGACATGCTTAAAAAGATGAGACAAGTGGCATACATATACAGACAAAAAGAGGAGATCATAGCCACTGTGTCTTTAGGTATCACTCTTGATAATGAATGGTACTTCTGTGGTGAGGACTTCTTCCCTGCCTCTGTGATAGAGAACTCTGAATATACTACATATATGGATAATGATGTGGTTACTATGTCTAGAGATATAGAGGGAGGGAATGTTCCTATCTATGATAAGAAATTATTCCTCGACTCAAATGATTGGGACGAAGACTATAAGCAGCAGATGCACGATGCCTTCATGGCCTTTGTTGTTGGGTCAATAGACACATCCACTATATACGATAATCCGGGACTTAAATATATCGTAGATCACCTACTAGATAGGCAGAGAAAGTTATCATTCTCTTATGATGATATTTTCATACATGCGAGAGATATCGTTTTTTCTAAGAAAGTAGAGCACGTAAGAAATACAATGATAATGCCCAATATATTTGAGCAGATGATAGCTGACGGGAAGACAAACTTCACAGGATATGTTGGAGATGACGATGCCCACTATTTTGGAAAATTAAAAGCTGAATATCATGAGAACTACTACTATATATCGCATGATGAACCACTAGATTCTGCATACGAGATAGGCCACACTGTTAGTGCAATGATGAATACGGACTCCATAAAGAATGGATCATTACTTTACCGTGAGCCAGGGAAACTGCTATTCGGTGTGAATACAGGATCATTTACTCAAGTTGACACTCTCTCAGTTAAGAAGGAGACAAATGTAATTATGGATGGCGAGAGATATGCATTTGCGCTTAGCCTTGTAAAAAATGACGTGAAAGAGATGTCCATATGCTATGACTACAAGACAAAGAATCTGAAGATAGTAAATTTAGGAAGCTTCACAATACACAGTTTCCCTTTGCTTATGGCATCGTTTGATGTATTACTGCATGACTACTATAGCTCATTAGAGGGGTATAAGCGTGTCGCTCTAGGAGTATACGACTACTATGAGTCTGACATAGATAGCGGAACACTAAGTAAGCAATATCTTCTCGTAAATAATACACTACAGGCAGAGGATAAATATATCCTGCTTAAGGCTACAGTTGGATTGTATGATGCACAAGTTATGGTTGATGCGGATAGTGCGCAATGGAAGTATATGTATATGTCTGGGCTAAATAATGGAATTAGAGTTAGGTTTACTGGCGGAGATCTGCAGATACAGAAAGGAGATAGGGGTACATCCACGATACCAAGAACACTGATGGAAAACTATCCTGACACAACGTTAGCTATAGATGGAGCCTATATTAAATTATATAGACTAGAAAGATTCCTCCCAGTAAGGTATAATAACGAAAGCATTACAAGAACGATAATAAAAGTTACCGATGCTGATGGAGCATTATCATCATTGATTGGGTCTTTAACCATTGTTGATTTCGGCAGCTATAAGGAAGTCTTGTCTCCTAATGGGAAAAAGTATGCATTTGCGTTAGGCGGAGAAGGTATCGTTGGGTGGAGTTCATCAAACGGGTACACCATGCCTCCAGAGAAGCTACTTGACATAGACGAAATATTGTACAATAAAGATGCTATACACACTATTACGATTGACGATATAGTCTTTCAGATTACTTTTGAATAGAAGGATTTCTAAATGATACCATTAATGTATATATTGAATACAGATGAGATTTACACACATGCTTCAGGCATAATAACTAAGATAACGCCTAGCTACAGTCACTATAGACACAGTATTCAAGTTGAGTTCAAATACAACCTAGATGAGTTCTTTTTCATAGAGATATACCTTAATGAGTTTGATCAACCATCAAAAGTTTCTCTGTATGGGTTTTATGGGTCTGAGAGTATAGAAATATCAGATCTTGTAGATGAGTATCATCTTTCCGGAAAAAAGGTATCCGTTATCATGTCTAGAGATGTGATACTTGAGATCGCAAACAATGTCGTTACACATACATCATTCCTTGAGGGCACAACAATAGAGTTTAAGGTCATACAAGACAAGCAAGAAGTAGAGGATAGAGCAAAAGTTACATCTATAAGAGTTATGCCTACAGTGACAGAGGTGACTATAAATGGTATTAGATACTCATACGAAGAGGGTACTAAGGCAACAGGCTATATGCCAACCTTGAATAGTGCAGGAGTAAAGAGAGAGCCTGATGTTGTAGATGGACACTATAATATTTTTCACTTAGATGGAGACAACGACGGATTGTCGTTCTTGGCAATACCGCCTCAAGATATAGATAAGCATTATCTATTTAGACAGAACTCTCTTCTAGCACATATCGACATGGACGGAAATGATATGATTGTAGGTGGAACATCGTATAGATACAATAATGGAATGATAAAGCACTTCGGGATGGTTCACTCAATGCAAGAGTTTCTAATATTGAAGAAAAACGAAGAGTACAAGACATACATATTCAATGCAGCAAGAGATAAAAATTTATACAGCGAGATATCATTACTATTCCCTGCTGTGCAACACAACTCTATGACAGTATATGATCTTCGTGAGAATATACTAATAAAAGGCCAGGCTACATACCACTCAGAGATAGATGTCGAGACAGATAAGCTTCTATTCCATATTACAATAGACAACTGTATTGACTTCTTCGGAAGAAGGGTAAACAAGATATTTGAATTCAGAGTGTCTCCGGAAAAGATACTTTCAAGTAATGCAGAAGGCATAAGTAACGCCACAGAACTTGGAACTTTTTATGTTATAGATAAGGATACCGGAGAGCAGGATGTAATACCTACTGATGGAGCACATATAGATATGCAGAAGGATGGGTATATGACAGGGTCAAACAATAAATATTCATTCAGTATCAATAAAAAGTCTCTAGTAAGAAACAGTAATCTAATGAGAGGTCAATACACGACCTTTAAGGCGATAACTGCAGATGATTATCTGTCCCCAATGTATAGGTTTGACGAGATAGATTTCAACGATAACACCATACAGATAAAGAATGGAACAAAGACAATAAAGACTGAACTGTTCAACTCAAGTAAGTATCTGATATCTACACAGAATGGAAAGATGTCAAGCAGAGACGTAATGACTGAGTTCGGTGGAGTTGAGTTTACAATAGCACCAGAAGTAATATCTTCATCTGGAATAAATATCACAAATTTCTCTGACTATATTATGCTGTGCAGAATGGTAGAGACTCCTGAGTATGGTATAATCGGGGTAAGAAGAGATACAAGAGATCTTCTTTACTCGATAGTGATGTCATACAATTTTACTGACATAGCAATGGTATATAATATAAACCTAGATAAGGTATATTACATAGACTTTTCCAGGAAAGAAGTTAGTGACAATGTAAACATGTTGCCATCAACATTTGACACCTATATATCTACTATAGACGAGGAGAAGCTAAAAGCTTATCTTAGAGATGGTGGATTTGCAACCTTTAAGGCTATAAATACACCAAACTCTTCACTTGTTACTCTTGAAGGGCAATCTCTTTTCTCTGAAGAAGTAATGCATGAGAAGTACTTAGACTCAAGCAGAAACATGTCTTCACTGGCAATAACTGGGTCTGGGGTTGTTGATGCAAGCGTGATAGCGAAAGGAAATGCTATAGACGGTACATATATTTCAAGACCTGGAGAGATATCTGTAATGAAAGCAGGGTTTGGAAAAAACAGAACAATATTTAGAAAAGTTTCAAATGGAGTATATTCTAATGAGAACATTGATATTGAGTCGGTATCTGTTTCTGGGTCTACGTACACTATAGGCTTTTCTCATGAAGGTGACTCTCACTCTGCTTCTATATCAATAGACGGAGGACCGATAGAGGTAAAGAAGGGCTTGAAGCATAGTCTAGTTGACGACTCTGAAAGCTTTGAATATATGACTGGATTCACATACTCTTCAACAGTTCCTCAAGATAACATATTCCAGAAGTCAGGAGTCCTAGTTATGGAGTCATATCTAGGCATAGGTCTTGCCTTTGACATTAACACCGTTGAAGATATGATAAATTCATCTTCTATTGGACTACACAGTACAGTTTCGCTATCATATGACAGTAAGATGATTATGATATCTGGTATAGAAGCAGATACGGTTTCCGTATCAGACTCAGTGTTCAGTAGCGACGGGTTAACTATTGATCTTGACTCTCCTACAGGAAGTGCATATGCACTATCTTTCAATGGTGATAATGGCGAGATATCAACAACCATACCTAGCGATGACTATGACGCATATCTTACGGCATGGGAAGAAGATCTTGAAGACAACGGATTCACAGAGATAAATGAGTACGAGAGCGGAAGCCTCTACGCTATAGCATTTGACATTACAAAAGCACAGTATCTACAATTTAAGGAATAATTGATGGCCAACATTTACAGACTAGACAATAACTGGATATCATCGGCACTTATGCCGTTAGAGACTATATTTACATCATCGAACATAAGAGCATCATCTTCTGCGGTAAACATATTCACTGGTGGAGATATCGCACTTGGTCTTAATGCCGGATCAAGAAGAATCGCATACAAGCACAACGACATCTTATTCAAGACACAGACAAAAGATAGTGGAACTAATAATATCACTTTCGTAACAAGACCTTCTATAGAGAAGGGATTTGTGCAGTGGAATGGATCATTCTCGTGGAAGAATATCCTAAAAGACCTTCTTTCATTCGACATAACTACAGAACCTGAATCATTGGATATTACAATCAGTAGCGAAAGCAAGACTCTAGTATCTACTGGGGAAGCTCCATTTACGATCTCATGGAATGATACTGATATAATGTTTAATGACGTACCGTTTACGGGTACTGGGTCTTTTACTCCTGGTACAATGGAATTTACAGTAGATGCCACAGAGCTTCTAGATAAGCTTCATGGAGAATATGCAAGTATAGATAGAGTTGAGTATCAGGCACCAACTGAGCCATACGACCTATCCTATTCATTGATAGATGGAGAGGAAGGCGTATACAGGGAAGAAGAAATAGTTATTGATTACACGGACATAATCTTTGATGATTATGGTCATCAGTACTTTGTAGTTCCTGACTATTCATTTGGAGTTTCTCAGACTGCAATATGGTTCCCGTCAGGATCACCATCGTATCTTAAGAATGACCAGTTCTCTTTTATACTTGCAGGGGATATAGCAAATTCAACGCTACCTAATAGTTTTGCAGAGTTCAGCAAGGATAGATTGCGGTCTGCAGTAAACACATCTACGCTATACAATGACGGACTAATAGAGTGTTCAGAAAAGACATACATCGGATACGTTCGTGTTTACAGTTCATATATATATGTTGACTATTACTATATAAAAATACCTGTTACAGAAGATGAATGTGCACAACTTGAAGAGTCCATATCGTACGGTAGAGCATGTAGACTTAAGATTTCAGATACAGACATTACTATACGGAACATAGACAGTTCACTAGATCATGTATCACTAGTAAGTAATGCGACTTCATTGGCCCATAGTGCATATACAAAGTTTAAATTTGGAGCAGGATCGTTCAAGTCAAACTACCCTCTGTACTCATACAGAGACAAGAGGGATACTCTTGAGGTAACATTCAACAGAGAAAGTTCATCTAAGTACATAAAGATTACAATAGAGGATCAACCTACAAGGTACAGAGCTACCATTGAGACGAGAAGTGGTACCCAAACATCAACGTCAACGAAAAACTTCCCAAGATACTCATCTAATGCAGAGTGGTCTTTAGGTAGCACAGCATATATAAACATGATTCTTAAGAGATCCCTCGACAACGTGTCGGACACGACAGAGACTTTATTTACGAACGGTGCTATATCTCTTGATGGGGATACAATAAAGATTCTTACTCGAACACTATATGTCAATATACTTGAGCAAGCTGTAGCTTTTCCTCAGTTAAATCTTACATATGACACACTTGCAGTTGTGGCATGGCCAGATGAGGAAGGAAACCTTCAGAATCTTCAAATAAACTTCCAGCCGGCAACTGGCGCCATATATGGTAGAATTGCGCAAGGGTCATCATATGACTACTATAACAAGGATGCAATGTTAGAGATGCTGAACTCTATAAATCCTATATACGACTTCAATATGACATGTAACATATCTAGCCTTACATACGAAGACCTAGATGGCGTAACACAGGTATATCCATTTACGAACTCAACAATGATCATCGCTGAAGCAATAAACGGATTCTCAGGCAAGTTCTACAGAGTGTATTATAAAAATGCTGATAGCTATGGTTTTGTAGTAGCTAAACAATATTCAATCCAGGAGTAATTATGATACCGAATAGTAGAAGATTTCAACGAGGGGCATACAGAGTTCTGATGCCAAACTCATTCAATGGGAATATTGTTTTTGACAAGTTTGGAGAGGCAAAAGGGAATGACATCAGGGTAGACGGAGCCATACATGAGGAGATAGGTAGTGCAGGCGACTTCAATGATGTGTATCTGAACAAGAGAAGCGTTGTGAGGATATCAAAAGGACGCAAGATTCCAGTAGTTGCAAACGTAGACTTCTCTATCGGAAGCAAGAACTACGGAAAAATAAGACTTATGTCTGTAAGTAAATCAGACTTCTCTTTGGATATATCTTTGGGGGACGACAACTATCTAGACATGAAGACATACGACACTGATGATATCAATATCGGAAACAATAATGTAGTGTATGGAGCACTTGATGTCTCTAATGGAGGTGTATCAATAGGTAATAACAACATGCTTATAGACTTTAAAACGGAGATACACAAAGATACTGTCGTAAAAGGCTTCCCTAGAGTCGGCTCACTTATGTTCGAGACAAAAGTTACAGAGTATGCAGGTATCGGACAAGACTATATTGAAGTTGAGGATACAAGTAGAATAGCCTTTGGAACTGAGATCAGGTTCAGTAGTGTTTCGGCAGCTTTTGTATCCAGAATAGTAACATCTGTGACAGGGAACAGAGTTTATTTTGATGAGCCCCTGCTGTCAAAAGAGTCAACCTTCCCGGACGGGTTGGTATTTAATGAGTTTTACGAGATCTTACCTGAAGAGGCAGTAAATGTTGATTCCAACCACATGTACAAGCCAGGTCCAACAAAGCGATTATTCCTAAGTAGGTATGTAAATTGGCCTCTTAGGGATGTCACCATCACATCATATCATGGAGAAGTCCTTATGCAGACAAAAATGTTCTTTGTTAGAGCTGGTGACAATATGGCAATTATTCGTGACCTAATACCAGACTCAAGTGATATAAGCGGAATGTTTCTTGTCACGGCTGCAGAGTTTAATCCATATAAGGAGTGGACAGTAACCCTAACGAAAGACGAGGTAGATACACACAAATACTATATCAATAGCAAATGCTTGGCTTTCATAGGAAGATCCACAATAGTAGATGGAGTAGAAGCTACCATTATAGCATATGATAATGAGAGCATTACTCTTGATGTTGAACTAGTAGAGACTGAGACAGAAGTTGTGTTTGCCGAAGAAGACAGTACTCCTTCCGGAGAGATGATTTTGTCTAAGATAACATCAAACATACCAGGAAACTCATCTGAGATCCCTGTTGTCGATGGTAGTGCGTTCTTTATTGGCCAAAAGATAAAGGTTGATGGTATGTCAACAATAGCAACTATCACTGAGATAAACGACAATATTTTATCTCTAAGCGAGAATCTATTCGACAGCGTAGTGTCAGATAAGTTCTACATAGGAAGATATGAGTTGTCACTTGGTACTGATATGCACAAAAGTAAAATATCTGGGGCAGAAGAAGATCTGCATGAATTTATATTTGGAGAAAATTAATGAAAATATCTATGCCAGCAAGAACTGCCCACTTCAAGAGTGGAATACTGTTCTTTAACTTAAAAAACAGCAGACACAATATAGTTGATGAAGACATACAGTCTGGATATGATTTGTGCTTCGTCCTTGATAAACATTCCGTGTATGTCAATATAGACCCAGGACTTGAGTTTGGAGTTCTTGAATCTGACACAGGTGAAATGTACGGGCCATATTCAAGTTATATGTCTGTGGTATCATTGCATTTATTTGGACAGTATGACAACCTTATAAAGTTTCTAAGAGAGAGTTTCGTTCTCAATAATGATATAGGTGCATATCAATTCATTTTTGGTTCTTTTAGATATACAAGAGGACTGTATGAGTTTACAGAAGACACTCCTGTTACGGCAAGAAGACTAGCAGAGTTTATACCTCCAATGTATGAGAGATTCGAGTATGAGTTTGAGCCTCATACGTATTTTGCTGACGGGTCCATAGAGATGTTCCTGAACAAGCTAAACATTATGTTCAATGAAGGAAACTTTGCGGAAGAGAAAAGAGAGACTGAGAATTTCCTAATGGGCTCAGTAGAGAGGTCTTCTGGATATGGCGTTCGGAAGGAGAATGGAAAATCATTCATGGTAGCAAATCTTTCACACAGAAGACACTCTGTATTTTTTGCACCTTTCAGGATGCCAGTAGAGTATATATCGTTCTTGAGTGACGGATCTCAAAAAGCAGAGGATGTCATGTATGAGTATATTACAAGCGCAGAGATAGAGACAGTTGATAATGATGCAGATGTAGAATATTACTCGGATGTATATGGTGTAGATATAGCAAGTAAAACAGTAGATATGGCAACATACTCTCTATTTGAAGATATAGTATTTGTATTGACACCTTTTGATGACCCGTCCGAAGTATATATATTCGTAAAGACTTCTGACTTTGGAATAGTTACAATAGGTTTTGATCCGCTTAGAAAAAGGTTCACAATTTTTGGAGATGATAAAATTGCAGATATAAGCTCTGGAATGACAAATGCCAACGTTTTAGTTGATGGCACAACATTGAAGTTTGCATATGACTCAGATATAGATGGTGTAGTTGCCAACAATGACCTAGCAATCAGAATATCTGACACAGAGTTTAGTCTTGACTGTAATAAAAATAGAGCGTACACAACACTAGGCAACGTGCTTGCTGCCACATATGTTGGTGACTTGCTCAACAATATATTCGTATAGGAGACATAATGAAATATTATAATGAGGCAACTGCAGAGATTGTCTCTTCAACCGAAGAGAGAGATGGGGTTATACCTATAGAAAAAAAGATATTGAGCAGTATAAAGTGCAAAATAGATCCTATAAGTGGGGACAGCCTAACAATATTTAATGAGGATTTAACAAAGAACTATAAGGTTACATTACAGTATGATGGGGATACACGTTTCCTGGCAGAGAATGGATATCCTGATCCTGTAGAGCTAATTAGAGAGCCATGCTACAGGGAGCCTGACATAGATGCACTTAAGGTATCGTGGTGTGATGATGTGTCTATGAGCAAAGTTAAGCTTAAAACAGGGACAGAAAGAAAACCTATAGGCAGATCATATCTTGACTCAAGCAGTACGTTTATGGCATATAGCGTATCTTTTGTTGTATATACAGGAGAAAGATATAACCTGTTTGAATCTCAAAACATTGTAGTGTTCGTAGATAGAGGAAAATTATATATAAATGACACAGAGCTTATGGATGTTAGGCTTGGTGAAAAAACAATATTTACTATACTTAGATATCCTTACTACAACACGTATGGAGCATATTCCACGAGGAACCATATTGCGTCCATTATCCTTGTTGACAAGTTTGCACTTGCTCTCCATCTTGATGGATCACAGAACTATAAAGATGCATTTGTAAACACTGGAGAAGATGGATTCGAGGTTTATGACTCGAATGTGTACAGGATAGATAGAGAGGTTGACGGACATGGAGTAACTCCCTACTACTTAAGAAGATATGCGTATACTGCCGAGGGTGTGTATCAGGATACTCTCATTAGTCAGCACTTTAGCAGTATGCTTCAGGCGAAGAGAGCACCATGTAAAATACTTAAAGAAATGAGAGGTGAATGCAAATGATAAACATGAAGGAAGTTTTTTACTCAAAAATAGGAAACCATTCTATGGGTAGAGAGATTGTATATAAGGTATACTTCGGGAGTATAGACCCACAGTTCTACTTTGCTGCATATGTTATTCCAAGAGGAGAATCTTATGACATGTTTTACATCCCACAGGTGAACAATATTGCCGACAATGGGATTATTGATATGTCCGAAGACAGCTCCACATCAAGAATGAATATTCAATATGGAGAGCCTGTAGAAATTCTCCTAACAAACCCTTTTGTTGAAGGAAGAGGATCTATTGTTAGTGTATCTGTATCTATAGATGAGAGTCCCGTTGCAGTAAACACCAGCAGTCTTACCCAATTTAACCTAGACGATGCAAGGGCTATAACAAGAGAAGCCATACAGCCATTGATAGACGCAAAGATGTATCTACTTGCCAATATTGCAATGATAGAGGTTGAGACCAAGCTCAGAAACATATTGGAATCTTCCGTAGGCGTTAATCAGGATACTGCAATACCTACAATCCTGAGAAGTGTTCTAGCAGTAAAGAAAATTTTCATAGACAACCTACCTGATGGGATGCCTGAAGAAGACGAAGAGATGTTCTATATGCTGTATGTGCGAATGCTAAATGTATCTCCAGACTCGAATAATATACCTAGTATATTTGCAAAGGGGATACTGTTTGCAAATATGATGTACTCAGAGGGAATGACGGCACACTTGATACCATATGAAATACTGTTCAGACTAATGATAGATTGGTCAAAAGAATATAGGCCAGAGTACGTGTATCTACTAAAGCAAGCATCAGACAATATTGAGATAAAGAGAACCATATCTGTAAACCTGTCTACCATGGAGGATCAGTCTAAGGTATATGAGCTTCTCAATAAGACTCAAGAGTTCGTGTACTTGACGAATATAAGGTTCACAAATATGGATAACGGGGAGTATAAGGACTTCAGAATAAACAATGAGTACTTCGAAAACTACATAAAGACCACAGACAGATGTATAGAGCAAAAGGGAATACCGTCAGAAGATGGTACAATTACGATACAATACGGATATGGAACAGATTGCGATAGCTTCATAGGGCTAACATCGACAGACAATCAAAATGTAAAGCGTGGTGTTAGGCGTGACGATAAGATTATTGATAATGAGTTCAAGACGGCAAGAACATGGCAATGGGTCAATGACGAGATCATCCAGATAGAGGGTGATGTTACTACAGCAGGAACGATAGCTGTTGAATTTACAGGAGTATAGATGAATAATATTATGCATGATTTCAGTGGGAAGATATCAGCTACAATGAATGCGCTAGACAAGGATGCAACCTTGTATGCAATGGCTTCAAGAGCAGAAATGCCTGCCATACTAGCGTTCTATGGAGCATGCATGATCGTAGGTAGAGACATTCTTGAATATGAGAACGAAACTATACAATATCTTCTCCTTGAGAAGAGGACTGCACCATCAATAGTCCAGAAGGCAATAATGGTAAAAAGTCTGATCTCAAACATGGATGGTGTATTGACTGTGCCTGAGTATTTAAACATTGCTGCAGATGTACTATGTGATGATGATGTAGAGACTGGGATCATTGATTATGTAGAGCCGGCAAAGTTGATATGGACTATAATCATGCTTATGGCCATTTATAATGCTGACAATATACCCATTGATGGGGATGCGCTAAGATATGTAGTTGCATGCCTTAAATCAGATGGCTGGACAATGCCTCCATATTTACTTAACGTAGACAAGGTTGCAACATACTTTGAATATTATGATGAGGAATACTATAAGTCCATAATGTGTGAGGAGAATGAACTACTTATGGTGTGCGGGACAAATACTGACAGAGATATGGTTGATGCAAAATCAAACTTCATGGAAATGCATAAGCCACTATTCCAATATCTTCATCTAAAATCTGCAGAACTTCAAAGAGAAACAAAAGATCTTAGGGTTAAATAATGAGGACTGACACTAGGGTATCATTCCTTATTGACAAGTATGCCCAGATAGATGGCAAGAAGATGGACTTCGACAAGTATGATGCCTTTAGGCTACCGTACGAAGTTGATGAAAGAAAGATGATGGTTACTGCCGGTAGACAGGTCGGAAAGACAGTATACCTTGCAGCTAAGATATCAGCCAAGTCCATAATAAGAAAATCAAACAGAGCTGTGTATGTTGCCCCACTTGAAGCACAGACAAAATCTTTCTCAAAAACAAAACTGCAAAAAATTATCGATGATACACCTCAGTTTAAGGCAGTATATACAGGAAGTGATGCGCAGAGTGATGTTTTCTTCAAGAAGAATATACTTGGAAGCTATGTAGAGCTTACGTATGCATCACTATCTGGAATGGACCCCGTGCGTGTACGTGGTAAGTCAGCAGATGACTTGTATATTGATGAAGCACAGGATATTGACTACGACATACTTCCTGCGATAGAAGAGGTAACTACATCATCAAGTCAGCCAGTAATAACATATACAGGTACAGCAAAGAGTCTGGAGAATACTACCGGTGTAATATGGGAGAGATCCACAAAGATGGAGAGAATGATAAGATGTACGTCTTGTCACAAGCTAAACAATCTAGGGTACTCAAATGTTACAAAAGAAGGTCTGGTATGTAACAATATGAAATGCAGAAAGCGACTCGATGTTGCAAATGCAGAATGGATGATGACCGGGGACAAGCATGCAAACTATGTTGCATTTAGGATCCCTCAGATATGTCTACCATTCCATAATGAGCCAGAGAAGTGGCAGGCAGTATGGTCTAAGTACGAAGAATACCCTCCTGACAAATTCAACCAAGAGGTTCTTGGGATACCAAGTGGAGCGTCTGATAGGTTCCTTACTCTAGACAAGATGAAGAAGTTGTGTACCGGTGGTAGAATGACATATACTCCAGACAGGGAGTTTATGTCAAGATATCATGGATTCTTTATGGGTATCGACTGGACCGGTGATGGTCTTTTGCAAAAATCTAGGACCGTTGCTGTAATAATTGGTCATAGACGTGATGGCAAGATGGAAATGGTTTGGGGAAAAATATTCCCTCCAGGTAATGCAAACCATCAGGCAGAGGATCTAATAAAACAAGCTCAACTATTTCAGTGTACCATTGTCGGAGCAGATGCCGGTATGGGAATGATACAGAATGCTGACATGATGCAGAGCCTTGGCAATAATAGATTCAGACAGATACAATATGTTGCAAGCAATGATGGATTCTCATATGAGATTGATAAGAACATGATTAGACTAGGCAAGACACAAGCGATAGATACGGTAATGAGTATGTTTGTAGGAAAGTTTTTTCCAAGGCCTCTCAATGGAGGGAAGAAGCTAGAGTTCATAATGCCTGACTATGATGACTCTAGGTTTTTCGTAGAGGATATACTTGCTGAGTTTGAACAGGAAACACGACAAGGTAAGAAAATGTGGACTCATAGTAATATGAAGCCAGACGATACGCTACATGCTATAGTCTTCGGATTATATGCTTACATGCATCACAGAAACAAGGTGTCGTTCTACTAGTAAGACACAGCTATTGGTTTTTTAGATAAAATGTGATACTATTTGATAAAGATAAAATCAAGGGAAAACCATGCTTTCAAGAAAAGAAGTAGCGAGCCAGCTCAGAAAGGCTGCGACAGAGATACAAAAACTATCGGACGACAATGCTGCACTGGCTAGCGAAAACGAAGGACTTTTACAAAAAGTTGCTGGACTAGAAGCACAAGTGACTTCTTCTAATGATGACCCCACCGCACTGCAGAAAGAGGCGGAAGAAGGTTTTTCATTTAGAAGTGGAAATGGATTCGGATCATCGGCAGACGATATTCCAACGATGAGTTCAGACTTGTCAGCAGAACAGCGTCTAGACATGATCTTAAATGGTGAGTCGCCTAGCGACTTTGAATAATAAAACATAAGGAATTTAATTATGGGTTACAAAACTGAAAAGATTTTTGGCAGACGAGAAATGGTGCACATTGTGTCACCAGACTTTCTTGCTCTCCCGAAACTTGAAATTGAACTAGGAGATGGCGTTGTTGTCAAGTCCGGTGAGTTTGTTGGTTATGATGGTCAGAAGATCACACTAACTGATGCAAAAAAAGGTTTCTTCCTGGTAACAGAAGATAGCCATTACAATGACATGCTCGATAGAATGAAGCCGTCAGGTGTAGTAGAAGGGTTCTTCGGTGAGATGCTAATTCACACTAAAGTATTCAATGAAGGTGGTACAGCGTTCGCAGCAGGCGACAAAGTATCTATAAAAGATGGTGGGATTGTTCACGTAGACGGAACAAACACTATTGAAGTTGGTGAAGTTGTTGGCCGTGGTGCTGACTGGCTTGCTATCATACTTGGTTAATAAGGAGAACACATGAAACCAGCAGTATCTACTACAGTGAGTTCAAGCCAGTTCGTTTCAAGACTATTCAGTGACCCTGAATTTGTTAAAGAAGCAGCAGAAGGTATCTCACTTTTTATCCAAGACAAAATTCGTGAAAAAGGGTTCGCTCGTAAGATCGTTGAGCCTACATACATTTCACCAAAAGACTTAGTGCCAACAGAGCACACTGATCAGCCGGCTATTATGGTTGAGAGAGATGTCGATGCACGTGCAATGACTGTACCTCTAAGAGGACGTGGTGAGTTCAGATACCATGAGACAGATCGTTATACAGTATATTTCCAAAAAATTGTATCTGAGAAGATCAGAAAATCAAAAATGGAAATGATGACAGTTAAGACTGACTACAAGAAGTTGTTTAGAGATCGTATCTCAGAAGCAATGTATGAAGTTGAAGACTTGACAGTAATGGGCGGAGTAAACAAAGTTCTCGGAGACGAAGAAGTAGCGTTTAAGGCAGCAAATGGTGGAAACCTTTCTACTCAAGGTAACAAATCGTTCTCAGGTCAAACTGTGTACTTTAACAATGGTGAAACTCTAGACAAGTCTAACCTTGTGTTCTTGTTCCAAATGCCAACTCGTAACCGTATCGCTAACAAAACTGTCCTCTTGACAGAGACTCTTATCCAAGAGCTTATGCATATGACTATGCAAGAAGTTGGTGATAGTGTTGTATCTAAGTTTTGGGAAGATGGTGTTGATAACATCTCTGACTTCTGGAACAAGAAGATCGTTACTACGATTAAGTCGCACATTGTTAAAAACAACGAGATCTATACTTTTGCTCCGCAAGATATGTATGGACATTTCTTCATCCTACAGGACCACACGTCTTATATGGAAGTTGATCGTGATATGATGACAATGGACAGTGAAGCGTATATCGCACATGCTATTGGTAACACTAAAGGTGTTTACAAAGGCGTATTCACAGACATCGAAGCATAAGGAGATCTGTTATGAGAGTTGATATTTACCTAACAAACCTAACCAAGGAGAAGTTGTCGGTTGGAATGACCACACTTGAGCCTGGTGAGACGGAAAAGATTTTACAAAAAGACTTCGAGCGTAAAGCATCCTACATAGATCGCATGATCAAAGAAGGAAGATTGTCTTTCGGTAACTCTGGTAAGTCAGCTCCAGCAGATATACTTGTAGAGCCTACAGTCGAGGGAGCCAATACTGGCTCTCAAGATGAGGCAAAAAATGCTGGGGATGATACCAAAGAAGAGACACAGACAAGTGAAGCAGATGCTTCTAAAGACGAAGCTACTCAAGAAGTTGCGAAAGAGGAAGCTGCGGAAACTGAGGCTGATTCTAAAGATGAGGAAACCTCAATAGAAGTTACTGATCAAGAAGCAAAAGAAGAGCCTAAGATAGTCGAAGAAGTTCCGGCGCCTAAGCGTTCACAAAAGAAAAAATAATAAGGGGTTGATATGCTTGACGGAGTCTGCAGAGAAAAGATAGAGAAGATGATATTTGCTCACCTCCTCACAAAGTATCTTAAACAGTTGCTACGAGAAGGAGGACACCATGTTGGTTGATGCACTAAGCGATATAGATATGGCTGTTCTTAAGAGTAAGATAGAAGAGATAGATGGGGCAGCTCACAGACTTGAGAAAGTCGCATCTCTTCCGTTGGATGACAGAAATGATTTAACGAAGGAAGCGTTTGCTTGGCCTGAGGAAAAATTGTTTCCTATATACTCTCCTGCTCACGCTCTTGTTTCAAGCGTATACCTTGAAGGGAACGATGATGTTCCCGGATTTGTGAAAGAAGCGTGCGAAGAAGCATGTGCTTTGTTTGGTATGGACGTCCAGATAGGGGCACTTGAGAAAATAGCATCTACACCAGATGAGCTAGAGGCATCGGATTTCCTAATGCCGGCAGCAAGAAAATTGCCTGTTGTTGATAAGGATACATTCAGAATGTCTGCAAGCGTACTTGAGAAGGTAGCTTCAGACCTAACTGGTGATGATCTAATCATAGCCAATAGACAACTTGTGAAGAAAGCAAGAGACCTTGGAGAGGATGTTTCTGACGAAGCATTGTCACTAGGGTTATATGGAACGATTGATGCCATAGGGGCCAGAAGCACGCTTCATGAGCGTACTCTTATTACCGGTGATGAAAGATATGAAAAAGTCGCATCAGACATTAGTGGAGACACAGTGTACTCCGTTGAGAAGGTAGCCTCTATAGTTATGGATGTTCTATCCTTAGATGAAGAGCATGGGCTTGACAAAACAGCAAAAGAAGCAATTCTTGAGCTAGTTAACCCAGGAGAAGTTTCAGAAGTCTTTGAGATTGGAGCAGAGGAAATTCCTGTAGACAAAATAGCATCGATTGATGCTGAGGACTGGGTAGATGTACTGCCTAGGTCTATTGTCGAAGGGATGTTTAGTGATGGATATTTAGATACTAGTATCCTGAGAGAGATTACGGACAATGCTAGCCCCGAAGAGAAAGAGGCTATAGCAATGTTTGTTAATAAAATTTAAAAGGATCTTATTATGGCAGTAATGCTTGATTACAGAAAAGGAACTGAGCATAGTTTGTCACCATTTTTTGGGGCAGGAACAGCGAAGCCGATTGACTGGATACACAGAGAAGAAGGCGAGAAGACTACAGCCGCAGGTCTTGTAGATGGAGCCGACGGGATAGATAATGCTACCTCCGGGACCACTGCCGTACTTAGTGCGCAGATTTCAGGGATAGCTGGGTATACAAAATACCAAGGTCAAATAACCATGGTCGAAATACCATTATAGAGATAAGGAGAAAGACATGGCAACTATACCAACAAGTGCACCATCAGTTGATGAAACAGGACTGATAGGAGGAGCAGATATAACCATAAATAAGACTGTGCAGGCAGTAAACAAGAATGAGCCAATTTTTGGAGTTGGATCAGAGAAACTAGTGGGATATGTAGCACTAGAAATGTATGAGCAATATCAGGCAAGCGTAGTAGGTGGCGGCGGTGGCGGCAGCGGATACTCTCTTTTTGAAGGAGAGTCATATGCATCTGGAAAACCATATGTTGTAGCAGAGTCCGTATGGGCAATAGGAGAAGGTATCTAATGGATACCAGCGTTTATAGTCCTCTGGTGCAAGAGCATCAGGGAACAATAGACCATTTCCGTAGGCAGTACTCTTCGGAGATACCTCCTGCGGAACTAGACTTAAAGCTTTACAACTACTCAAAAGATGCAGAGAGAACTTTCGACAAGTCAAAAAATGCATCATTTAAAACTCATCTAAGCAATCATCTTACGAAACTAAAGAGAGACGTTCATCAGTCAGGATCGAATCTTAAAGTTAGTGAGGATGTTGGAATGTCCATAAATAAACTAAGGACATCTGGGGATGAATTTTACATGAGGCACGGAAGAGAGCCAACCACAAGTGAACTATCAAAGCATACAGGGATGGATCAGAAGTTTGTGTCTAAGTATAGCAAAATGGGATCCATCAAGACTGTAATGACTGACAAGTTTGAGACTGGTACGAACTATGCATCAATACAAGACCTTCTGCCTAATCTTTCCAAAAAAGAACAGAGGGTTGCTGACACGATAACAAACAGCATGTCAACCCCTGAAGCACTTAAGCATACAAAAATGTCTAATGGTGCATTCTACAAAGAGAGAAATAAGCTCAAAGACAGAATGAGAATGGCATACTTAAGAAGCAATACAAAGGAGATGTAGTATGGTTGCAAACATAACCTCGATAGTTACACGTGACTTTGTTCCTTCTCCAATAGAGGGATACACTATAGAATCCATAAACGAATTGATGATCAATATAGCATACTCGATAAATGGAATTCTTGAAAAGATAAGAGATAGAGGATTCAATATGGAAGATATTTCACTTAAAAATATAGACAACATAACCCAGGTAACAGAAGTTCTTAACGAAAACATAAATATGATCAATAAATATTTTAGTGATATGAATGAAACTTTCGCACAAAACTACATGCTTAACAAAGAGGTTCTTGAGACAATGAAGATAGATGTGGCAAACACTGATGCAATGAGCACCATTGTTGTATTCGATGACAGGGTTGATGTAGAGCTGGACAATGGACAGATAGTATCAGTTAAGAAAAATGAGGTAACGTCTGTAAAGGGAAATGATACGCAGACAATAGCACATGCTTAATATAAAGATAGTCACAAACACAGTATCATCTTTCAAGTTCACTATCTCAGAGAATGTGAGCTTTTCAAGTGCAGTCCTATGGCTTGGAGACAGCGGAGATGAGGCTAAGCTTGACGTATACAGTGCATCAACTGGAAAGTCTGAATCAAATATTATACGAGTTGATGTTGGCACCGGTGAAATAACAGTTGACCTAAACAAACTTCCTTTTGACTCTATATACTACAAAAACTTTCACATGCAGTTTCTTGATGGTAACGACATAGAAGTAGATAAGACGAAGATATTTCAGATATCACCAGAGGGTAAAGAGTCATTGTATGGGATAGTAAACAAGCTTACGTTTGACTTTGTGCAGATGGCAAGCTTCTCTGGGACAAGAGTAAGAATATTCAATGCATCCTTGGTGCAAAACAAATGCCCTGAGTGTTGGGATGAAGAGCTTGAGCAGCCGATATCATCAACATGCACATGCTCAGGAAGACAATATAACACTATTGATATATTATGCCGCAAGGTTAAGACTCAGAGTAAACAAGAATATGGGGATACTGGATCAAAAACACGAGAGAGTGTTATGTTCCAGACATACGCAAGAACAGACTTCGTAAAAGGTGTGCTGTTCGCAGACCTTGGCAATAAAGAAATATATGAGGTTCTAGACAGGACTGTGGCTAATATCGGAGGAGTAAGAACCTCTACGATGTTTGTTGGGTCAATGATAAAGCCAAATGACTCAAGAGTCCAAGGAATACTGGACTTACTTGATTAAGTTCATCCTTATATTGGACACAAGATTGTAGAAGTTATCTTCATTTTCAAGATGCGTCTTGAGATGATCATGGTCTGAATATTGTGATGATATCATGGTTAGGCAGTCCCTGAAGAATCTTGCATATAGTTTATCTGGGTGTGTCCCTTCTAGTCTTCTAGACATGACATACTTTGCCGGCCCAAAGCTTTCCTGGCTCATTACTATATCGGCATCCTCTTCGTGCTCAACAAATACAACCTTTTGCTTTATGTTTGGATGATAGTCTTCCCTGCCCTCATTTATAAAAGCAAACTCTCCATCCTTAAGTGTAAGAAGATCAGGGTCTTTTCCTACTGATGATATTGGGTTGAAGGCCCTTGAGCAAAAGTATCTTTTTGCATTCACTTTTCCAACTTTTGTTGTGTAGTAGACAGATACCCTATACTCTATGTCAAATAAGATTGCCAAAGCAAGACCATATGTACTTCTGAGAGCCGTATTTGCGTCTTTAAGGCTGTTAAATATGAATAGGTATGACTTAGCCCTATTGACTAGGTTTTTACCCTTATAGCTTGCCCTGTCAGCAATTATCCATTTCGTATTCTTGGATACAGTCTTTAGGTTCGTTGATTCGAACCTTATCTCTCTTTTTCCATACTTGAAAAACATTCTCACATTATCGAACTCGTAGCACATATCTGATACTGACGACTCACTTGTTCCTACGTAGTCACGAATATATTCATGAACAACAGCTATCATGTCATCAATGGGCATGTGAGATACCATGTCACTTACTGTGTCTATGGACTTTATCTTTTTAGCAAGCCTCCGTGCAGAAGCATTATCATTTGCACTTGCATACACATACTGTGCATTTCCGTATCTCTCAGATATTATCGTGCTGAACCCTTTTGATACGATAAAGAACATATCAAGTATTCCAAAAACAAACTTCTTGTCAGTGTCGCTTATCTTTGTGTCAAGGTTTGATCTTGAAGCTATCATTGATGCTATATTTTCAGGGATAGGCTTCCCAAGTCTTGCGCATGCTGACACAACCTCTTTTATCGCTTCTGTTGCCTCCCTAGATGACATCCTATGAATAACCTTGTCAACTAATGCTATAGGAGTCATCTTGTTTATCCTTAGCGGAGCAATAGTCAGAGTGGTAGGGTTCTTTATGATAGATGATGCTATTTTTATTTCATGAGTGACAGCAGACTTTACTTGTGTTATAACCCCGGCACTACACCATTCTATAAGACTAGGTATCATCTCTGAAGTGACCGTATTCTTTGTTTTTGTGTACGCTCTATGGTATGTGAATGTCTTTATTACTATCGCTGTATGATTAGTACTATCATGATTTATGAGTCGTGTGTTCTCAGGCTCAAATGCAAGAAGCTTCGCATCACTGGTGCTATTTATTACAAGGAAGCCTGTTTCCATGCCCTCTATGTTAAATACAGGCTTCACCCTATTCTTTTTGTTTATGTGAGCTGTTCCCCATGGCATCTTAACTTTTATTTTTGATGAAGCAACAAATACCCCGTCATCGTCAAACTCTCCAGTTTCATCATTGAAGTAGATATGCTTATCTGCTGTCCAGGTAAAGTTTCCGTAAGTTGGATCCGGCTCAGACCTATACAACATTGCGATGCAGTTAAGCGATCTATTAGCAGATAGTTCATCTTCGATATCAAAAGATTTATCAAGATATGATATAACTCTTTTGAACTCTTTAAATCTTGCTCCAGATGCAACAAAATAGTCATTATGCACATGTATGTCAACTCCAAGTGATGAGTTTATTAAGTCAATATGCTTTGAAAAAGAATTGTTCATGTGTAATTATATCCCCTCCGACATCTCTCTAATGATGTCATCTATGTCAGTGGAGTCACCTCCTCCTGCAGCCAATAGACTACCGTATACACCAAGCAATGATCCATTAATCTGCATCATCGTATTCTTTCTTGACTTGTATGACAATAGCCCCTCAAGAACGCTCCGCTCAAGTGCATCAGTTGGAGGCTCTATTATAGTGTCCAGCCTTTTATACGCCCAGAGTATTATTCCTCTGGACTCTGTGCTAAAAAATCTACAAGTCCTGGGTGAAGAAGGAGGTGTGCGATTCTCCAAAATGACTTAGTTGTATTTATGATAGCAGTGATCTTTACCTCACTAGTCTCTTTAAGCATGTCATATCTGTCATTTGCACTCATCTCTGACATATCATCTCCATCAAGAGCTACTACTGCATATGAAAGGTTTCTAAGTTGCGTAAAGGTGTCGAACTCTTTTTGTGAAATAGGATCAAGCAACAGCCTCCTTACATACTCTGTATAGTCAACATAGTCATTCACAGTCTTGCTTCTCATTGTTACGCTTGATCCAAATGGAAGGTCAAAATCCTGTTCAAAATATCCCTTGCTTGAGAACACTCCTGCTGCAGCCTTAATCAGGTCGCTCTTATCTACTTCAAGATTCCCCATTGCTACTTCAAAAGGCTGGTCTGCTATCTCATGCATTATTTGATCCATGGCATCCTCTTCGCTGACGTTCTCATCCTTCAGCCTTTCAGACTCTTTCTCTATAAAACTTCGCTCATAGTCATCAACATCTTCTTCGTCATCTTCTTTTGGACCAGGAATGACTCCTGCGTTCTTGTTTTTCTCAAGAAAAGAACTCTCCTCGAAGTCTATAGCCTCTGTGGAAATAGAGTCTTCTGACAAGCTTCCTCTTGCAACATTCCCCTTGTCAAGTTCCTGCAGCTTTTTCTCTGTGTCTTTATCTGTATCTGACTTGCTTTGCTTTGGAGGGAGAACCTCTTCTTTTATTGTTTTCGTACTCATCTTGCTTTCCTTTTTTATTGTGTTAATACGACTGATTTTGTCATGCCTAATATAAATGCAAGCTCTATTGCCTGCTCTGCAACTGTCTCCGCTACTATGGTTGGATCCAGAGTTACAACTGAAGAGTCAGATCCTAGACTACCATTTATAATTTTAGATAGCTCTTCTACCGCTCCATCTATGTTCGATCTGCATCCAGACCCCTGCCCCATATTTGTGTATGCATATGATGCACCTGGAACAACTCCACCGCTTAGTGACAACTCAAGAGAGTTTATGCAGTCATCAGCCCTATCCTTTCGCTCCGTAACAGCATTTACTGTGTTCCCGCCAACTATAACTTTTATAAGCTTTTTCTTGAGTATTGACAATATTGTTTTAAACATATCCCTTTCCTCGTCAGATGAGACAGACCTCATTTTACCCATGTAGTAATCAGCAAGTCTATCAACATCGTCTTGATTTGACTTGTCCTCACCGGTTATCGTTATCGACTTTCTCTTTACTGATATTCTTGAGATTTTAGTCATCATCTCAGGTGTAACATCACATATGTCTATTCCGCTAGACTCTCCAACAACTGTTCCATTTATGGCGGTAGAGATTGCCTCTATGGCAAGTGATGTGTTTATGGCACTACCACCATCTATGGCAATAGGCAAAAGATTTATTGACACACCGTGATTTATCGATAGAGCTGACAGTGATGTCATCGCAAACTGAGGTGCAATAATGACTAGATTCTCAACTCCTGCATTCACACAGGTGGTAATCAGTTCAACAATGTCATCCTCACCACTAACCTCAGATGTAGACAGTATCACATGCGCATCTTTCAAATCAGAAGTCCTGCTATCTTTATTGTCATAAAAAATTAAGTCTATGATATTACCAGTGAAGTTTATACCGTCAACAACATCAACTTTTGTAACACCTCTAACCTGTGGGTCTGCTATAACACCAGATATTCCACTCTCATCTGCTATTTTGAATGCAGATACTATCGCCTCTGCCAATATCTTATCACCGGCAGTTGAGGTCATTGCTACAGTCATTGCTTCAGGAGAGTCTACGGTTATATCCCTACTGTTTTTCCTTATGTTGTTCTTAACTGTATCTATGATGTGATCTTTGTGCATGAAGTCTGCACTGTTGAAATTAGCAAGTATCTTATTGGCCAGGACAACTGTGGTGGTGGTTCCGTCCCCTGCCTTAGATAGTGTGTTCAGAGAAGCTTCTTGTATCACACTTATGATTGCCTGCTCTAGAGGCTCCGTAGATACAAGAGCCCTAATAACAGACACTCCATCTTTTGTTGCAAGAGACGTGTCTCCGTTGGATAGCACCACAAATCCACCGTTTGGACCATACGTAGACTCAACAAGAGACGACACCTGTTCCATAACATTTCTCACAAAATCAGTTGAATTTGGACCGGTTGACTTTATCATTTTAATACCCTCGCAATAATGTCATCTGTAGTTATGACTATGTAGTCTTTATTCTCGTATTCAAGCTCCGTACCTGCATATCTTGCAATAAGAAACTTGTCTCCTTCCTTTACCCCATCTACTCCACAACTAAGTATCTCCACAGTCAATGGCTTTTCCTTGTTGCTAGATGTTTTTACAACGCCGGCAGAGTTCTTATTGTCAACTCCTATCCTGCGAGCAATTATATTGTCTCCGAAAGATTTTATCATTATATCTCCTGATATTGTAGTATCAGTAGTATACCCTAGCAAAATTAGATAATACCTTAATCGTATATATATTATGTGCCTTACGTCTTCTTTATATCGGGACCAGGTTTATTTAAAGCATCTCTCACTGCTTCAGTTGCCACGGCAATTCTCTCAAGAATTGACTGCGTATTGTCCTTTGACACACCCTTCTCTGTTCTACTTCGACTCATGACGCTTGTGTCCTTAGTTATCTTATTCATGGTTCTGTTTATATGAAAGTCTTCGCCGACAGGTGGAGTCACATTGAAGTCTGCGCTAGCCAGATGTTTTGGAATCCTTGCCTTGTCCGGACCATCAAGCGCCTTGCTGTCCACTCCTTTTTTGTTTTTTTCAGAAGTCTCAATGTCAGCATCTGGAGAGCCACCATCTCGTGGAGGAAGCCCAAAAGCAGCCCTGTAGTCTGCCTTTGCCTTTGTGCCATCTGGGTAATACCCCTCTGCATTCGCAAAAGCCTTAGTTCTTCCAGTCACTACTCCGAACCCATCATCCTTAGGCTCAGGCAACCCAAACGCTTCCCTATAGTTTCCCATTGCCTTTGTGCCATCTGGGTAATACCCCTCTGCATTCGCAAAAGCCTTAATTCTCCCAATCTCAACCCCAAAATGATCACCTTTTTCTTTACTCATTTGTCCAGGACTTATAAATCTAGCTTGAGACTCAGCTGACCCTATAACCTCTTTGTCCCCAGTATTTATTTCATAATTATCATTAGGATGATCCTTTATCCACTCTTTACTATCTATGGAGGGACCCATACTTGCCCTGAGGGCTTTTTTTGCCAAAGTCCTGATATCTTTATTATGTTCTACTTCAGTGTTCGATACATTTTTGTGTCCAGAACTACCTTCTCCTGACCCTATCCCATAACTATCAACTTCACTTCTTTTTGATTTTGATCTTCTTTGAATATACTTAGGTGTAAATTTCTCCCCTTTATATATTACTCTATCCTTGCTCTCGTATTTAGTCCCTCTAGGCTTAGCATTCTTCTTCGCAACATCAAGCTTATCGCTAGCAACTTTCATTTCTGCAGCCAATTCTGCAGTTCTTTTAGCATCTTCAGCTTTCCGTGCGCCAATACTAGTTCCAGACTCATCTATATCATTCTTGTCACCAAGCATGGCCATCTTCAGCTTTCGTACATCCTTTCCTTTTCCATATCCTCCAGCTGTGTACGCATCTTTTTCCTCAGAATATCCACCATCTTTTTTATCATTATAGAACGATATCGACAATCTATCTTTTTTCGCTGTTACTTTGACTCCTCCTGCATATTGCCCTTGCAAATCTCTCTGTATAGACTCACCAAATTTCTTTGCCTCTTTAGCATCCTTGAACTGAGCAATGGACATATCAAAGGCTTTGCCCTTTTTGTGTCTCTCCTCATTTTGCTCAGATCCTCCAGTGAGTAGCAGTGTCTTTCCTTTTTTGGAAAGAGCATTTTTAGTTCTCAATAGCATATCGCTAGTGTCATCTTTTAATCCATCTAGACTAGTTCCTCCAAATGTAAGAACTGCACCCTTTCTAACACCTCCTACTTTACTCATATCCCTTCTTCCTGAAGGCATAGGGACATTATCTTTTGGGTCAGCCATGCCCATATTTTTTGGAGGCTTGGCTTGATGGTCAACGGATGTGTTTTTTACTGTCTGGGTTGGCTTTGATGCAGGAGTTGGTCTATCTTTATCATTATTCATGGTAGCCCATTCATTCTTCTTGCTATTGCCTACATGATCAACCTCAACCTTCTTTCCTTTAGTGGTATGCCTGTCAGAAGTTTTTATTGCGTCCTTCTTATCAGTATCGCTAGCTACAGGTTCTGCTACTGGAGTCTTTTTGACTGTTGCCCTCTTTGGCGGCACAACTGGCTCATCAGAAGCATCCCTAGATACAGGAGTCATAGTTTTAGCAGAATCTTCTTTTATCTTCTGAGATAAGCTGTATACTTTATTCACAGATGCAGTAAAGTCAGTTTCGGCTATGCTTTTTGTGCTTGATCCCTTCCCCTTATCTGTATTCCTGACCAAATCTGCCATTTTTGAATTTATTTGATTCAATATGTTTTCTATAGGGTTCTGCCCCTTATTTACAGACCTGTCCTCTATTGTTTTTGCTGTTATGCCAGATGATCCTCTGTCTGCGAATGACTGAGTAAGCAATTCTTCTCCAGTAACCCCTGCCTCCTTCTTCTTGTCCCCACCTGTTATATTCTCCATGGCCCTAGACAGAACTCTTTCAGTCATGGTCATGTCTTCATATTTCTTTTCTCCAATAGCATCATACTTTTTACGTATCTCTGCGCCAGACATTCTTGTCATCTTACCTTTTTCCCCAACGTGAAATAGTCCAGCAACACCCATTGCACTAGCCTGTTTCTCTGAAGAAAGCAGGTTCTCACCGAATAGATGCCTATTTCTTGCATTTTCCAAGCCTATTGTCACTGCTCCTATAGTACTATTTTTGAAATCTTTCTCTGAAATATCTCCAAGTGCTTTTATTCCTGATAGACTGTCTACCATTTTCTTCTGTTCGGTTGAAAGTTTTTCATACTCATCTTGAGTATCGTTCAGTATCCCTTGGTCTGCAAGCTTAGAATTACTCTTACCATGTATATTCTTTGCTCTCTTCTTGGCAAGAGAGAATATTTTTGTTCTGTCTTCTTCTCCAAGCTGTGTCCATTTTACAGCAGCAACAGATGCGTCACCATCCTTAAGTATATCTGCTGCTATATTTCCTTTTGTACCCTTCATGCTGTCTAGATACAGAGAACTTATATAGTCGGAGTCCATCGCATCACCTACAGCAAGATTGTCTGCATTTTTTGTAATAGTTCTACCAACAGCCTTAGACGTATCTTGGGCTTCCTGGTCATCCATATGAAGTGATCTCATAAGATTCTTATATGTAGGCTTTTCGTATGTCTTTGTCATATCTATACCAAGAGTCTCTACTTCTTGCTTTGTTGCATTTCCGTTATACCCTATGTTAAATGCAGCTGCGGCAGCTCTTATATCAACACCTGCATGCTTTAATGACTCGGCCTTGATGTGCGCCGCTTCAAAACTATCAACGGCTCCTTTGTGTGTACCCTTCCCATACAGTAGGGCATCCGAAAGGAATCCTTTTGCCTGAGATCCAAGTTTTGACAATTTAGGGTCGGAAGCTATAAATTTCTCTATTCCCTCTTTTTCACCATACTTAGAAGTACTTTCTTGCAATTTTCCATAGTCAATATCTTTTTCGGCATCTGCAGCTGATATGATAGCCTTCTGTGCTTTTGTTGCTGATTTTACCATTGTTGTCGTGTCTCGTATCACGTCCTCGCTTTTTGCATTTATTTTATCTCCCATTCCCCAAAAATCATAGAACTTATTCGCCATACCATCATGCTCTCCTCTTTCTGCGCTGGCAGCTTGATACATGGAGAATACTGCTGCCTCTCGTGTTGGTTTGAACTTCTTATTGTTTAGCGTTGCTCCTGCATCCTTGAAGTCATTATCCTTTAGTGTAGAGAAGAATAGGTCCATGTTTGACACAACCTCATCATTTCCAGCCTGTATCTTTTCTGAGAATGTTTCAAAGTCAATCTTGCCAGATCTGTAGTCCGCAAACGCATTTGTGTTTTTTGTCCTGGCATTACTCTCTGCTCTTTGCATATCGTTTGAGGACTTAGCCATAGCCGCAACCTCTTTATGATCAACAGTCGCAAAGCCAAACGCCCCGACAGCTTCCGTTAGCGCATCCCATCCAACTGCTTCAAATGCACCAAGCATTCCTTTCCCTATATCCTGTCTGTTTATTCCTGCACGTGTGCCTAGACTCTGGAGATTCTTTCTCTCGTCCTCATACTGAGTACTTAGCCCAGGTAGATAGTTCGTGAACGATGCCTCTCTGTTTCCAGTGCCAAGCATATCTTTGTACCCATCATCACTAGCAGAATCCATTTTAGCATTTACTTTTGCGAACTCAAGGCTATTGCCTGCTATTCCGGTAGCTGCCTTTTTCCCAGCCTCTGTAACGGTTCCTACACTTACTCCATTGGATGTTAGCTTCTTTACATCCTGTAGAAGACCCTCTATAAAACCTCCAAACACTTTTCTTACTGCGGTAAGTCCTGATTCCCACTGCTTCTCAAATGATCCTGAGTCAATAGCTGCACTACGCTGCTCTAGTTTTTTTGCCTTCTCGACAGATTTCATGACACTTTCATACCCACCGTTGCCTGCTGCACTAAATATAGCCCTTGTCTTACTTGACAAAGTCATTCCTGAAGCACGGACAAGGTTTCTATCTTGTGTCACTTTAGCCATATAGCCAATTTGTGTCTTTACTGCATCCCATGAGCCAGAATCGTGAAGTGCCCTAGAGTACCCCTCTGTCATCTTTTTCATTGCTGCAGGATCCTGCATTAGTATAGAAGCAGTTTCTGTTGTTGTAAGAGCACCGTTCTTGGAGTACGTATCTAATAGTTCTCCTAGGGTAAATTCCCCATTCTTGTGCCCTTTTTTTACTTTTTCAAATGATTTTTGTATTAGTGAGTCCTGATCTTCACTACTCATTTTCTCGAACGCTTTTCTTCCTCCTGCTGACGTGTATGCCTCCCCTATAGCAAGAGCACCATACACATTCTCACTAGCAGCCATATTCTTACTGAATGCAAGTTGAGCCGTAGGACCAGATGCGAACGTATTATACGCCTTGTTTGCCTGGTCGATAGCTTGTATCTGCTCTTCGTTGTTACCTAGTTTTTTCTGAAGTTCAGGGTCAAGTTTTATCATATCCATCATTGTTGATTTAGACATAACAGCATCAGCCTTAGATAGCACATTTATTGGATCGTTCGCTTCAGCTTCCTGAAGAAGGTTCCCCATTAGATTGCTGGCATCCATTCCGTACTTTCTTGCTGCACTGCCTACTGACCTTGACGCTTCCACAGCAGCTCCGTTTGACAGACCTGTTCCATTTAGTCTTCGAAGTGTATCCATTATCTCTGAGATGTCAGATCCTCCAAATATCTCAACAAGAGATTTTGCTACGCCTTTAAGGTCTTTTATCTTAGATGTTATGTCTCCGGTTCCTTGTGCTCCTGATATGTTTCCGGTCTTAATTCCCTCATCCATTATTCGTGTAATCTCCCCCACGCTGAAATATGGATCCTCCGTTGCGGACTCTTCCATAGATGAGTACACCTTCTTGCTGTCTGATATACTATATCCGAAGTCAGCACCATATGGACTATCAGTATTTGCAAGCCCCATAAGGCTTCTATGTGTCTCAAGTTGCCTACCAGCCCTTTGAGAATACATTTCTCCTAAGCTTCCGCCTATGCCTCCTCCGGCCATACTACCCACCATACTACCAACGAGAGCACCAATACCAGGAATAGGTATCATCGCCTGCCCAATCATTGCTCCAAGGGCAGACCCAGCAAATCCTCCGCCTATCTCCATTCCTGTTGATGCCATTGCGGCAGTAGACCCCTCTCTAAGGTTTGCCATATGGGCTTGGAATGTTGCTCCGTGTGCTCCTGCTGGTTTTGATAGTAGGTTTGTTCTTCCCATCATGAATGAAGATGTAAAAGGGTTGTCATACATTGGAGAATAAGGAGATGACCACGTACTAGACTGTCCACCCCCATACATATTCTGCATGTTGAAGTTGCTGGATGGATTCATGTACCCCTGTGGTCCACCAGACATCATGCCTGGATTAGCAGTAAATCCCTGCCAAGGGCTCATGTGCATATAGCCATTACTTTGTTGCATGTACGGATCTAGCATAATGTTTCCTATTCTATTATATTTATAATCTTATTAGAGTCAAAAGTAAAAGCTTTTCTTAAGTATGAGTATTCTTTTCTTATTGATACTTTTATATATGGAGGTTCAAGGTCTAAATCAACTGCCTTATCCACAAAACTGTCAGCAGGTATAATGTCGTCCACAGCAAGAGTAACCGCATCAGGAAAATTCAATATGTAGCTTCCTGCAGATGTAGTCATTTCCCCTGTAGATTTATCAAGTGAGTTTATAGTCTCTTCCTCTGCAAAATATGTTGCCCCAAATCTTGTATTGTACAAGAACTCAAGTCTAGAGTAGAACTGCTTTGAGAACATCTTTCCATCAGTCTTTGCGCTTCCCGTAATTGTCTTATTGAACAGGACAGGTTCAAGAATGAAATGTATGAACACTATCTTTCCTTTGTGTTGATATACCGGATCAGTATTTGAAAATGGTCCAGTTATATCAACATTCTCCCATCCAGCACCAACATTTATCTGTGTTATCCTTGTATCTATTTTAGAACCTAGTCCATCTCTAAACTCACATGTACTATCATCTATATCATGTATCATGCACGGGAGAGTCATTGTACCACCCTTACACGATACTATATTATCCGTAACAAAAGCCTCGTGTGACCTAAGTCTTCCGCTAGCTGCAATTATATACTCATCTTCAGATAAGGCTTTATACTCGTACGGGAATAAGCAGTTATATGACTGTAACATCGCCGGTCTCCAAGTCTTCTATTTGTGATAGGCGTATACATGTATTATCTATGTCTACCCACGAGAATATGGATCTTGGGCTAACTGCTAGATTGTTGTTGTATATTTTTATTCTTTTTTTAATAAGTGGGTTTATCCATAGTACGGCATCTATCCCAACTATAGAATTCCCACTCTTCTGAAGTATTCTTGATAGTTCTGATATTTTTGATGTCCATTTGCCACCATCCATAGGGGTCTTAAGAAATGATATAACTTTAGCAATAGAGTTTTTGTTTTGTAATTGTATATCTATATCTATAGGAAGAAGCCCAAAGAATTCAATATCGTATTCAGGGTTGTCTGACTTAAGCTCGTTCTCCTTGGTTGGATCATCGTTGTAGTATTCAGTCTTCATGGTGGCAGAGATTGGACCAGTGTACTCTATCTCTATGGATCTAGTAGCGAAACCTACATATCCTCCATCCATTGATGTACACTTTACCTGTCCTCTTACACTTTCAGGTATGTCTATGGTTTTCCATTTTCTTGCAGGAAGAACTTTCGTTTTTGTCTCGCCATCAAGAGCTGTTAGTGGCTCTCCGCTTGCTGTGATGTCTGTCTTTAAATATACATCGATAAAGTTAGTTACTCTTCCTGAATTTGAAATTATTTTATACTTCTCTATATCGGCCATTGTTATTGGCTGATTCATTATGTCTACAACCTCTATAGTCGAAGATAAATTCTCATACATCATTGCGGCACCAAATTTGTTACCTGTAAAGTACATTAAGTCTGGAGAGTTTCTAAACATAGTCCAAAACACCCCAGTTGCTCCGTCTATTGCATAAGGGTATTTATTAACTATATTCATCATGTCAGAGTGTATTCGTGTGTCAGATACCGTCAGCCGGTTCTCTATAGCAGAAACTATATCATTCGATGTCATGTTTGTAGTATCTATGCCTATATCAGTAGCAAAAGATGAGAAGTACGCATCCTTTTTTGTTGGAGAAATCAAGTCATCTGAAAATATGTCGGACAAAGAGAGTGTTGATCTCTGTTCATACATAGTATAGTAGTTTAGTAGTGTTGCATAAAATATAGGTTGAACAAAGAAGGTGTCTATTAAGTGTTGATTGATTGTGTAGTCATCAAGAGTAAATCTCTCCTGAACAAATGTATCCACTTCGTTTCTTATTGCTCCTAACATCTCAGGAGTGAAGCGTGATTTTATTAGTTCTATATTCATAGTGTATGCCTTTCAAGAAAAACACAACACTATGGGCGTAATGTCATGTTTTGATATTTGTTCATTGCAGGACCTACTTCAAGTGCCGTTGCTCCAGCTACTCCAAGAGTACCAACAGCACCTAATGTAGACCCACCATTTACGAAGCCTTTTGCTCCACCGCTTACAATATTCAAAGGGTTTCCAGTTAGAGCCCCTTTTATACTTCCTGAGGCTGCACCAAATACTCTTCCCGGTAATTTTGCTGTCCCCATTATAACACTAGAACCCTTATTCCATCCATGGGCTGCACCAGATAATGGATTTTTTCCTGTAAGTAAGCTCTTTGTTCCTTGTATTGCGGCACCACCTATTTTTCCGGGAAGCTTGGTGGCCTTATACCCAAGCTTCCCTAGTTTAAAACCCGTCCTTGCAATCCCTCCGAGGAGGCTAGTTAGAAATGCTATCTTTTCAAGGTCGTCATATGATGATGCTTCTTTAACAAGAGTCTTTGCTTCCTGGATGTCTCCCAGGGTAACAATTATTCGTTCTGCTGCTTCTGTACGTATAGCGTCCATGTCGACAGATGCTACCTTTAGCAGGGTTGTCTCTGCATCATTTGAGACAGCTACCATCTCAGGTATTATACTTCCCATCCCATTGTCTATAACCATTCCGATTATTGATCTAAGCTCGGATGCGTCATTTGCTATCTTTGTGAGATCTTCTATCTCTGCACCAAACATATCATTGAGCATGGCAATAGCTCTAACCTTATCGGTCTTGAACGACTCCTCTTCTCTGTCTGCTTTCTTGTCAAGCTCTGAGTCTATGATATGCTCTGCAACTTTTCTAAATGTAGATTCTGATCCACCATTTGATGATCTGGCACTTATCGGTCTGTGAGCTCCTATTACGAACATCGAATCATCTACCATTGCTATCTTGTCTATAGTCTTTGTATTATCAGATGCTGTCTTCTCTACAGTTGGGTCTTCTACCGACCTAGTCACATGAGAGTCTTTTATCTCTGGCTCAAGAACATTAAAGTCGATATTTCCGTCAGTATCTCTTCCTTCTAGCCTACTTAAAAAGAATTGCTTATTGACTTCCCTAGCGAGTGTCGTCTTGTGCACATCATCTAAAGAGGATGCTTCCTTGGCAAACTCCCCATACGGATCCTCCGCTGATGCTATCTGAATAGCTAGTGTTTTATAGTCCATTTTATATTCCTTGTTTTTTATGGCCCTCAGTCCTCCCATCCAAGATGAGAGGGTCAGGGTCAATAGTCCTTAGGGACCAATGGCTCTGATTCGTCCATTTTTTGCTTGCCGATATAAGCACCACCAGCACCTACGGCTGCAGTACCTCTAACGAAAGCTCGTTGGTCTTTAGCAGCTTTTACGCTCTTCTTACCAACCTTTATATCATTTGCATTTCCCGACTTCTTGGCAGCTTTGAGTGCCTTCTTTGCCTTCTTCACATTTTTACCTGTGAAAGACTTTGTAGCAAATCCAAGAATGCTAGCTTCTTTGTTTAACATGACTGCTCCTTTGTGCAGAGGGGATTACCCTCTACCTTGGAATGAAGCCATCCCGGCTGCACCAGCGCCAGCAAGACCAAGTCCACCTGCAACTGTTGCTGCTCTAGATACATTTCTGCTCTTCTTGGCAGACTGTAGTTTGCCCTTAGCTTTGCTTACAGCTTTCTTCTTACCGAAGATTTTCTTAGATGCTTTTGCAACACCTTTTTCTGCTTCAGCTACGCCTTTTCCGCTAACGTTCTTAGCATATGTCTTAGCTCCAGACTTTACTGCTTCTTTTGCTTTACCGAATGCTTTTTTTGCCGTATCTATCTTTCCTGCTTCTTTCTCTACTTCCAACATTAGGTCTGTAAGAGATGCACCCTCGATATCTGAAAGATACTCAAACGCTTCAGCAATTTTGTCAATAGACTCTTCGTCAAGACCATCAAACTCAGATGCAACTTTATCTTGTGCTTCCTCATCTTCGGCAGATGCAAAGTTCTCAGCAAATTCGATTGCATTAACTGCATCCAATCCTGCTTCATCTAGGAAGTCATATGCTTCCGCAACTTTGTCCCATACTTCGTCTGTAGCAGATACTTCTTCTGAAGCCTGTTTATTAAGAGCTGCTGCTGTTCCGCCTACTGCTAGTGTACCACCGGCAATACCTGCTCCAATACGAGCATTCTTTGTATCTTTCTTAGCTTGTGCTACTGCTTCAAGTTTCTTCTTTTTACCAAAGAACCCTTTTTTAGCATTTGCTTCTGCTGCGCTTAGGTTTTTACCGGTAACATCTCCATACAATTTTTTAACTGCACCTTTTGCTTTTCCGAAACCTTCTCCGACAGCTTTCTTTGCAGCTTCCATCTTGCCTGCTTCTTTGTCAAACTCTGCCATAAGGCTTGTTAATGACTGACCTTCAATATCAGAAAGGTATTCAAAGGCTTCAGCAATCTTATCGATTGACTCTTCATCAAGTCCGTCAAAGTCAGATGCTACTTTATCTTGAGCATCTTCGTCTTCTGCGCTTGAGTACTCTTCTGCAAACTCCATAGATGTAACAGGATCTAAACCAGACTCACTAAGGTACTCGTGTGCTTCTGCAACTTTTTCCCATACTTCGTCTGTAGCAGATATGCCCATTGCTTCTTCAGCTTCTTCAGCTTGCTTGTCAAGTAGTCCAGAGATGATCTGTAGATCAAGTTCTTCAAGTCCAGCCTCTTTCACCATTTCAAGTGCATCCGCTTCTGTGAAGTCTTCTTCTCCGTAGTATCTCTCATATGCAGATACTGCCTCCAGGAAAGCACTAGGCTCCTGATCTTCAGCTACCTTGATAAGATTTTCCTGAGTATAAACATTTCCATATACGAGGTTATGCATAACTCTAGCGTCATTTTCCGATACTCCATCTGCCTCAGCCATCTTAATTAGGCCATCTACGTTGTCGCTACCTTCGATTACACCGAGATAGTTGATTGTTAGTTCTGATAATGTCATGACATTATTCCTTTATTTTGGTTTTAGTTTTTGCCCACACTAGTATTATAGCGTAAAGTTTACAAAAAACAAATAATGGTAAATAGGGGGGGGATTAAGGGAGGGTGCAGGGGATAATCCCCTGCGTGTAGGTTACGCTTCTGAAGAAGACTTCAAGTATGTGATTCTACAAGTTTTGCCATCATATTCACCAGCCGTTCCCGGCAATAGTGTCCACTCTTTAGCGTTTGTACCAGGAACGATATCAACAACATCCCAAACACCACTAGATACTTCTACTTCTGCAGTTCCACCAACAACATCTCCTACAGGAGTGTATGTAGACGAGAACCCGTCTCCAGTAATAGCAAGTCCGCTATCAACTTTCATCTCTGTTGATTGTGCTGCTGCATCAACCAATGCTTTCAATGTCTTAACTGATTCTGCAGAGGCAGGAACAGCTGATCCACCAGTAGTCAAGTCGTCAACAATGTCAGCATACTTAACGAATGGAGTTACGTCAATGTTCTGTGCAAGGATCTGCAATAGAGCCCAACCTGAACCATCAATATAGATATATGCCGCTGCAGTACCTTCGTCATCGCCAAGAGAAGAATCTCCTGTTGTGTCGATTACGTATGCAATCAATGAATCGTACGGGTTAGAATAGTTATCTCTCTCAGAGATATCAGAAACAACAACAGAGTCATCAACTGATGCCACATATGCCTTCAACTTATCTACTGACCACGTTACGGTATTTCCTGTATCTGCAGTATCATCAATGATTCCGCTAACAGAACTGCTGATCGCAGAGATTTGAGATGTAAGATCTGTAACAATCTCGTTAACCGCTGCTGTAGATGCAACTGTTGAAACACTGTTCGAGTTCTCAACGTCAACCTTAGCCGCCATGATAGCTGCAATGTTAATCTTTCCTGCCAATAATCCTGTAAGACCGTCGATGGATCCTACTCTTCTTTTTCTTAATGCCATGTTTAATTCCTTATGGGTATTTTTTTGTACAATGCCATTATATCATAAAAAAAATTCAATGTCAGTATGAGAATTTCAGCTTGAAGTATGCGTTTATCTTTTTTGACTCATCATTGACGAAAAACCTTCCGTATAGTACAGATGGCACTGGAGCCATGGTGTCCGTATCAAAGGAGAACTGTATTGTTGTGCCTGTTATTGATACGGGGTTGAACGTATCAATAATGTCTTGCAACCCATCAGGATACTTCTTTGTTCTGAATATCTCTATCTTTGCCTCTGTAGGGTTATCGGAAAGCCCGTCAACATCCACAAAGAAGTCTACTGTATTCCCGACTGTTATATCAAGTGTTTCCATTAAAATATTCCTTCATATGCTTTTTCTAGTGAAACATAGTTTATTGATGATGTTATCAGTCCTGCATGAGCTGTTACTGTAACGCCTGTTATAAATCCCTGATCACCAATATTTCCTTCTTCAACTGCAGTCTCAACACCTTCAGATGTTATGATTGCTTTCTGCAATGATATCTCTCCACCGGATATAGTAAGTGGTTCATAAAAACCAATGGCAGTGGCATCAACAACTGCTGTTTTAGCACTAGCGCCCATTATCGCTCTTAACCCCATCATTTCCTGCATCTTTGCTATAAGTAGTGTCTTTGCTGCAACTGCTGCTGCTCCAACATCAACATCCTCTTCTATGTCCTTGATGTCTTTATCAATCATTCTATCTTTTGCTTTTTTTATCTTAAGTAGAGGAACTGTTATTTCATCGTCTCCCATCTTAACCGTAGCTGTATCCCCATCGATATTCATCCCCCCTGCGTTAAAGTCTACTGCTTGAAGTAATGGTATGCTCTCCATAGTCATTATGGCATTCATTCCAACTGCATTAGATATTCCAGCGCCAGGTAAAGCTCTATGGTTAAGCTTGTTTTTTTCATTTGCTACAGAGTTAAGTATCGAAAAGTTTGAAACACTATTATCTCCAATAGCTGATTTTTCTCCGACAGCTCCAGTACTTGTTAAGTTTACTATGGTTTCTTTTTTGATTCTTGTTGTGTCAAAAGATCCACGTATAGAAACAACAGTTTCCGCTTCAACGCTTATGCCTACTGATTTCATACAAGTTACCTCATCAGTAAGCATAAAACCTTCCTCTTTTTGAATCACTACTATTCCTAATCCAGCATAGATTGTCTGCATTATGACTGCAGGGGTCAATCGTCTTATTTGCAGCATCTGTGATACTAAATGAGGAGGTGCTCTAAAAAGCTCACCTATTTGTGTAAATGTCTCCTGTGTCGCTCCTGCCATGGATACCGTTCCTGCTGCCCCAACAGCAGTTAAAAGCTTACTGAAAACATAACCTATGTCTAAAACATTAACTGCTATATTTAGCATGTCTGTCTGTGTAAGTACTCCTGATCCCTCCGATGGGCCATCTGGTGTTTTCCCCTTACCTGTCATGTCAACAAGAATTACCTTTTGCAGATCAAGAACAAATTGTGGCATATATGTCTCAAGTATAGCTACCCCGGACCCACTAACTGTTTCACTTGAGTTTGCAAGTATCATTCCCTCAGGTGCAGTGTACTCTGAGTCCGGAGATCTCTCAACAGATACAGAATACCACCCACAAAATCCGTCAAAGTTTGATTGTATTGTTATTGAATATACTCCAACTCCACCCTCTAATGCATCAGACATAGCCATCTTACCAGCTCCTTACTTTACCTGACGTAGTGGCACCTACGCCTATGTCGTGCAGTGCATTTTTTACATCTTCTACTGTTGCGCAGTCATTCACTGACGCTAGTAACTGTGGTCTCCTACTGAACTCCGGGGAGCTTGTAAGCTTTAGGAAGCTTGACGATGTTGACTGTATTGCCATATATTCAGAGTTATCTATGAATACACCTGGGTTTTCTATGAGAAGTCTAGATGCAACCATATCGTACACAGTTTTTATGGTTGTTGCCATTCTTCCTCTGGCCATAGAGATGTCTTCCGGGCTTGCTGTGTATCCATGTGGGGATACCGCATACAGCATCAAATATTCTCTCTTTAATGACTCTTGGTCCACATCGTCTTTGTCTCCATATAGAACACCATGTATATCCCTTATTGAGTATCTGTCTAGCACTGAGTCGTTATTGCCATCTATGGATGGATGAATAAATGATGTTGAATACCCAGGCTGACACTCTTTAGGAATAGATACTACATCTGAAACAAAAGATCCCAAGGATGTAAGCACTGTCTCTGCAGAATTGTCAGTTGCAACATTTTTTAGGTCTGTTCCAACTATATCCATCCTTGATACGCCTAGGTTAGACAAGTCCTTCCTTACTACCGCACTATCTATATTACTCTTAGATATTAGGGACTTCTCAGAGGGAGAACTTCTTAACGTTAGGTCTTTGCCTATTACTAATGTAGTCGGAGATGACGATAGAGTTATTGATCCGTCTTCACCAACATCAATAAAGTTTGATAACACCTTCCTGGTGCTGGCTTTTATCATCTTTCTACTTTTTGATGTTCCTGCGATCTTGTAGGCAATAATTCTATTTACGGCTGACTCTCTATTTATAGTTGAATCAGAAGAGAGTATAAGTTTCCCATACGCTTTACCCTCTTCCTTGGTGGAGTAGTTATTTCTGAAATATAATACACTCGGAACCTCTCCATCAAGAAAAGTATCCACAGACGGATCATATTCTCTCTGTATGACAGTGACCCCAGACTGTCTCCTTACAAACGTTTCTCCAAGCTTGTCTATAAGGTTTGTAGAGATCTCCTTAGGAAGCATGGAGTCAATGCCGTAGACATAATTGTCTCCAAAAACCGGACTACCCCCATTTGCTATGTCTAGAGATATGCTTCCCTCACTTTTCCATGAGTCTTCTCCTATTACTGTCTTAACCCTACCTATTACAATTTCTGTTATGGATGTGCTATATTTAATAATAGAGGCAACAGAATTCGATCTCAACTCTATAGACCCCTGTATTAGATTGTCTATGGATGTTGTTATTCCTCCGACTGATGACTGTATGTAGTCAACTATCGCCTTATACTTGTCAAAATCAAAATTCCTTGCCATTACATTCTCCTACTAAACGTTGTTTTTTATATGCTCATCTATGTCAAAATCTTCAAATTCAAGCATTGATTTGTTCTCATAAATCTTTCTATCAAGAGCAGGGAACGGTAGAGAGTCTTTAAATACTTGAGATGATAGAAGATCGTCAGTTCTCATATTGTATATTGTAGCCTTTTTTGTACCAGGTCGCAACGTATACCATCTTCCATCTTTGAAGTCGCAAGTGAATATGAAACCTTTTGAGTTTCTCAATATAAGCTTATCTGATGCAGTTGCTATGATTATCTTAAGGCTTACCTTTCTTGGAAACACCTCAGCATCACGACCTCCACTTTCTTTTATATCATCGTCATATCCACCACGCTCAAACTTGGCAGCTACCGATGGAAGTTCATACACGTCCCTCATCTCTTCTTTTGCCATAACCTTTCCATGAACAATTTCAAGATCGTATGTTGATATAAACACACCTATATTTACAGAGTCTGACTTCTTTGGTGATGTCAGGAAGAATGTTCTCTCATTTTTATCATATTTCAATCCTGCGATGTGCTTTGTCTTATTCTTATACTTCACTGGTCTTACGTCCATGAAGCCAATAATACTTTTGCCCCTTAGTGCAGATGCTATTCCAGATGCTTTGTCCTTGTAAAATTTAGATACTGCTGCGTTCAATACTATGTTTGCCATTATTCATATTCCTTATGTGGGTAGTCTATAGTCATTAACCTGTCATCAAAAACAGATGATATAGATATTGTAAAGGTACTACCTTTTCGTGTACCATCTCTTGTTGCGGATATTGCAACCATTCCGTCTCCGGATATTATTCCGTTCATTACCTTAAGACCATACTCATCATTAAAAGCTCCGATTGAGTAGTTTATTAGTCCAGACCTCTGCATCTTAGTAAGAGTATCAAGAGTTTTCTCTATCAGTCCTATTTCAGTATCAATATTAGAGAACTTTTTTATCTTCCTTAGCACTCCTGATGCTTCCATTGCAGTTAGTTCACTTTTAGCCATCTGTATTCCTTCTCTTGTATGTTACTATCTTTGTCAAAATACCAGTCTGATCCCAGTTCTCTTCAACATCAACAAGCTCAAGGTCAGGAGATTGCTCTATGGTTGTGAGAAGGTCTGCGTATACAGTTGCCTCTGTATGATCATCAAATACATACATCTGAGAGTGAAAACTATACCTACTCTTCTTAGGGTTTATTCTGTCTCTCAGCCAATTCATTTCTTTCTCGAAATTGTTTGCTCTATCAGGCCAAAGAATCTTGACATCTTTGCATATATCTTTGGACTACACTGGTATAGTCTTCTTTTTATCAACTGAAGTTCCGTAAGAGATATATTATCTCCAAACCATTCAGTACGGTTCTCTTCCATAAATTGTCTCAGTTTTGTGCATGATATATTTATAAAGTCCATATTTGTTCCCCCTCTCTATTATGTTGTAACAACAGTGGTTACGTCAGCAAGTATACCATATATTCTCTTGGAATGCCCCTTTGCAAGCATGTATGCGCATATTCCAACTACATCACCATGCGTTGCTGCATCTTTCCCTGATAGTGGTCTTCGAGCTGATGACTCAGCATCAATAAACATTGTCTTTGTTTTTGACATAGAGCTCATTTCTGGACCGGTTACTATTCCTATTTGTTTCTTAAACTTCATATATTATCCTTCCTCTATAAGTAGTGTTGACACAACTTTTCCATCAATCTCTTCTGTTCCCCATGTAAGGGTTGGGTTATTTACAGGTGTTGCTCCCAGTGGTATCCCTCCTCCTCCACTAGCTAGTCCAGCCATATACTCAATTTTTGATATGCTATTACTGATATAGGTTCCCAGGTCAGAAGACGTGTGTATTGCTCTTATGCTAGTAACGATATCATCCTTCCACGTGAAAGAGTTATGAGCTCCTATGTGCCCTACCCATGAAACGAAGACAGAGTAAGGAAGTATCTCATCAGCAAACTCATCCGCCTCAAAAATTAGTCCGATGATCTTGTTGAAGTTTTCTTCCCAATCATCATATGCGATACTGTCTTTGTTCTCTATGAAGTACAATAGAACTTTCAAGAAAACAGTTATCAGCGGAGAGTATATACTTTCATCCTGATCTGCCTCTCCTGAATATACACTAGACTCAAGCATCATTGAAGCAAGCTCATACGGAGATAGTGAATCAAAACTCTGGTAGAACGACTGTAGGTATACTCTAGCACTGTTTATGGACACGATGCTTCCATCATCAGCTATCTCTATGGCATCAGTAAGTAGAGCTAGTACTGACTCATTATATTTCTTGGAATACCCATTAGGTGAGTGATTCAATGCTAGGTCTACATTCGTAGAAAAGAAACCTGTTCTTACAAGCTCTCCATACAGCCTATCTTCTATCCCAGTATCATCAGGTATTTGTATGCTAATGACTTTTCCAAGGGACACATCTGTGCCTTCCATGAGCCATTGCCCATCATTGAAGGTTGCACGTGATGGAGACGGAGGATCATATAGTGAGGACTCAGGAAACGTAAGTGCATGTATTGAACCTGTAAGATGAAAAATAAGCTGACCTTCGGTAACTGTGGTCCCAAGAGCGTAGTTTTTTGACTGAAGAGCAAGGGCTTGGTTTCTCATGTTCCTGAAATACAACTTTGACATTGTTACTGTTGCATCTATGGGTATGCCACCTATTCCGTAGTTATTCTCAGGTGCAGCCTCCGGCTCATTAACGCCAAAAACAAAGTCTGCAAATTTATCATCACTATAGAACCCAGACAATTTTGATGCATCCACTACGTATGCTCCTGCCAAGGCTATAAACCTTTGTTCCCGCAGTCCATCATCTATTTGCATTGCAAGCTCCATTAGGTACTTGTATACTTCATCTACATCATTTTCACTTAGTTGTGGAAGAAGCGCATAATTAATAAACCCTTCAAGAACTTCATTTCCCAGTATTCTTCGTATCTCCTCTATATCATCAGCGTTAAATGTATCTAGGCGAATTGGCATGGTCGCCACATCTCCAACTTGGTTATATGACTCAGTGTCCTCTTTGAGTAAGCTGTATAGGGACTCATACTTTTGACCAACATTTGGTATTCTATTTTCAAGAGCAGTGGAAAATGATGCAGTATCATCTTGCAGTACCAGCCTCTCGTAGTCTCTTGGAGATATAGTTAAGACAGCAACACCTATTGTAGACTTTGCAGCAATACTATTTGCTCCCGCCTCAACAAAGAACCATCTATTGGACTTTGCTTGCGGAGTAGCATACATTGGATATATTGCTTCAGGGAAGTTTCTTCTTGCCGGTGATACTAAATCAGAAGCGGATGCTATCCTACTCTCTTCAGATCTGACTATAGTTTCAAACCTTGGTGCAACAGTAGACACGGGTGGAACAAAATTGTTTGTATTGTCTACTAGTGTAGGAACTTGTGGGATCATCATATACGAATCAGAGAATGCCATCCCTGAAGACACTATCTTGTTTATATCCTCATTATTTAGAGGTTCACGAATATTTGTAATTATTCCACCATCTTTTTTAAGCTGTGGCAATGATTCACTTCCTATTGTTGGAAGACCTCTAAGATCATATCTTAAAAGAGTATCTCTGTCGATAGGAGTAACATAGTTGAACTCACCAGACGTAGAGACAGTGAATGATGTCCCTGGTGACGAAGCTACAAGGGTTATGAGTGATGAAGAGTATGACGCTATAACATCTGACTGATCAGCGTTTATTCCAGCAGTAAGAGCCTGTGCTAGGGTTGCTTCGTCTACTATGTACTCATTTCCCTGAAGGCTAGGATCTATCTCTACTCTTGTGCTATTTATCTCTATGTAATATGTATTATCTGGGTTAAATTTGATTATCTCAACTGTACCCTTCTGAGCTGTAGCTGCAGAAAAATCAGACACATGAATATACTCATACTTCTCTGCTTCTAGTGTTGACACAGTTACTGTCTGGTCAGAAGATGCTTCAATAATAATCTTCGAAGCACCTATCTCAAGTTGTACACTATCTGCTGTGGAGTATTCATCTCCAGTATCAAACCCAGGCATAACAACAACTCTTATGTCTACATCTTGGAACGCATTAACAAGATCTCGTATGTCTGCTATTGTTGGGTATACAGGGTCAAATCCATCATGCTCAAATGTTATCAATATCTTCTCTGGATTTGAAGCGTCCTGCTCTATCGTTAGGTCGCCTTCCTCTGTAGGCACAATCATCTCAACTTCATATGACAGGGAGTCGTCAGAATTCTTTGCATACCACCCGAATACTTTGTCTCCTGCTCCATTTTCGAACACAGTTGACCAATATCCAGTGTCTAGAGACACAGACAGATTTGCATCTGCTCCAAGTTCGTCAGATAATCCAGTTGCTATGTCTTCTGCAGTGTCGGGCGATGATGATGAATATGTATAGTCAACCCCACCAACATTTACAGTATAATCATTCTCGTAGTTTAAAATAACTGTTAGCTCATCACGGTATAGAGATGCACTTGCTGATGCCTCTATCTCTTGGTAGTCGGCTATCTTTGACCCTGAACCTTTTAGCTCACCGTCCGAAATATCCTGCTCTATAAATGACACGTCTGCATATGATATAACTATGTTTTTTAGAGAATTATCTATTGTCAGCTTTATAATATCAACATTGTCTGATCCTATATTTGGGACGTATCTAGTAATAAACGAGTCTATGTTTAATATTCCATCAGGGTCAGACATGCTTGCTGACTCTATCTCTATGAATGGGACTGTAACATCACTACTGCTTTTTGGCATAGCCGAGCTAGATGATGATATTTCTGCTTTTGTTACAGTGTTTGACGAGTTAAGGTACCCACCAGTAATTGCGCTCTGCTCAACACTTGAAACACTTATATAAGCATTCTCCATCTCCTGTTCTATTTTAGATATTGTCCACGCTGGAGACCCGGTTTCTCCATCTACGTATTTTTCTGCAACTATGGTAAGATTGCTACCAATGGTCCTGAACTCATCGCCATCTGTAAATTGGTTTGAGTCGATCAATTCAAGTACATTTTCGACCCTCGAAGTAATTATCTTTTCTTTCATAGTGCTTACAGCCTCCATCATATAGTTTCTTTTATCACTAGTTATTTTGTTAATCAAGTTGTCGTACTCGCCAATAAGCGAGTCGACTGCATCATCTACTGATCCCAGAGAATAGCCGGAAGCTAAATTCTCCAGTAGCCAATCATTATCGATAGCCATTAGTTTTCCTCTAGTGTCTCTAGTCTAGTAAATATATCTGCCATCTTTTGCTTATAGTCAGCATTTAAGGCACGCACTGTCTCTGATGTTTTTTTAGATAAATCCGAAACAGTCTGAACTGCATCTGAAATATCAATTACCATCTCTGCTGCTTTTGTATGTAGCAATGCAGTATCCATGTCTCTATACACTACTTCAGGAGGAAGCAATGAGGCATCTAGCTCATCAGTTACCTCTGCATAGTGAAGAGTGAAGTCTTTCGCATTTCTGATGTATAGTGCCACTCTACCTGCGCTATATCCAGTCTCTTCGATAGACAAGTGTTTGAACGGTGCATCTTGTGCAAAGTCCCCATTTATCTTTCTGAATCTTAGAGTTTTTCCGAATGGGCCAAATGATATAATCATCTCATACTTTTCATTCTCGTCAGACGTGATAAACGACTCAGATACAGGCATATGTCCAGTAGCGGTATAAGGATTGTAGTCTGAACCCTTAAGGTCAAAACACATGTCTCCTCCATTGTCGACTTTTGCAAGTATTGCGCCTTTTATTGCACCACGTATCCCTGTAAAGACAGTGTCGTATCCATCTCTACCTACTATAATAGGCTCAACTGATCCATCTGCAGCAGTGTATTTGTGGTACGTTTGATCAAGTGAATCATTCTGTATTCCGCCCATGATGTTTATGCCTGTAATATCTCTAAGCATAGGGAACATGTCGTATGTATCATCTGACGATGAGGTACTTCTTGAGTCACCAATCTTGTTCCCAACTATATCATCAAGATATGCAGGTGCCGTACCAACAACAACAATACTTCTGTCTTTCAGTACAACAATAGAGAATGTCTCCCCTGCAATAACATCAATAGGCTGAGATCCTGCAGGAATAGATGTAACCTCTTCAGTTCCTGAGATACCTGATCCCCACTGATACACCTTGCCATCCTCGGCAAGCATAACATTTCTGTTGGCGCCTGAGCTAACCTTTAGAGATTTCTGACTAGGAACCGTTGTTCCTGAACCATGAAGTGTTCCATTAAGTTCTGTTGTTATGAGGTAGTCTTCTCCTGCAGTGATCGCAACTGATACATGGTTGATGCCTGATGTATCAAGAGAGCCTGTTGTCTCTATGGTTCCGTCTCTCTTGAGAATGGATACAAAGCTTTCGCCTGACGCAATACTGATAGGTCTGTCATTCTCATCAAAGTTAACACATGAGTCTGGTATAGCTATTGTTCCACTATGATCATCTCCATACATCTCAACAGCACCACCAACTCTCATCACTACAGTGTATCCATCTCCACACGCAACCATCTCTACTGTCTCTGGAGATAGTATGTCAAGTTGTCCGTATGTATTGTCTCCTGATGTTCCTATGCATGTTCCTGTCTTGACCACTGAATGAGTGCTTGATGCATCTGCGCCATAGAACTTATCACATTGATATTTTGACATAGATAGACAGTCAGGAGCACCTTCACATGAAGAACTGAATGTATCACCCTTCCATTCGACAGATGTTCCGTTATCAACAAGTGCAGCAAATCTTCCTGCTGCCCCAGCTCCAAATAGACCTGATCGGGCAGCAGTTGTGTACGGAGATGCACTAAACACAAGCCGTACTGACTTGTTCCCAGATGTAAAATCAAAAGCATCTCTAGATACTATCGCAACATCATAGTCTCCAGACCTTGTATTATCTATAGAGATTCCCCCATCCTGAGTAACTTGAGCCAAGTTACTATTCGTGACGAAGTCATTTCCTGTTAAAAGTGTAGAACCCATAGTCTTCTCCTTAGATATCTATTTTGTTTTGAATGTCTGCTATAACAACATCAGCAAGTTTTGTAGCAATAGTAGATAGGTGCTCAAAGTCTGAGTTTCCTAATTCTTTTGCGATCTTAATGATGTCGTCAGTAGTATCTGCGTTCTCCATGTCTGTTGCGATCTTCTCAAGCATATTTGACATAGATAGTCCTTCTGCACCTATTTCTCCTGCAATTTCACTTGCAACAATATTTGCATCTTCTGCTGTCTTTGACAGATGATCTCCAGATAGCCTCTCTCTTAGTGACTTGAGCCCGGCAGTCTTGCTAAGTGCAGACTTTTGAGCCTTCTCTTCTGCTATAGATGATACTAGATCAGATACGTTTATTTCGTTTTTCATTTTATTTTCCTTTGTTAGTTTTGAATTGAGTAGAACCCGTCTACTTTTAAGAATACTGTGCCTAGGACACTACACGATATAAGTGAAGAGTCAGTGCTCTCAGCCAGCCCGGACTTACCCCAACTAATAAATTCAGCGCCGATTATGTTTGGATGCATCTTGGATACTATTGTCATTCCAGTTGTCAGTATTGCTTCCATGACCAATCCTCCTAGTTTTTCTGCCTCAAGATATGAGTTTCCGTAGCATGTAAACTCTATTGGGTACTCAAGCATATGTGCTGTGTGAGACTCGAATGTATCAAGTGATTGATTAACAATTCCTCTTTCACTAAGCATTAAAGATCTTGGGACATGAGATAGTCCACCTCTTTCTACGACTATAAGGGGAGCCCTATTCAGATTCTGCTTTATGCCATTCTTTATCTCGACAGCAGATGGGTCAATATTATACGACTCAAGACCCGTTGATATTATCTTCTTGTACGTAGCGAGCACGTCTCTGTATAAACTAAGTCTCTCGTCTGTAGCATCAGCCCTTAGAAACATTATCCTTCTCCAAGATTATACTTAGATGAAAGATAGTTTTTGTATGCTGACGATCTTCCTGTCTTTTTACCTGACAGCAACTCCCTGGAAGCTTGCTGTCTATTATACTCACTTTTTTGTTTCTTCGCAGACATTACCCCGGCAACTCCTGCTGCAGCCAATCCGAGAACACCATTCTTTCTTCCTGAAGTTAGAGATTTGAACCTCTTGCTATCTTTTAGATTTAGTGTTCTACCAACAAGATATGAAAGTGAACCGCCTGTAGCGGCATCCTTCACTGTCTCTTCCTTGTTGTGTGGTGATCTTCGTGTCTTCTTTGCTTCAGATATAGCCTCCATCTTCGCAAGACTCATATCTGACGATGCTACCTTTTCTCCAGTGCTAGTGTCAAAAGATGAGAAGTCATCAGTAAATAGGGGCTTATTCTTCTTCTTCTTGTATTGCTTTTTTACTGGGAGTGGTTTTTTTTCGATCATACAGATACTCCCCCTGCTAACCCAGAAGACTGACCACTGATTGCATCATATAAAGTATTGTAGTTTCCGCCACCTCTATGTTGTATATCACCAACAGTCTTTGCGGTGTTAAGGTCTACACCACCAACAGCATGAGCGGTGTTAAGGAATGTAGATGCAAGCATTGGATCTTTTGCAACACGTGGAGATACTGCATATGCACTATTAAGCCACATTTTTAATTTTCCATTACTTACATTTGACAAGGCAGGATTTTCTCTCTTCGCAAATGCTATGATTCCATTCCTGTGCTTATTGAAAAGATTTTTATTATGTTTTTTTTCCATATCTTTTGCTATTCCACCTGCTAGTGCAACGCCAAGACCAACTACTGCAGTTTGTCCTAGTCCACTAATAAGTCTATCTGAAAAACCAGCAGTTTTTTCGATTTCTTCATCATCAGTAGTTTTGGCTAGATCTTTTTGTATGTTTCTTAGAAGGTATACTGCTTGTGCTGTCTTCTCTAGCAATATCTCATTATCCTCAAGAAAGCCCTCTTCTTCCACGGAAGCGGCGGTCTTTTCTAATTCTTGTTTTGTAATCATTGGTAAATACTCCTAGCATTTTTTTCAAAAAATAGTTATGTTACCAATATTATAGCAAAAGTTTTATGATAACAATAGGCTTGAGTATGGTTTGTAGGCACAAGCGATGTTGTGCCGGTGTAGGTTTTTAAAATCCGAACCAGTTTTTCTTTGGCTCTTCTTCTTTTTTTTCTATATTAACTGATGCTGGTTCCCATTTGTTATAGGTATCCATTATTGCACTTAGCGTCTTTACCTGGTATTTTCTTTCCACCAGTTCATTGGTCATAGCCTTGAATACCTTAGGGGAGAGAACTATGTTTCCATTTTCTTTTCTGCCATCAATTCTTATGTGGCTATTTGTATTGAACTTTGGATATACCAACTCAGGGTTTGGAACCACTACTACTGGTGCAGGGCATGTCCCAAAGCATCCAGAAAGCAGTAATGATGTAGCTACACTAAATAATAATAGTGAAGTCTTCGCCTTCTTTGATCTCATCTATCTTCTCCTGTATTTGTTTTACTTTCTCTTTGGCTATAGTGCTATTCTGAACAACAGTTTTTGCAACATCTTTGTGTAGATTTGCTTTCGCCCTGCTTATCTGTGACACCTTCTCCGCAGCAGCAACTTTGCCCTCAGCAGTTTTTATCTCTGTGTCCATGTTCTTTATCTTGTAATGCTGTCCTCTAGCATACAAACCGAGTGCTCCAACTATCGCTGTCAATATCCCTACTATGTATGTCATAATCTCTGCTGTGATCATTATACGTCTCCTGCTTCCGGTTCTCTAACCTTTGATCTTAACGATCTGCTTGTAACGAATCTAAGCATTGTTCCCACTGTAGCTATTGACACCATGAATAGTCCAAAAGCCTGATCAGAGGTGAACATTCCTCTTAGAAATCCTGAGTATGCCTCTATTGCTCCAGAGAGCCCAAGTATAAAGTTAAATATCAATGTTTTACTTGATGACAAGTATTCCCAAGATATTTTAACCGGTCCTAAAAAATAAGTTTCTATCATGTTTTTTCCTTTGTTATAATATGCCAAGGGCAAACTTTGCCCTATCCGAACGTATGTCTTTGGTGTCTTCTTTCTTTCCAAATAGAAGCCCCTCAGTCAATCCTTTTTTTATGCCCCTGTAGTTTATCTGTTGCCACATAGACTTACCTGTCATTGGTCTTTGCTCATATGTCTTAAAGACTGGTTGATAGTCAAGAGGACCATGAGACACCTTTACTGACCCAACACCATTTCTCTTCAGGTATCCTGCAACTTTTTTAGTTATCTGCTTTCCTGGGCTGAAATGTAGAGCTGGCTCAGCAAGGTACTTTTTTGTTATCTGCTTGTCTCCAGTGCTCATAATTTTCATATGTGTTCCTGCCAATGTAGGAACAAAGCTATCGAATGTCTTTAAATCCGTGTTGGACTTATCGCTTTTAGCCTTAACCAGATTTAGATATCCACGACTAACAACTTCAAAGTTTCTCTTATCTATAGTACCATTATTTGCCTTATCAAGAGCATCAACAAGATACTTTCTTCCCTCTACTATTCCTCTGTGGTTTACTATATCCTTTGTTGAGGCAAGTCCATTTGTTACAATGTCCCCACGATCAACCATAGCCCCCACTGCAACAGTTGGAGCCACATGGTGAGATGTCGCATGATCAACTCCTCCAATATTTATGTTGTACCCACCGGTTGTGAGTTTACTTATAGAATTTACCTTGCCACCAATAGTAGCTACTGTTGCCTTCCCATTGAACTTGTCTGTAGAGTTTAATAGTATCTTGGCTGCCTGGAACCCAGAAGGTATCTTCGATGCAGTCTTTCCAGCAACGTTATGCTTTGCACTTAGTATCAACTGTGTAGACTTCTCTGATAATCCTTGTGCGGCTTCTATACCAACATTGTGCCCAATAGTAGGCAAGCTTCCACTTGAATTCTTCCCCATGCACATTGCGCATACGCCATGTTTTGATTGGCACGTTATTGGAGATCTTACTTTTATCTTCTTCTTGCCCATAGCTCTAAGTGTCTTCAGATACTGCTCGGTGACAAGTTTATTAGTCCCTGCTTCGTATCTACTTAGAGCATCATTACCATCTGTAGGAACAACTATTCCATTCTTTGTTCCGCAGTCTTTCTGGTCTATCTTTACATCTTCGGCATTAGCAATAAGTACTTTTCCCATTGCTCCAGGCTCAGATGTAGATACAGCTGCCTGAACCGCTGCAAACCTTGCTTGCCCTCCAGAGGCATACTGCTCGTGAGAATTTAGTCCTGCTGCAAGACTATTTTTTATCATAAAAGGATATGGTTCAGAGTTCATATCTACTGCATACACAACACCACCGGTTATTCTTGATGCAGTGGAAGGATTTCCCCTTCCTTTTGACTTTGCTTGAGAAACGAGATTGTTTCCATCATTAACCATTACCATTTCTTGCGTCTTGTTAAAAACATTGATGAGATGCGATTTCGCCTTCTCTTTGCTCATTCCGTTAAGCTTATTGCCTTCACGATGAAGCATATCATCAATACTTTTCTTGTTCTTTAGTGAGAACTCTGCAGGTCCCATGTTGTGACCATTTAGATACGCAAGCTCTTCTCCGAGCTCACGTATCTTGTGTATCTTGGAAGCATACATTGCTGGATACTTCTGTGCGTACACAGATAATTTTGCATTTATCTTGGGCTTAGTCAATGGAGTATCTGACTGGCTGAACTGTATGTCTTTCGGCATAAGCTTGTTTAGCTCAAAGATAGCATCCATAATTTAGTCCCAGCCTTATGCGTAAGTTGCTTCTAGCTGTGTTCTCTTGCTAGTAACGATTGTCTTGAATTGTGCAAGCGCAGTAATTGTTGTCTCTACTGTATGTGTAGGGCTATACTTCAACTTGTCGATTCTTTCTCTCTCGATTATCTTAGGGTCTCTTGCTACCATTGTACCTGTACCGTCGTCTTCTTCAATAGGAACTACAAGTGTCGAAACATTTGGAATTATATATTGAGTATAGAACTCTGATTTTGGGTTGTAATCAAAAGATATGATCCCACTTATAGTAGGTGTCATGTTCCATGCATACTTTCCAGCCACTGAATTTACAGAAAATCTAACATCAGCAATTCCGCTGTCAGCTGTAGCTATATCCTCAATATCAGAAAGTGCATTTGCTGCTTCTGTTACCTTTGAAACAATATTGTCTATCTCGTTCTCCATGCAAGTAAGTCTACATATACTTAACTGTACGTCTGCCAATGGATCTGGCTCCCATAGTGTTACATTACATTTTTCTAAGTCTGCCTGAATCTGCTCATAATTTGTTGCCATAGTGTTCTCCTGTTTTTTTGGTTACTGTTATTATACACAAAAAAGTGCATTTTCTATAGGGTAATAGCGGACGACCCTGTGCTGTCAACTCTTATCCCTCTTGTTCCGCCTCCAATTATAGCAGAAGACCCTCCAAATACGGTAGCATCTTCAGTTGCAGATACAGTAAAGCTTCCCATTACTGATATGGTCATATCTCCTCCCCATGTTAAAGATGGTATCCCCACGCTTCCTCCGCAGTATCCTGGAGTAGACGAGGATATGTTTATCTCAGGTATTGCTATACTGTCAACGTTTACGTGAACAGCATTTGAATACACTCCTGCATAGTCAGAAGACACAAAGCTCTTCTTCGCAATTATCCCATGTTCAAGACTGTATGTCTTTTTGTTTGCGGAATACTCAACTACACCGCCATCACTCATTACAATATTCATAGCGAATATTGAGTACTCTTCTCCATTAAAGAATCCATTTATTTGTAATATGTCACTAGACGCATTACTACATGGTGGTATAGGAACATGTGCTCTTTCGAGATTTCCGGCTCCAGGCATAAGGAAAAATTCCATACTCTTTATCCTGTTTTCGCCTGCACATCCTCCACAGTATGCATACACGGAGTCAAATGTTCCGTACTTGTCAAACACTTCATGGAAAACAGATTCTTGACCTCTGAATAAAAGCCTTGACCATTGAAAAGTTAAAAGCAACTCTCCTAGGTGAAGGCCAAACATTTTTATGAATGGATCAGCTTCAAGATCTGCGAATGCCATTTCGTACGTTCTTGATCCACCTTCCTCATCACCACTCATCATGGAAACAACGGACTTTTTTGCAGCCTCTATGTCTCCTGCTCCTCCTGCGGACCTTGCTGTTGTTATATCAATTTCTATATGGATACCAGCACTGAAGTTATCTATGACTATTGTGCTTCCATAGAGTGCCATAAGGTGAGGAGTTACTATCTCTACCGTGCCATTATCTCTTGCAATAACCTTTGACTCACAGGACGTTGCTATTCCTGCAGCAGTTGGTCCTGCGAAGGCAATGTTTCCATTACCTGTTTTTACAGAGTCTAATCCTAATTGTGTATCTGCAAAAAAGAATTGTGAAGTTTGTCCATATTTGTCTTCTTGGCCTACGCCATTAGCATCGGCTTTACCCTTTGCCGTAGGTTCAGGAACTGTATTCTCTCCGGATATGGCATAGAAGTTTAGGTATCTTTTCAATGATGACAGCTTAGCTATTGCTTGAGCAGGATAAATCTGAGGGTAGGACATAGACAAATCAAGAACTACAGCTTGGCCCATCTGTGGAGATATTCCCATATATCTTGGAACGTCTATCTCGTTACTGTACTCCGTAAGAACAGTTATTGATGACTCAGTTATACCTGTCACACGTCCGGATATTCGTGATGATGGCATTTAATTCCCCCCTCTATAAACAACGGCTTCATCACCGTTTGCTCTAACTCCTGTTATATTGTGCGCAAATCCATTATCGACAAGTTCAACATAATACTCAGGAATGTCTTTAGATAAGCTAAAGCCTCTTCTTGACAGTGTTACGCTTTTACCATCATTGAAATTCACTTTATATTGAGCGTAGTCCTGCTTTCCAAATGCTCTCCTGGCAACCTCTCCTGGCTTAGCAGCTCTTGAGTCACCATATAGATCCCTTTTGATACCGTCACTACTTAATGCTTTTGCAAACATATTTCTAGCTGCTATCTTCTCAATGAACTCATTTGTGTAGTCAAGAGATGTAGCAAACTTAATCATCGAGCATGGTGGGTTAGCCTCGGCCTTCTCGATTAACATTCTAGCAAATATCTCATTATCGCAATTTTTTGCACAGTCAGCATACTCTTCTTTTGGCATATCCGACCCTATAAACAAGGCCTCTGAAGGTTTTAGTACAAGTCTTTTTGAATGTACAATCTTAATGATCGCTTCAGGACTCATTCCTCTTCTGAACTTATCCATCTCGTCAACGCTTACGGATGATGGGAGGGTATCTATGGCATCTATATACTTAACCAGTGTTGCAACTTTTTCATCTATGCTGTATGACTCATCCGATGCAACTTTCTGAAACAATGCATGTCCTTGAGCGTCTGCCGGCTTCCGGACTACTGATATATCAAAGAAGTTCATTGGTGGTATATTTATTGCGTATACAACTTGACCATTTGGCTTCTGTCTATGCATCTCGAATTTGAGATGATCACATCTGTTTGCAAGCGACCCCTTAGTAATTGACCCACAATATGAGCACATTTCCTGAGGAACCTTTACTCCCATAGATACTTTTATCCTTGACCCACTTTCTATGTCAGAATATATATCTGGAGCCTTGCTCTTCTTTATCTCAAGTAAAAGCTCTACTCTATGCATATCATCATTGTATATTGCTTTCACAACATTACCTATAGATTTTGACGGATCCTTATTGAAATGCTGTATAAATATACCTGCAGACTCAAATGTCTTATAAAACTCTTTCAGGTCTTTTTCATAAAAGAAATCACCATTATTGTTTTCACCATAATAATCACCTGCACCCATAGCTATAACATGTAGGTATGCATTGTTCTTTTTCTGATCTATTTTATCAAGAAGATTCTCTCCTGCTGTTTTTATCATAGGGCAAGATCCACCAAAGCACGAGCTGTGCTCAATTTCCATCTGGTCTACGGTAAAGTCAATTATCTTAGTTAGCATATGTGTCCTTGCTTATACTGTTATCTCATGCGAGATCTCATTGTCTCTCATATATTGCTTAATGTCGTTAAGAAGAATTTTCTCTTCCTCTATTTCTTTTTCTGAAAATGGATCCGTCTCAAGAAGTAGTCTTTTGTGCTCAACTTGAACATGTGCAGACCTAATAATTGATGGCAGATCATTGACTATAGTATCATAAAATTTATCAAGGTCTGTGCTTAGCGTGAACTGTATATTTATTTTCATATCATATTCCTATTCCTGGACCTTATACGGCCCAGTTTATCTCAAGTTCAGTATCTGATACTGATTGCACCATAAACGGTACAGGATAGTAAGCACCATCCTTATAGTAACACATATCAAAGTCATTAAATGACCCTGTAGGAGTTACATATCCATCTTGCACTACGAAGTTGTATTCTTCTCCAGTATCCGGATTTTTACCAACTATCATTGATATCTGATTGTGTATGTCCGATCCATACTTTTCTACAAGCTTGGAGATAAAGAATGAAGATATGGTCTCATTCTCACCGTCCTCATTTACTGGTTTATTCGCAAAGCACAGTGTCCACTGGTTAGGGAATATCTTTATTGCACCACTTGCAATTCCATGGTCTATATCGGCTATCTCGTACCTTACTGAGTCAAGAGTAAATACTTCTGTCTCCATTGTAAGGCTTACAGAGTTTACATCTCCTGCAACAAAGAAGCTAGGAGTGAACCCAGACTCTACGCTACTTGTAAGCTCAATAGGTATAGATATTGATGTCTCAAATGCATATACTGGAGAATTTACATTATACTCGCTAGATATAGAGTGTACAGGAACGTTTACGTTTAGAGCAGTAGGAGCATATCCCTCTACTATAGTTCCATTTATACTTGTGTCCCCACTCTCTATTGTCTCTGCTGTTACAGATATATTCTCTACTGAGCTGTGTCTTCCTACAATTTTACCAATAAAGTATGGAGCTCTGTGTGTAACTGCTACAAAGTTCAACAAGTCGTAATTGATCTCATAATTTATAACATCAGCATTTGTGTACAGAGTTATGTTCGGAGCAAGATTAGGATACACATCGTCACCAGGTTCTCTTATATATGCGCCATATTGCAATTCTACTTTAGGTATCTCAAAGACAGCAGAAGGAACGAAGAGCTCAATAGCAGTATGGTCTCCCTCTACTACAGATATATGATTATTTGTTAGTACCACGGCTGTCAATACAGAAACATCTCCGGATAAATTTATAGTGCCAATATTAGCACCAGGGGTCGTTGACCCCAAGTATGGTAGATTTACATCCATCACATCCTCCTACTAGAGTGTGTTTACGTTAAAGTCATATACCAACCAGCTTCCTGAGTTTGAGAAGATGGCTCTCTCAGAGCCAGCAACTGTACATACTATAGCATCTTGAGAATATACAACATTCCCAACGTCTGCAGTGATAGACACGATTGTGTTGTCAATCTTGATCTCGCTTAGAGCTCCATCTGTAGCTAGTACCACAAACTTTCCTGCGATAACCATGATGTCATCAACATCAAGTGCAGAAGCAGCAGAGAAGTCACTCATTCCTGAAGCATCTATGATCTTAACTTTTTTATCTGTACCAAGTCCAAGAACATTACCGTTAAAGTATACTGCCTTAGACACAGAGTCTTTGTTTACGATCAGGTTGTTAACGATATCGTTTTTGTCTTCTCCAAAGTTACCGATAGCATGGAATGTCTCAGCTGTCTTGATAAACGCATTGTTTTCTGTAACCGTGATATTCTCAATAGTCTCAGTAGACAAGTTCAAGTCAACAAAGAACTTAGATGATACAACTCTACCATCAGATGCTATTGCAAGTATATGTCCATTCCCACCAAGTACAGTGTCGAATGTATCATCCAACAACTCATTGTATAGGTTGTAGTTGGACGGGTTATTAAACTCTATTCCATGATCAACTTGCACACCAAGCATTGTTCCATCTGCAAACGTATATGGAGTAAAGAAGATTCTCTCAGACGTATCAACTGCACTTACGGCACCTGCTTTTGTCTCTGTGAAAGATGCTAGAGATAGCTCTATCTTCTTAACCTCGAAAGTATCACTTGTGTAGTGAGCTGTGAGTGTATTTGCGACCTCATTGACTTTAAATGCAAACTTCTGAGATGAAACATTTTGAGCAGTAAAGGCAGTAAAGAACTGTTGTTCGAAGTTTGAATACAATTCACTTTCAAAAAGAAGGTTCACTAAATCATTATCTCTAACGAAAGCTTCTCTCTCCAATGCGAACGTTTCATCATAGAAGATGTTAGACAATGAGATTGTAGTCTCAATAGAAAGTCTCTCTGCTGCAATGGCACCAAAGTATCCATCGTTGTTTATGACAAGGTTTCTAATCTTACTTCCCACTGGAAGAGCTAGTACAGCATCGATATCCACGATTATCTCTCTTAGAGAAGGATCATTCTCGACAGCAGTAACATTGTCGTCTGAGTTTGCTATCTCTGAAAGATCAGTAGAGTTAAACACGTACATAAGTCTTGCTCTGATACCAAACGGAGAGTCACTCTCAAGTGCTCTTGCTTCAGGAGTTAAATATATCGCATCCATTGCAGGTGAGTCTTCAGCTAAGTACTCAATAGTTTTGTACTTCTGAACATCAAGTCCAGTGATACTCGCTACATATTTAACATACGCAATCTCAACAGTAGAGATAAGCCCATTGATAGCATCCGGGTATGTTGCAACAACATGGTCTGTTACAGTTGTGTTAAGAAGAAGCTTGTCCCAAAAATTTGAAACTGAAGCAATAGATTTCAAGAATGACTCATCACCTGATCCAAATATAACATCCATTACATCTTCTGTAAAGAACAATGTAGCAAAAGTATCATCTTCAAAAAGACCGTCAGCAAATCCATCTACTGTGAATGCTACAAGTCTGTCATCTACAAACACGTTCCCATTCAGTTCAGTCACTGTTCTTCCGTTGTTTGTCTCAAAGGCAATGTATCCATCTTTAAGTGCATCATACATAGAATCTTTTGATGCTTCAGACATCTTGAATTCTAGTAGAGCCTGGAATTTCTTTCTGAATGAAACTGAGTTCATTGATGTAGTTAGGTCTGACAGTGTTAAATCGTCAGCATATAGTCCAGCTAGTACGCTTACGTCTGGCAGTTCTGCAATAACATTTGCGTCTGTTATTTGAGTTGTAAAGTTAGGCATTTTTGTTCCTTTAGTGTTTTATGTTTATGAGCATATTTTATCATAAATAGCTCTCTTATGGAAGACTCTATAAAAGAGTCTCTGTTGGCTGTTCCCAATCTGAACCGTCACAGAAAACAGAAACTATGTCTCCGGTCTCAGTATCTCTTACGGCTTGTATGCAAACAGCGAATGTATCATCTTCAAGTGCCACTACGGTATGGCTCTTGTCAGCAGGAACAAGAAATACGTCACCTTGCTTGAATGTCCCTATACTTGATCTCTCTCCGGACTGTAGACCATCTTCGTATTTCATCTCGAAAACTTCAACACTTCCGCTACCCACTAGATGTGCGTGACTGAAATTGTGCTTGTGGCCTAGCTTGTAGTCTCCACTCTTCTCGAATTTCATAGTGTGGATCCATACATTTGCTACGATCTCTTCTTTTACGATTGGTTGTCTTTGCGTTCTCACTTCTATCTCTCCGTATCGATAACTGCAACACTGGCTATAGTTGGAATGTCACGATTATACTCTCTATCACATCTTGAAATATGATTTTCCTTCATCCCTTTTGATGGGAACATGAGTACTCCGTCACGAATCTCAATATCTCTAATGTTGTTCCTCCTAGCTATAGAAATAACATCTTCAGCAGATGCTACAGTCATATAGCTAGATTTTTCAAACAGCTCTTCTATATATTCTATAAAGACACATGTCTCATTGTCGGTTCTGAATATTATCCTTGCTATCATAGTCTCTTCGAGATCCTTCTTGAATCTATTTCTAAATTCATTAGGCATAACAAGTAAAGCAGTTTTATACATCATTCTGAATATGCAGCATTTCCACTTGCATCATACCAAGTCCCATCGTAAAGCCATACTGGCTTATTTAAGTCCGTATCAAATGCAGTGTTAGCTTCACCTGGGCCAGTCATTGCTTGAATGTCTGCGGAATTATTCGCTGGGAACGAAGCAGGAACTGATACCTGATCAGCCTGCAGTCCAATAGGAACAGGGTTGCTCTCTGCTGACTCCATGACAATTTCTTCGCCATTTCTAAGATCTGTTATCCTACATGGGTAAGATAGTTGTGTTGTATCGATAGTTACATCTGCCGGTGTATCTTTTGGAATAATATAGTTAGTCATAATTTGGTCCTTTATCCTGAGAAGACTGTAAAGTCTTGGTCTTCACTATTCTGAATTTCTAGGTGTAGCTCATCGATTTTAGCATTCAATGTAGCAAACTCTGCGTTAAGTTTTGAATCAACATCTTCAAGAACTATCTCTTTGATAGTATACTGTATTCCCTTTGATCTTAGGTTGATAGAAGGGTTAGATATGTAGATACCATAGTTACCTGCCGTGTTGATTGTAAGCTCTATAGAATAGATACCAGTATTCCCAACTTGCGTAAGAGTATCACCATACCCTATTCCTTCAGATATTGGGAATTTAGTGTAGATAACATCACCTACAACCTTCTCAACATAGTACTTGTTTCCATTAGCATCCTCAAATACCATACCGTCAGAGATTCCTCCACCAGACTGTACTGTGATTTGCTTTGTCCCTGCTGCCGCTGCTGCATCAACTGTAGATTCTGCAGGAGAAGCAATAGTCTCAACTATTTCAACTCCATCATTTGCTGCTTGAGTAATTGTACCATCTACAAGGTTTACTACCTTGGTGGTAAAACCAGATGCACCGAAAAACTTCTGGTGGCTATTTAGTTCTAGAAAGAACGGGGTTCCCATTTTCTTTATCATTTTATTTTCCTTTTTGTTTATTAACTAGCTGTGATAGTCCACTCTTCCTGGCTAGACATGCTGTCTAACAGCTCAGGGTCAAGTGTAACCTCAGTGCTTCCGCCACCTGTACCAGTGGAACCGCTTACCCCTACCATATCGATAAGGTTTGATACTCTCATTGATACTGTTACCTTAAAGTCACCTATTGTGTCTTCGATAGGATCAGTACCATCATGTCTATATAGGTTTCCTCTGATTGTAAGTCTATGGTCTCCTTCATATGGTCTTATCTTCCATCCATTTTGGAGGAAGTATGTTAGACCTAGCTGATCTTCAGGGAGAGGGTTCCCTCCTACTATATCAAAAGCCATTCTATATTTAGAGTTGTCCGAGTGTATGAACCATCTTTTCCACTCAGAGTATATATCCTCTCTTACATCTAGGCTTGTTATACCGGGACCGACTATGATAAGTTCTCTGTCTCCGTCAAATGTTACTACTGCCATTACAAGACTCCTTTCTGAAGTAATTCACGAATAAATGTCTGATTTCCACTCTGATCAATTTGCAATAGCGCAACAGTAGATAATGATACCTCTGATCCAGTAATCGTAAAGTCGTGCGATGTGATATGAGGAACTCTGTTCCCGTCCACAATCTCTAGCTTTTGTACTACAACTCCATCATGGTTATACACATATGTAAGCCCGTCCTCAGACAGTGCAGTTGCACCGTCTACGAGACTTCTTGTTATACCGTTTTCGAGTCTATTCTTTTTAAGTTCTATTAGTAATTCTTCCATACTATACTCCTATGTAACCGTGATCTTTTTCAGGTCTTACTGCAAATACATTAAGTTGCCCTTGATCAAAGGTTTGAGATATAACAGTGTTCTTAGCCATATCGCTACCTGCTAGAACTATTGTTACGTCAAATGGCTCTCCTGGAGTTCTTCCGTTAGAGTCATCTCCAACAAAGTCGTAAGTAAAGTCTATAAAGTCCATACCATCAACAATACCGCTAACAGGTCTTCCCTCTGCATCCTTAATAAGTACACCTGCTGATGTACCATATCCATCACTATAGTACGCAAAGTACTTAGCATTGGCATCGATAACTGCATTTGTGTCGAATATTATTCTTCCTTTTTCAAAGTCCATAGGGTAGACATATCTGCTATCTGTTGTAGCAAGCTTGACTGAAGAAAGGTATGTTGTTCCACTTATTGTCCCGGATACAGCTCTTACTTTAAGTAGGAACCCTTCGTCAGGGATAATGGTTTCAGAAGCTAAGTTCTCTCCATTTAGAGCCTGATATGGGCCAAACCCATCTCCTGTATCAATAGCATAGTCTATTGCAATCGCAGAAAGACCATACCCGGTAAGAGTTGGTGCAACATCATTTAGTGTTACCCCTTTTATTCTGTAAGGTGTAGTGAACTCAATCGTATCTCCTGCACCGGTAAAGTATACTCTACCATTGTTTGAGAATTTTATTCCACCAAGTAGATTGCTGAATAGGCTTGACTCTACAGAGTCTTTGGACATAACAAAAACAAGCTCTCCGTCTGTAGCTGATGTGTACAGCTGTGCGAATGAAGACCCCTGAGTTCCTTTATTGTCCTCTTTTACTGATGTTGCCTCCACACCCTTAATTACTGCGTTTGGAGCTTCAACAGAGACTCTTTCTCTTACGGCAGATGTGATATGCTGAAGTAGTATACCGTTGTTCTTAGAAGGAATAGAGAATGGCTCTGTTCCAGTGTGCCCTTCATAGTACATTTCTGACACTCTTGTGCCGAATGATACGTCACAAGCTATTACGTTCGTAGCATATGAACTCTGTATGTCTGTATTTATGACAGTTACACCTGGAGAGTTTTTTATTCCAAGGTATGCAAGTTTTGCACCACCGTTAGCAGGAACATTCCAATCTCTAACTAAAACTCCTGATGAGTCTTCTATGGACAAGTTCATTGTTGCTTTGCTGCTGTTCTCTGTGAAGAGTGTGCTGTCTATAGTGTCAACACCAACAACACGGCTATCACTTACATTTGAAAGTCTTGTTGCTCCACCTACGCCAGTAACATTTTGAATGTCTGACGTTTGAACCGTTGTCATAAGTACAGCATAGTCAGTAGAACTATCTCTTTTTGCTACTAGGCCGAATACTTTATCAACCGTAATATTCTTAAGGTAGTTAAATGTAACACCTTTTGACTTTGTGGATGCTCCAGATACATTGTTTACTGTACCGTTTGATGCGTAACTAAAACTTAAACCTGTTGAGTAATTGTCTTTTATACCTGCGTGAACATCTTCAATCTCGAAGTCGTTACAATATTGTATATATGCAGATCCATAGAACGCAACTCTTTCAAGGTCTATATGATCCATACCTTTTAGTGTACTGTTAAAGTCTGAGAATGAAGCGTCTTTTATTGATATAAATCCACCTTCGTCATATACTACTTTTGCTGTAGTCGTGCTTCCGAATGGAGTTACTGTAGAGAAGATAATATTTGGTACTTTGATCTTGCATCCATTTTCAGGAACTCTTGCTTCTCCTTCAGTACTTGAGAACTCTATTGCTCCTGCGTTCCATTCGAACACTCTTCCTGATATGATATTATCTGGGAAGTCGCTAAATGACAACAGCGTAGATCCTGGAGTGTTTATACCGTACCATGGCTCATAGTCATCTGACCCGGATGTCTTCTCTACCCAAATTACATTTATTGGATGTTCTGACTGCCAGTGTGGCACTGTGAATCCTCTTGTTCCATCTGCGGTGCCCAACTCAATCATTGAACCTCTTACATTTAACTGACCGAAAGCCTTAACCGATATATATCCTGAACTCTCAAAAGCGAGAACAAGTCCCGTATTGGAATTGTTGACAATGTTGCACACACCATCATTGATATTTATATAGTCAATAGTTTCAGCAAGTGTTTCGTCTATAGTTAGCACATCGCCACTATTTACGTTATAACTAGCCATACTAGATCCCCTTTTTTTATTTTGCATATTGTACCATGTGTAGGACACAGTATGCAAGACTTTAATTTTTGTGTCATGAAAATTTTACCATAATAAAAGCTTTTTTACTATAGCTGTGTTTTGTAATATTTGTGAGTATTTGTTTGTTGGTGGGCAGAAGAGGACTCGAACCTCCGACCATCCCGTTATGAGCGGGATGCTCTAACCAACTGAGCTACCTGCCCGTGAGAGTTATGTAAGTATGTGGCAGAGGGTATAGGATTCGAACCTATGGTGACTTTCGCCACAACTCCTTAGCAGGGAGCCCATTTAAGCCACTCATGCAACCCTCTATCTTTGTTTTTTATATCGATCAATAACAGTTATTGTTACCATGACTATAGTTGTAAAAATTGCAAACCTTACTACTAGTGACGCCAAAGAAGCGATGAAGTCCAAGCTATGCATTATCTTACCTATTTTCTTTCATGTTTATATGTGGCAGAGGGTAAGGGATTCGAACCCTTGGTACCTTTCGATACGCTGGTTTTCAAGACCAGTGCTTTCGACCACTCAGCCAACCCTCTACACAGAAGAGAATTATACTACCACTGCTATTAACTTTCTCTTAAATAATTGATATAATTACAAAAAGGGTTTTTTATGGCAAAAAATTGGCATAGTTCACGAGAGTATCGCATATGGCGTATGCTAGTAATAAGAAGAGATAAGGTGTGCCAGGTTCCCGGATGCAATAGTATCAAAGGGCGTGCGGCACATCACATGAACAGTGGGTCGTATTTCCCTGATGAGAGATATGATGTTGACAATGGAGTCACACTATGTGGTAAGTGCCACATGAACTTCCATAACAACTTCAAGAGGTCATATAGAGAGAAGTGTACAAAGTATGACTTCGCAAACTTTATGGTATTATGTACGTACCTAAAATCAATTCACACAGGAGAATAGCAATGAAAAAAATAGCATTAGTCGTAGGCCACAGGAGTAGAAGCCAAGGAGCCTATGGAGATATGGGTATATCAGAATGGAAGTTCTATAATCAACTCGTAAAAGAGATAGTTGAAGAAGCAGAAGATGTAGATGTGGAGCTAAAGGTATTTCACAGGAGAGAGAGTGGTCATGGATACACATCCAGAATGAAGGCACTACACAGAGAAATCGATGCATGGGGTGCGGATATATCTATTGCGCTACACTTCAACGCCTCATCTCATGCAAGTGCAAATGGACATGAGGTGCTTCACTGTGCTTTCAGTTCCACAAGCGCAAAGTATGCATCGATTATGAACTCTGCATTCACGAAGCACTTGAATAATAGGGATAGAGGAGTAAAGCCAAAGTCAAGAAAAGATAGAGGTGGTGGATTCCTATGTAGAGGAAGGTCTTATTGTATATTGATAGAACCATTCTTCGCATCTCACCAGCATGAATATATGCCTGGTCAACGTGCACGAGAGGAACTTATAAACTCATTCATAGAGTTTTTTGATAAGGTATCGTAGGCAACTGCCTACTACCTATTTATTTATAATCTTCTCTAATCTCTTCACCCCTCTTTTATAGGACGACTCTGTTCTGTCCTTGACTGACTGAAGATACTTTTGCTTGAACCTCGCCTTAAGGGCCTTCTTTACATTCTTTGGGCGTGACGATTCTTCTATCTTTGCATACCCATCATCTCTGGTCTTATTGAAAGTTTCTATCTTGGACTTTGCAGCCCTCTTCTTTATGTCCTTCACTCTAACCTTTGGATCTGCAGACGCTTCCATTAAATACTTATATTTCTTCACGATACGTCTACCTGTTCCTTTTGCTGTCATAGCAGTCTTGTTATGCATTATACTTCCTTTATTTTTCCAATATTATAGCTACATTGTCCATGCATGTAAAGATGTAAAAACTGCGTAAAAACGGGTATATACTATGTAGGAGATTATATCTTCTCTTTCTGTGCCGATCTGGATCATACATAAGTATTTGATGATCTGAATTAGTCCAAGGCAGAAAGGAGGCATCCATGATGACAGTTGAGCAGCACGACATGATGCGTATGTCGTCAGAGCTTGCAGAACTACAACAAGCTCTAGGAAAGGCTATTCAGTTTGGAGCTGATGATGCTAATCCTGATACAGGCGAAAACAACATGGACGCTATACAGAGAGAGATGCTTGACGTCTTATATTTTTGTAAGCGACTTGGTATCAGGGGTGGTATCTATATAGCGTCTATAAGGGGAAAACTGAGTAATTAAACACTCTATTTTGCCCTCAAATACCCCTAAAATAGCCCAAATACCCCCTAAAAAGGTGTAAAAATGGCCGTTTTTCGGGTATATACTATGTAGGACTATATATCTTACATTTCTTCCCTAAGTAGATAGCTAAGCACCGCATCTATAGGGGATACTGATATGGGAAACCGTATTGGAAACAGCTACCTTTAAGGAGGATTCAATGGCAAACAAAAACTCATTTAACTTCAAGACTATTCACTTGGCGGCAGTCATCACTGCCCTAATTTTCTCATTCGCTGCAGGCTTTGTATTTGGAGATGACAACGGATACCACAGGGGATATCATAAGGGTGAAAGTCTCGGTGAAGAACTAGGCATTGTAAAAGGACAGTTAAGTGTCCATACAATGTGGGAAACAGCTACTCAGTCCGGAAGTAAAAAGCCGGTAAAAGAAGCTGTTGAGCTAATAGAAACGTATGTCTACAAGATATAAGTTTGTTGCTGCCTGTCCTAAACATATAGCGAATTTTAGCATATGCAAGGAAACGTATTCTGGAAACAGAGTACACACAAATCACTTAGGAGGTGAACCATGCTTAGAACTATAAAAGATTACGACAAAATCGTTAAAAAAATGTCATCGGCGCAAGCGAGTAAAGTAACTCAAGAAGAGAGAAGCTTTGTGGAGAGAATACGCAGGGTTGCGATGAACAACCCTGACGTCGCCAGAGAGTTCTCTCGATAATGGCGTGAGTAGTGTGGTTGTATGTTCTGGGGTCGCACCCCATCCGAGAGGACCTAAACATTCCGTTCCTGATGAGACGAGAGAATCAGGGCAGTTGGAGCTGCTACCTTCCACTTAGAATATTATTAAGTTATCAAACAGATAGCTTATCGTGTTCTTCTTGCCTGAGATGGCATACATTCTACAGGAAATGAACTGTAGTACGGCGATTGAAGCCGGGTCGAGTGGAGAGTAATCCTCCTTGACTGATATGCCATGGAGGCATAATCTATTGAATCTCCTTCAAAGGGGGCATGGTCTTTTTCTTTTACCATGTGTTAGGTCATTTTCGTTATTAAAAAAAAGAAATATGAGAGTGGGATTACTCCTCTCTCTTCCTGGTGCATAGTAGGAGTATATACGTGCCAGGACCAGTGAAACTGGATACCACATTTACGAGCTGAACTAATCGTATCTAAGTGCAACAATAGTCGATTTATGAGGCTGCATGTGTTCAGATGTGCAGAGCAACTCAGAGAGAGATCTCGTGGAGTAGCAGCGCCGTGGGTTGGACGTAGGGTGGTTCCACGGCAGAGAGAGTAGTACAGCGACCTCGTAAGAGAGTGTACAGTTTGGGTGTGAGTCCCATGTTCTAGTGCCAGGTCAAAGAGCAAAATCCTGGCAATCCGTAGCAAGACTGCGGAGCAATCAACATGGTGCCATTCCATGCTCTGTACCGCCCATCCTGGCGGTTTATAAATATGGGTCAACGTAGTGGTGCTACGGATGAAGTAACGAGAATTAACCACTCTCACATTAGGAACAAGCTTCCCTCACTTATACGTTGAGGTCTGTGTCGCTAGGTGCACTGTAAAGCTCAAATACCAAGCTATGTCTATCAGAATAGACAGAAGACAACACATAACAATGTGCTCTGCAACGCAGCCTTAACAGGAGCCGAACTGCGGTATATAAATCAAAATAGGTCGAGAAGGTATTGACGCTTAAGCGATAGGTCAGTATGGGTCCAACAACGATCTGAAACTCGTATAAAACCAGTCCTCTCATGAGGGCAAGACCATGAGTGCTTAATGGAGCATTGATGAACTTGCAAGCCTAGCTGGGCTTAAAACGGAGCGCCTACAGTCTATGTGTAGATGAAGCCTATCGTTGGATAGGAAGTGTTCTCTTGAATGGTGTAGCATAGTCTGCCGAGAGAGAAGGCTCTACATAGCCGGAAGGACCCGGAAGTTAAACCTGCTTGCAGGAGGCGAGCTCACCCTGAGTATAACTGGCAGTTGTCTTTCATGCAGGATCCGAGCCTAACACCACAGCTTGTGGGAGGCGTTGAAGGTTGTAAAGAATAGCTACCTTAGAGCGAAAAAGCAAAGGCGGACAGAATTGATCAGCTGTCTAGTGCGAAAATTTTGATCATATAGCACCTAAGAATTGGGCTGCAACACTGGGAGGTGTATAATGTTTAACGGACAATTTTTTAACGGACTATCCATCGCAACAGACAATCCTATGATGATTAAAGATGGGGCTGTGAGATTAGATATTCCAAAGAGCGAGACAGTCAGACACTTGATGATGGGTTGGTCTTTCTGGAAAAGAAATGTGTAAGAAGTTCAACGCTGATAAAGCGATGGATAAGGTAGAGTTGTACCTGCTTGCAGGTATGAAGTATAGTGCTGGGCTGCTTATAGCAGGTCAGGCGATTATGGGAATAATGTCCCTGATCTAAAAAGGATATGTGGTGAAGGTTTATCACAAGAAAAAGTTACTCATTGAAGTAACAAAAGCTGATGCGTCTGCGTTCATACGCATTGCAAAGGCGAAAGGTGGTCGAGTAAAATTCGACGACAACTCAGTTACAATACAAAATGCTGTTGCCTTAAAGGTAGCAGAGGAAGAGTTTTGGGAACTTACCGACCCATAGAATGTGCCGAGCCAGGGCCTAAAGCAAGCTTTCCATTCATGCCTAGGGCAGATGAGACTTAACCGTCTTGTCTGACCTGGGCTTGGTGGTTGAATTTTTTTTAGATTACGTTTTTGGACACCTAAGAAATGGTCCATTTAACAAGCAATGACAAAGGAGAAACTATGTCAGAACCAATGAATTACAATATATCAAGTGAGCTCGTGTCGGCTTCAAGCGCACTAAATATGCACGTGGAAGAGGTCGCTTCAGGAAAGTCTATAGCCGAGTCTTCATACTCTGCTAACCACGCAGTGGAGCACATAAGGGCAGCTATACAGCTTTGCGACGACAAAGATGCGGTCTCTAGTTTTGCCTACGCTGCGAACAACCTTCTTGAGGACGCAGGACTGGAAATAACTCCGCATGAGAGCATCATAAATATGTACTTTGAAATCATGACTGCTGTAAGAGGCATGCTTGAAGTGTCAATAAAAATGCTTGACTTAGAGTATTTGTATGACGGTAGAGATGGGATGGATGTCTTCTTAACAGATGTAGATCCAACAGCAGAACTGTGTGTAAAGACATTATCACTAGCAATAGATGAGGTTGGTGTTGCACGCAGACTTCTGTGGAGGGCACGCCTTGTAGTGGACAGAAGAATGGCTCTAGAGAATGGTTGGGACAAGCTATCATCATCCCGTTGGGAAAGCTTTGACAGGGTAGCAAGAAGAGCAGAGGAAAAAATGTAATGGAAAACATGACTGTATATGATGTTGAAGAAGCTCAGAAAAGAGGCTGGTGTTGTGCTCCTGTGCTTCATATAGGTGACGTTGCGTTCAAGTTTACTGTTGACGACATAGGGAATGGAAAGATGATATACATATCATCGTTCTTTGATGATGTGGATATTCTTCCTATGGAGTCCAGAACAAGAGGGTTCAGGAAAACTGATACAGCAATAAGATACATAAAGAAAGAACTTAAAATATTCTGCGAGAAAATACTCAAAGAATTATAATATCGAAAAGGATAACATATGGATGAAAGAGAAATGCAGGAAGAAATCAGAGCTTTACGGGCAGAAGTCAGAATGCTTAGAGCACAAGATGTGATGGCAATAAATAATGCCATTAGGGAGATAAAGAGACTCACACAAGATAGATTTATGGCGAGTGGAGTGATAATGAGCTTCACTGATTTAAGAGGGAAAGAGCTTGTGGAGCCGGTACTAGTTCAAGACGGATTGTCAGACGATACAATATCTTCAATAAAAGATGACCTTGAAAGAACAATGAAAATTCGCCTAGATTATATAGGTGCAGAGAAAACAGTAAAAGGAGATAAAAATGAAATTTGAAATAGATGTAGACACAGTAGAGCAGGCAGACATACAATATACAGCACTTCTTGAGGCAGACTCAGCAGAGGATGCAATAAGAAAAGTCAAGGAGGCTATAGAGGAAGACGGGAGTGCGTTTAATCAGTATGAATGCATACAGACACGTGTAGTAGACACAGAGCGTCTTGATGAATATGGAGAGTCGGTTGAGTGGGATGAAGGTGACGATACATCATGGGTTGCACGAGAGCACGTTGATTCCAAGCCAAGAATAGCAATCGTTATAGACAAGGGTACACCACTATATGTATTTGCAAGCCAATTCAAGATAGGTGAGTTTACAGCAGAAGTAGGTATTATAAATTTTGATACCGGTGGCGTTGCTGCAGACGATGAGTTTTGGAGTCTCCAGCAGGATGATTCCATGAAGCTAGTATATTCAAGAGAGGAGATAGATTAATGAGAACGATACTTTTAATAATGGCTATGTTCATTATGGCTAACAGTGAGGCTATGTTTCCACAGGTTATATGCCCAAAGGGAGAAACATATGTGGTAATATTTGATTCAAATTCAAGCGTCCCAAGACAAGGGTGTATGAAGAAGGAGAAGATGTGAGTGAGAAAAACCTATTTGGGTATGAGGAAGAGAAGCCCATCGAAAAGAAGATCAAGAAAAAGAGAGCTGAACCAAAATCAAAGTGTGTTGTGTGCGGGAAGGGATTGTCGGATCCAAGATCAGTTGATGCAGGATACGGACCTGTGTGTATGCACAACCACTATGCAATAGGGCAAGAAAACTATGTTGGTGATCTATTTATGTTTGATGAAAAGTTTCAAAGAAGAGTAGCATCATTTGTTATTGACGCCTGGGATGAAAGAACTATACTTATAACAGATTTGGATGACGACGAAGATAAGCCGTCTGTAACAAATAGTATAGACGAGATCCTGGATAGACTAGGTGTAGACAAGCATGAGAAAAGGGTGGTATGCCTTGGATCCGACAAGATGTATGCAATGTATAATGGTGTTTGGAAGTTTCTAGGATGGACAGAAGAAGAAGCTAGACTAGCCCTTAGAATAGACTAATACAAAAGGAATGCAAAATGAAAACAGAGTATGTAATACCAACAATGAGTGAGCTTGCGTCAATAGGTAAAGACAATGGTCCAAGAGGTGCAGAGGGGACATCAGAACCGATCTGGTTATTTCAATTAAGAGAGACATGGATACCTGAGCCGTTGAGGATTGACGAGGAAGAACTTAGCCAGTATGAGTGGGAGATGCTTGAAAGTGGAGAGTATGAATTCGAGTGTTGGAACACAAAGATGGTATTTTTATCTAGGGAGGAAGCTGAGTCTCACGGAGAAAGCAGATCGTATGAGTATGGAGAGAAGAATGTTGACTGGAGAGTGTACTGCATATCACTATGGCAGACATCAGATACAAAGCACATTTTAAGTGCTATTGATACTAAGAATCTAGAAAGGAATAGATGATGAATAACAGAAGCCTTACGGAGGGTTATATTGTAACCTTTAATCTGATTGTTGCAGAGGGGAAGGAGCTAGTGAATTTAACTCCTCACAATATTTCGGATGAAGAATCAGGGTTTAGTGCTGGCCCGGTAAGAGGTAAAGACCTACTGAGAATACAGAAGACAAACATTAAGCACGGAACAGTGATGGACTCAAGTATCTACTCTCACATAGAGGAAGTATATGGAGAGATCCCTGAAGAAAGAAAAGACAGACTATATATCGTAAGCCAAAGAGTAGCTGAAGCACTAGCAATAGATCCTGAGTACAGCAACAGGAAAGACTTTGTGTACCCGATAAACATACAGCACGAACATGTATACAAAGAGATGACTGATCGATACGGAAAGATTGTCACAGACAGCAAAGGTGATCCGATAATGAACAGGATCCAAAAAATAAAGGGATGTAGAGGTTTCGAATTCCCAAGAAGACCAAGAGGATTACAAGATGGTAAAAATTAAAGTTGATAAAGGCAAAAAGAAAAGCATGACTGTAAAACCAGCGGATCTAATAAGCAGTACGCTTGTTGAGATAGTTTCGGATAAACTAGGTAAGGAGGTAACAAATGATTCGATATTGAGTTTTGACGGTAAAAAGGTTGAGTATATTGATGGCGATAGTATAGAGTTCTCTATCCCTGAGAAAGAGCTATTGGAAGTAAGCATATCACAATGGGCTCAGAAAAAGCTAAAATCACGTGCAAAGCTGAACATCACAGTACTCAAGTCGGGAAACTAAAAAAGCTTCCGGTGAGCGCATTCCTGCATAAGCTGGCTGTGCTAACACGAAAACTTAAGGAAGATGGCCCATCGGAGGCACTATATGCTGAGGCAGACACACTGCTACAGCGAGCTCCTATAGATAACTACTGCTCAGCAGAGGAGTTCATAAAGAAAAGGAATACCAATAATGTTAAGAAAAGGAGTGGGAGTAACCCCCATTAAAGAAAGAGTTATGGAAAATGGGATTTTTAGCATGGTTGATTGGATCAATACTGGAGGTATTAGTATTCATATGGAGAGTTATACACGAAATATTTTAAAGGATTAGATATGGCAAGAGAAATGAGTTTAGAAGAGTTGCAGGACTATATGCCGGTGCATGTAAAGAATGCAATTTTTGTAAAAGAGTGGGCGCCCAAGGGGTACTTCCACAGAGTAACACGGGAGTTCATGGTGATGGATGATAAGCACTATGTATTCTGTGACACAACAGTATACAAGAGAGAAAAGGATAAGGATCTATTTGTCTGCAATGCATCAGCTCTTGAGTGCATCAGTACAAACTCAAGTGAGGCTGTAGAGGCATTGAGATTCTGCGAGACATCATCGAGGGGTAGAGCATTCAGTGCATTTGGAATAGGTATTGACGTTAGCATGTCAAGCAGGGATGATGTGCAGACAGATGTAGACTATCGTGGACCGAAGATTGTAGAGGATGTAAAATCACCAAAAGTAAAACCTCCATCCATAGAGAAGAATCTCAAGAGGATGAAGATCGAGTATAAGAAAGACGATAAGACTTTCATGATTGACAAGAAGGAAGTAAAAGGTAAGTCTCTTACTGTAATAAAGAGATATGGTTTTACAGAGATAGATGGAATGTTTGTGTGCCAAAGGGATGACGTATGAATTTTTCAGGAATAATGAATCTTGCCTTTAATCTAGAGCAAGAAAGAACAAGCAATGAAAGAATGACATATACAGGTCACGACGTAAAAGTCGGAGCCAGTACAGTTGCTGGGTGTGCAAGAAAAGCAGCCTTTCCAATTCTGTTTGGAGAGGAACCACCAACCCTTGAGGAATTCTTTCGGATGAGAAAGGGGAACGTGGCAGAAGGTGTTGTCGAGGGGAACTTAGACATACTTGGAATACAGTACGAGAAGCAGGGAGAGTACAAAGGAGAAGGTCAGTTCGACTTCATCTTGGTTCACCCAGACATCTTCATTGATGCTAACGCACCAGGGGATAATCTTTCTGCTGAGGCTACAGAGTTCATCCAGAGATCGAAAGACAAAGGTTGTGATTATATTCTATACGAATTGAAGACAACCAATGCTATCCCGTCTGAGCCTCATGACTATTGGGTTAGGCAGACAAACCTGCAAGCTCAATATATTGCAGATTCTCTTGGGATAGAACCTGAGAAGATAGACATCTATGTGTATGCTATCGAACTTAATGATGGAAGAAATGCTGAGTTTAATATAGAGTTTGAAGTTGAAGAGGTCCTGATTGCACAAGATGATGCGTTGAGTTTTGCATCTGTTATTGAGGATTATATTCAGTATGCCAATAAAGAAAAAGATGCAATGGAGTTCACAATCCATGATGTAAACAGAAGAGTTGGAAATCTATGTTCAATATGTAAATTTGCACATAATTGTCTTGGAAGTGGAGAAACAGTTGAACTTCCTGACGACCTGGCCAGATCAGTCTCTGACGTTAAAGAGTGGGCTAAGCAAGAGAAGAATATGAAAGCTCATAAGGAAGAAGTTAAGCAGTTCATGCTAAACTTAGGGGCAAAAAAGGCTAAGACATCGGGATTCAAGGTCACTTTAAAAGGTGGAAATAAGAAAGATGTCATAAACCCGGACTCATATACAGACGAAGAAAAACTTGCACTTGCAAAGAAGGATGCCAACCTGATAAAGATAGACGAAAAACAACTCTCACGATATTTCGGTACTGAAGACGATAGTATGAAATGGGTAACTGACGAGAAGCATCTTAAAGAAAAAGTGTCTGCACTATCTGTAATGATTACCGAGGTAAAAAAAGAGGAGTAGACAATGAGAGTAAACTTATATAGCGATTTCACGCAGATACCAAATTCTATCATACTTGACAAGGAGTTGTCTGATGGCGCAAAGATGCTATGGATATATATAGCATCTAAGCCTAGTACATGGAAGTTCTATGACAGGAACCTGAGGGGAGAGGCAGGCTTATCAAGAAGCACACTTCAGCGACGACGTATGGAGCTCGTTAAAGCAGGATACCTAGTAGTGCAAGAAAGAGTAGGTGAGTCTGGTGCAACCACAGGTATGGACTATCATATGTTTGATAGCAGAGGAGACAGAAAATCATATACAGAAAACATAAAGGGTTTGAATATACGAGAGGTAGGGGGTGCCACTGGTGACACCGGGGGGGGTGCCACTGGTGACACCGGGACGGGGGTACCACTGGTGACACCCCTTAGTAATACTAATACTAACACTGACCTTAATGTCGCACATGCTCCTGTCGCAACAAAAGTTGACGACGTTGCTCCTAAAGCTTTTACTGAGACTATGCTGCACAAATGGGCAAAGGACATTGATCGTGCCATCAGGCTAGACAAGCGTACAAAGTCACAGCTCATAGAAGCGATAGACTGGATACACAGTGGAACTGGTACTTTTTGGATATCCAATATCATGTCAGGTAAGAAGCTAAGAGAACAGTTTGACAAGATCACAGCACAGAGGAAA